AAAACGCTATCTGTTGATAAAAGATTTTCCTCAAATAAAATTTCATCAATCTTTAAAGTAATATCTTTTGAATTTTTTAAGTTTTTAATCATTTTTAAAAATTTTTGAGCATATTTAATTTCAAATATGTCACGAGGTTCCACAACAATAGATTCTATTTCTTTTAGAATAGAAATCACAGAATCAATAGACAAATTATCTGTTTTAGACAAATTAATATATGCATTAAAATTTTTATTTCCCAATTTTATAATTTCCATATCTATCACGACTCCTTTTATCTTCTGTTATAATTATAACACAAAACCCTCCTGTTGTCAAGGGGGTTTTGAAAAGTTTTTTAAATTATTTTTAATCATTATTTGCCATATTTTTATTTTTTTGTTCTCTTTCCATATTTCTAACAACAGTGCGTTCTTTATCATTACAAATAGACTCATCCTCTAAAGTCTCTTTTGTTGTAATTATCCAATTTGTATGCTCATGAGAAACACCTTCGTTATTTGCTGTCTTTGAATAAAGATTCAGTTCGTCATCGGATAAAACGACTGTTTTATTACTCTTCAATTGTGCTCGATAGTCTTTGAAACGGTTAGCCATTAGAATTAAATGTTCTCCTCTTTTGTTTGAAATTCTTTCTGAAATTTTTTATTCAGTCCACACGGATTAAACTCTGTGCACAATCCGCCACGATATTGACAAAGTGGGACAAGAAATCCATCAAGTTCCGGATTTGTTTCGATTGCTTTTCGACAGATTTCTGCAACCACCTCTCTTGTTTCGGGTGACGCCTGTGTGCAAAGTCTCTTATGAGCAATTGTGATTAGCTCTTCTACATTCATATACCAGCACATATCCACCGGCGCTCCTTGCGGGGCAAGATTTCTATCAAAACTTTCCTGTCGATCATTGCGTTGCGTTTTTACAAATGGAATTGCATGAACGTGACGCACGAGGTGTGTCGCCACCCACGAAGGAATGTTTTTGAGTCGGAAACAAAAGTTAAGGGTTCTGATGGGGCTGTGTTGCGCCCCAATCAGTTTCCGCTTCCATTCCATCGTTGGCTCTTTATTTGAGTCTTTCCCGACGGTGACAAGAGTGCATTTTTTACATAACATCCAATCTTCTGCGTCAGGATGTTTTAATACTTCTACTACGAAATTTTCCAATTTAATAAACCTCGCTATTAATTTCTATGAAATTTAGGATCGTCGCGTTCATACGGCAACCGAGTATACCACAATTCGTCTACAAGATTTGAAAATCTGTCTCCGTACATAATTTGGTCATAAACATCAATCTTTGCCTGATTTTTAAAAATCTGATGCTTAATATGTTCGTCAGCAAATCCAGACCAATCAAAAGACTTGTCGTTCGTGACATCAATCGCTACGAAATCAGGGTTAGAGCACCCACACCAAGGCGACAAAATAATTCTTCCGTCTTCCTCCTTGGTAATGATAAGCTCCCACTCTGCTTTGGACCAAAATCTCCACATAAATTCATTTCGAAGCGACTCAGAAAACTCTTTTTTTATCGCACATTTCTTTTTGAGTTTTTTGATTAGACTTTCTTGATATTTTAACACGTCATAATTTTCAATTCTGTTTGCGTTACAGTTGTAATTTTTAACGAATAGGTTAAATTTACCCATCTTTGTTCTCCCCTTCTAAACAATCATCTTCTAATTCGCAAGAATCGATTTCATAATAATCCTTTGCAACTACTACAAAATAATCGTTGATGTTATTTTCGTCCGATTGAAATACTGCAATGAAAGTATCTCCAGTTCCGCTATAATAATATCCGCAATTGCTCCTGAAATATTTTTGAACCGTTTTGTCAATCATATTGCGAATTTCTTCGTCTGGAAGTTTTACTGATCCTTCAGATACACCAAACTGAAAATACTTTTCCGGAAATGCTTCTCCGGCAGAAATCTGCTTGTTAGTAATTTTAGGAGCAAAAGCGCCGTTCCGCGATCCACAACAAGGGCACGATTTAACAATCTCTCCGGCATCTACTTCCACTTCTGCGCCGCACTTACTACAAACATAAACTGTGGCTACCTTATATTCCTTTTGAAGGTTTAAATTTCCCCGTTTAATAATTCTCATTGCTTGCTGCTTCCTCCAGAACTTCACCGGTCTCTGGGTCAATAATCATTTGTTGAATTTGTTTTGGAATCTTTTTCAGTTTAAAACGTCTTCCAAGATATTCTTCCCCGTCCGCGCACTCAACCGGCGCATATGCGTCCTTTTCTTCAATAACATCGAGAATCTGTTCATCAAGCAAACTCCACGCGAAGTCCCAATTGAACTTTGAATAACTCTGCGAAAGAGCTTTGATATATGTCAGCGCATCCATTGGAGCCATTTCGAGTTCATCATATTCGGCACGAAGTTCATCTCGAATTGAATCGAGAATCTCCATTCGAATTTCGTCTGCTTGTTCTTCATCAGAATTATTGAAAATCTGATTGACAATTGTGATTGCTTTCTTATCATTGAATCTCCGATACATATCTCGGAATTTGCCAAGAATCTCGGGGTCGAACTTATACTCGTCAAGATTGTAATACGGAAGCAGACTAACACAATTCTTATTGTATTGAATGTCGAAATCTGTATCTTCAATCATATGACATAAAATGTTCATCGTACAATTCGTGTTTAAGACCGGGGAAAATTGATGATAATTTCTGATAAAATTTTTCTCTTCTGGCGTTTTATTCTCTTTTGTCAGAAGTTTCTTTAATCTCGTCCGATATGTGCATTTCGCGATTTCGTCGTATCTCTTTTCGTGTGTTTTATACGAAGTATTCAATTCTGGATATAAATATCTAAAGAAATACGGCTTTTTGTTAATAACAAGGGAATTATGATATCTCTTTGCTTTAATCACATCTTCCGGATCGTCTTTTTCAACCTTCTGCGTGCGAAGCCATTCGTCTTTCGGAGGTCCCTTTGCTTCAACGCCCTTAATTCGATCGATTTCCTGTCCGTTGATTTCACGTAGAAGCTTTTTGCGTAACTCTATCTCGTCTCGCTGACGTTTTTGGTCTGGCCTCTGAAACAATGGAAGCATCGCTTCAAGCTGCGTGGAATAATTGCTATATGTTCCGACCTTCGTTCCAAATCCACGCAAGTCTGTTTTTACGAATTCGCGGTGGCAGATTTTGTGAACGGGGGCCGATTTTTTGTCGTATGAGATTGGATTTGTCATATCTTTCATCGAACCTTTTAGGAGAATTTCGTTGTCTGAGGACATTACTAAATCTCCGTCAACCTTTATACCCTCGGTTTCCCGATATTTATTAGGGGAGTAGACTATCTCTTCAACTCTTTTTCTATTACCAAAATTGAGTTGCTCGGCACTTGGAGGAAATGATTTTCACATTTCCTCTACTCTACTCGCTTCTTCGCGAATGTTTTTCTCATTCGTTATGCTTTCGATAGTCGTTACACCTTCCTTGTTCTCAAGGCTTGGCACGGTATTTCCATGTTTGATTGGTTTTATGACCTTTACATAATATTTTTGCAATATTCTGCGCCCATTTTTATTGTAGTATTTTATTTTAGATCGTAAATTTTCTATATTGGTATTTAAATTTTCGTTCTCTATTAACCATTCACAACATTGCTTTATGTTTCCAAATTCTTTAAAGAACGAACGATCTTCTTTATACAATATTACTTTATGGGAATTTGGATTGCTTGAACCAAATTTTCTTGCTTTTTGTTTAGCTCTCCATTGTTCATATACTTCTGGAGACATTCTATCTTTTGGAGACACTTTCCATTGAGTATTGTTTTCTTTTGCATTTTTGCCATTTAAATTTGCCTGACGGATTTTTTCTCGAGCTTCTTTTGTATGGGTTTTCCCATACATTGGATTAAGCTCTCCGGGACAAGCTCCCCCAATGTGTCCGCCATCATCAAAATTTGTTAATCTAAAACCAAGTTTTCGGTACTCAATGATTGTTTCGTGTTCTTTTTTAAAAGCTTCTTCTTCGGTCAAACAATCATAAATAATTCGATAATTGCATTTATATTTTTTGGTATAATTATAAAAGAAACGATTTCTTTTTGTTTTTGATTTTTGACGGCATCTATCTCCATGTCCTTTGCCGACATAAAAAATTTCTCCCGTTTCTTCATTATACCATTCATAAACATAATATATTCTTTGTTCGTCCATATTAAAACGAACCAATCAAATTTAGAAATCCACCGTTAGCAAGATTTCTCTTACACCACACTTTTGTGTGTTCACCGAGTTTCTACTAATTGTCACCAATTAGCGGACCCTGAATATTGAGTCACTGTCGGAGTGTCTTAATGTGCTCAAATCATAAATCGAATAAATTATTCCTCCTTCAATCCATTTATACCATTTATCTGCTTCGCTACTTCTATATAACTTGCAGTGGTTGATTTCATGTTTGTCCAGCAGTGGGGACCGACACAACACAATATCCTTTTCTGGCTCATATCTCTTATTCCAGAAGTTTGAATAAATATATTCTCCAGGAATCTCACCTTTTGGATCAAGCCCTAACGCACTTCGACACTGTGCGATTGGATCTGAAATCATAAACGAGTAATTACCACTAACCCAAATCTTTCCAATCTTTGCTTGTGTAATGCTCCGAATCAAGTTGCGATAAATCTTCCGTTGAACATATGTGTCTTTTAGAAAATCTGGATTTTTTACAACAGCTTTCATTGCAAGACTTTGTGCTCTCGTATAAACATCGTTATACTCAATCTGATAATCTTCTGAAAATCCCCCAAGCGAATACAACATTGCATATAACGGATCTCCGGAACAAACCTTCTTAATCCAATCAATTGTAGGTTGAACAAGGTTTTTAATGTCATCTTTATTGATATTCAAAACCTGAATTATCTGATAATTCGCAAGAACCCACTCGTCATCAAACTTTCGATTATATCTTGAAACACCCCATCCAATTTGTGCCATTTCGATATATTCAGAGTAATCTTCCCAGCTTGAATAATACTTGTGCATCTTAAATTGTGATTCCGAAAGAAGAACGTCGATTTCGTCAACTTTATACGGATGTCCCCATTTGTCATAAATATATTCAATTCCATTTTCTTTCGCATATGCGTGAAAATCAAATGGGACGAGATTTCCTTTAACAAATATTGAACGAACGACATACGAACTTGCGACATATCCAAGATTCATTTCTTGCGACCATTTTTGTGCCATTTCTGGAGAAACGAGTCCTTGCCCATCGCAAGAATTCATAGTGATGTCGAGAACTCTTTCTTCAACCTTCTTCTTTCCATTTTCGTCCGTTGTGATCCAGTCTAACTTTTGGTTTGGAAGTGTTGTAAAAAAGTCTTTAATAACACAAACGCGCGGAGTCGAAACCCACAAAATCGATGATGTAGAAAGGGCAAAATATGCCGAAAGTTTAGCAAGATTAAATTCTTTAACGCGATTGTTAAAATCGCACATTATCCTATTAGTTAATTCTTCTGCGATTTCGGCATTAACCATTAAAACGCAGTTATGTCTAATTTGTCCAGCAGATGCGCTAAATCGAACATATCGGATTCCATTAACATAAAATCCGGATTTTGAAATTCTTTTATATTCTTCTTTCTTTTTTACTTCAACAATAACGAAATCTTTTACAAAAAGGGTGTTCAAAATCGCCTGCCAAAATATTTTAGCCTCTTTACTTCGTCCCTCCTTTTTTGCTCTATGGAGAGAATTTCGAAGAAATTGAATATTTGAAAAAATTTCTTTATAATTTCTGTTATCGTTACGAATTTTTCGCGCTTGGTCAAACGCAATATTGTCTCCACAAGAAACTAAACATCCTTCTTGCGCCGCTCGACGCGGAGTATAATCTTTAATATCTAAATTATTTTCGCAAATAAATGCGGAAGAGAACTTGTAAATCTGATACAAATTCTGTTCTCTAATTGGCATTATTCCACCTCTAATTGAAAAGCATGTTTTACCTTTTTTCTTAAATCTTCAAGAGAACCATTGTTAATAATTACTCCATCATATTCAGAAAATGTACTCATTTCCGTTTCTGAAATATGTAATTTTTGTTCTGGAGTAAGTCCATTGTCGAAATTTGGTCTTTCAACACGAATGTTTTTATAATCAAAATCTAAAAACCCAAAAGCCTCATTCTTATATCTACAATCCGGAATCAACATATATTCTTCCGAGCATCCAAGAGCAATTTGTCGAGCAATATTAACCCAACATTCTGGATTGTTTTTCCGATATGCCGTTCCGACATTCTGGAGAATTGTTCTTCCGATGGGTCCCTTGTCGCCTTTAATCCAATTATACGAACTTTCGCATAATGACTTAAGAGCGTCGGCAAAGTGATATATAAGGACCGTTTTCCCATACTTTTCCAATTCTTCTTTCAAGAAAGTTGCGCTCTGATCTTTTCCGTGCCTTGCGAATCCGGAGAATAAAATAATTTTAGTTGATTTCACTTTTAACACCTCTCCATAAACACATCTGAATTGTGAACTACCCCAACACTAAAGCATCGGAGCTTCCTGTTTCTTCGTCCTCGTAACCTACTAACTCCACAGGCTTGAATTCGGACAGTTCCTGCCCTATTTATATTATACCACAAATATTTTAATCTGTCAAGTGGTTTTAAAAAATTTTAATCCTTCATCTAAAATATTTTTAGCAGCGTTTATATCTCTGTCGTGTTTCGCGCCACAACTCGGACAAATCCATTCTCTAACCGACAAATCTTTCGTTTCTTTGTTCTGGTATCCACAACGATTGCAAGTCTGACTTGATGGAACAAATCTCCCAATCTTTATATATTGTCTCTCATTCCATTTCGCTTTATATTCTAACTGTCGTGTCAATTCACACCATCCACAATCTCCGATAGATTTTGCCAGTTTATGATTCTTCATCATATTAGACACTGCTAAATCTTCCGAAACTATTACTTGGTTTTCGCTAATAATTTCGTTAGATGTTTTATGCAAATAGTCTAATCTGATATTGTGAATCTTCTCGTGGATTTTTGCTACTTTAATACGCTGTTTCTCTCTATTGCGAGAATCTTTCTGTTTGTGCGCCAATTGCCTCTGTTCTCTTGCCAATTTTTTCTCATATTTAGCAAGAATTTTCGAGTTGATATATTTCTTTCCATCGGAAGTAATAACTAAATCTTTGATTCCTAAATCTATCCCAACAGCAGAATTTGTTGTTGGAAACGGCAAATATTCTTGTTCTACAAGAACTGATACAAAATATCTTCCGGATTGATTTTGTGATATGGTTGCTCTCTTAATTTTACCAATAAATTCTCGATGAAGTCTTGCTTTAACCCAACGTAACTTTGGAAGTTTAATTTGATTTTTCTTAAAAGAAACTTCAATATTGTTATTAGTAAAGTCTGTCGTATATGACTTTTTATGATTATGTCTACTTTTAAACTTCGGAAAGCCCGCGTGTTCTTTGAAGAACTTTTGATATGCCGCCTCCATATTCCAAACAGAATTTATTAAAGAAAATTTGTCTGGTTCTAATAAGAATTCGTATTGCGGTTTAAGAACTTTATTGACATATTCGCTACAATCAAATTTGCTCATTGACTTTTCTTGTGTTTGATAGAGCTCTATACGATAAGCAAGTGTTTGATTATAAACAAATCTACAACAACCAAAAGTCTTCTGAATTAACGCTTCTTGTTCTTTATTTGGATAAATTCGATATTTATAGGATTTCATAATTTTCATTAGTTATTACCTCCTTTCTAAAAATTTAATTATTTTCGTTTCTCGTTCTTTAATTAAAAATGGGGGCTTGCGAAACGAATTCTGGATTTTCAAGAGCAAACTCTAAAGTTTCGACTATCTCTTTCCAACTATTCATTATATAAAGAGGCTCGCTCGTCATATCTGTTTGATTCCAATAAAAGTCTCGATTATTTTTAAATAAAATTTTTATATTCGCATTGCTTCCAATTAAACAATCTGTTCGATCGTCAATTTGGATTCCATAATCCATATCAATATGAGATTTATCGAAGTTTTGTTTCTCCATCGAATCAAATCTGCATCCAATAACTTTCGCTTTTGGAAGATGCTTTTTGAAATATTTTTGTTTATGTTCAATGTTGGATTTGTGTCCTTTTGTTACGATATTCCATTCAAAATCATTTTCGTGTTTAAGATAAAAATTTTCAAAATCTTGATTGATTTTTACGATATTAAAAAATTCTTCCGAGTCATATATTTTAACTATTCTTTCGTTTGTCATATACGGGAATAAAGATCGATATTTCCAATCTTGAAGTCCGTCGTATATTTTAGGTGGATTAATATTGTCTTGTTGATTAACAATATCAATAAAGGCTTTTGACGATTCTAAAATTGTATCGTCGGCGTCTATAAAAAGTTTAATTTTTCTCTGTTGAATATTGTTCATATAAATTAGTTGAAGTATGTAACTGAAAGCATTACATCAATAATCCTCCTGTTTTATTGTTCAGAGAACTCCGGCATTCTCCTTTCTTGACTATATTATATCATAAATTCATATTTTTGTCAAGTATATTTTATAAAATTTTTTATTCTTTTTTTAAAATTATAAAGTTTTTTGTAAAAATGAAAATAAATAAGATAAATAAAAATAAAAACGTCAGAATGAGGATTGTGGTGTTCATAATATGTTTACAAAAATTTTTTAAGATATGTATTGACAAAATGATTTTTTGGGTGTATAATAGGGGTGGTTGGGCGGGAATAGATAATAAAAGTAAGTAATTAATAATATATTATAACTACTTGATATTAGTAATATATAGATACTAGTAACAAATATTAATAATATATAATAACGTGTGTGTGCGCGTGCGAACGATTAATAATGAAAAAAATTTTTAAAAACCCCTTGACAATTATGAGGTTTTGTGTTATAGTATTATTAGAATAATCATGTGGAGGTAAAAATTATGATTACAAATTTTGGAAAGTGTTCTGATAATATGACAAAAGACGAACTTGAACTTTGGTTTTCAAATAACGCCGAAACACCGTTTTATGAGATGCTTTATAAGATTGTAGATTTTTACGATCATTCAAGAAAAGAAGAGAAGGAATTACTTGAAGACTGTCTTGGTTCGTTTGATTTTTTAAGAAAAATTTGTGGATTGGAAAAGCAACTCGAAGACAATGAAAATTAAAAAAGAAAAAGTTGATGAGATAGCCTCTCTGATTTCTGATGAACTGTTGGTAGATGTGTTGAAAAATAAATTTGAGAGCATTTGTTTTGAAAAGCTTAAAGAAAAGGATAAGACCATCTGTTTTGATGAAATAGAGATTAAATTTTTGAAGTCTCTTCCGAATGAAAAGATAAAAAGATTATTTTATTCATTGCTTTGCTTCGAAAAACTCCACTGGCACGAGTCCGGTTGGATTCGTTTTGAGATTGATGAGCTCGCAGAGTTGGGTGGATTGAAGATATTGAAATGCGAAGACTTCGCTGATTTGGTCCCGTTCGGGTTAAAGATGCGAGTAACCGGAAGCAAAAACGCCGTCTCGACATATTATTCAATTGGTTGGACGATAGAGAAACAGACCGGGAAACACCGAGAGAAGAAAGTCATGGATGTTTTGGGCGCTGAATGCGCGGAGAAGTTTTGGGAGGTTGTGAATATTGATTAGCAACAGCTGTTTGTCTAAAATTAGTAGAATATATAAACAGTACGAAGAACTTTCAAAGTGTATGATAGGCAAAAGATTAAAATACATTTTATCTAAAAAGTATGAGGATTTGTCTGAAGAAGAGAAATCACTTGTATGGAACCTGTCTAAAGAAATTCCAGATGAATATTTGATAGAAGTCGGAATAGAGCCGCTTAGTTCATTACGCAAAAAGTATATTGCGTCTGTTTTAAATGCCGATCCAGAATGTTTTGTATATTGTGTATATGTACACACCAATAGAAAAAATGGAAAGGTTTATGTTGGACAAACAAAAGATGTAAAAAAGCGATTTGCTAGAGGCGGAAGTAATTATAAAAAGAACAATTACTTTTATAATGCAATCAAGAAATATGGATGGGACGGATTTGATCACGAAATTCTTGCGTATAATTTAAACAAAGATGAAGCAAATGAGATGGAAATATATTATATCAAAAAATTTGATTCAACGAATCCAGAAAAAGGATATAATATAGCGCCGGGTGGAAATGCTGGTGTATTGGCGGAATCTACAAAGAATAAAATGAAGGAAAATTGGGAGAAAAAGTCAATCATTGAGAAACTCGTAATAGCAAAAAGGTTGTCCGATAGTAATAGTTATTGGAATACGTATTTTTTAAAAACTGTAAATGAGTGCGTTAATTCTGGAGAATATACCCGTCCGAAACTTGAGGAGTTGATGATTCAATTCGAAGAGCGTATGGAGAAAGAAAAAGAAACTCAAAGCGCAAAAACTCCAAGAAAAAACAGGGAGAATTATAAAAAGGCAGATGTTTTCATTCCTGAAGATTTTAAAAGCCAAAATAAAGAATTATTTAAAAGAGCAAAATATATACCAATGCCAGAAAAGATAATAAGTGAATGGTGTAACACTTTTATTGAAAAATTTTCAAATTTTAAAGAATTTGCAAGAAAAATTAGAGAAGAGAAGCATCAAATATATTTAAACCTTCCTTTAAGGAATAAATTAGAATATTTGTATGGTTGTTTAGGCGGAGATTATATGACTCCGAATACGGCGAAAAAAACAATAGAAGCCGCAATAAACAGTGGCGAAGTAACAGAAGAGGAAGCCAAAAAAATACACGAGGATGTTAAAAAGATGTATGGACGGGAGGATCTCGATGAATGGAAATAGTCAATAAAAGAAAAGCGTGTCAAGAAATTTTATCTACTCAAAAATATCTTCCCGACTTTAATATAAAGGCACAAGATTTTTGGATTTGTTATTATTTAAAAACAATTCTAAAAGCAGATAAAAACACGGCTCGTAAAATGTGGAAAAGAATCGTTGCTGGAACACCAAATGATGGCGGAGAATTTATAAACAATTCCACTTTCGATAGAAAATGGGCGATGTGTGATTCGAGGGAAAAAAAGTCATCCGGTTGGGGTCTTAATTCAGAGGTGTCCATTTATGTTGGGCAGATTGAAAAAATAAAAGATTTAAAGCTATCGCTTGGATGGCATAAAATGCTCGTTATTTGTATGATGTTTTATTTTAAAAGCATTGGGACAAAAAGAGTTGAAAACGTCAATTTGTCAGAGTTTGCTAAGTATGTTGGGAAAAAATCAAAAGATGTTTCGGAAGCGCTGTCTAATAAAATTTTTGCAGAGTGTGAAAGCGCTGGGTTTTTGAAATTTTCTAAAGATCAAAGATGGGACTCCAAAAACGGAGAATATTATACCATTGGATATCTTGAATTCAATATACCAAAGAACAAAGATGATGTTGTAATGTTTTCGGTATGGAATCCATATAATTTAAAAAACTATCTATCGGTGTTTTCCGATGAGGTTGTGTGCCCTTGCTGTGGAAAAACAGAATTAAAGAATGGAAAATCTCAAACACTATTATGTAGAGATTGCTATAAGAAAATGAGGAGCAAAGATAGACACCACCATCAATCGGACAAAAAAGAGAGTGCTCCACCATCAAAAAGACAAAAAAATAATTGAAAATGTTTAAAATCCGGCATAAAACGGGCATATTTTGGTGTTTTCCACCACCAATAGGTTTATCCACTAATGGATAAAAGAGTAATAAAAATAATAAATAAAACTGAATTTTAGTTACCAGAACGAGAAATCGTTCGCAGGGGCGGCGTTACGACGTCTCCCCTTACCCTACGCCTTTTTAGTTCAGTTGGTGGAACGTTTGACTGTTAATCAAAATGTCGTTGGTTCGAGTCCATCAGGAGGCGCCAGATCGTCCCTCGGTTTCCCACGGGTCCGAGGGCAAATATGCTGAATTGGCGCAATGATAGCGCAGCTGTCTTGTAAACAGCAGGTTCTGGGTTTGAGCCCCAGATTCAGCTCCAAAACAAAATTCGTCTGCCGATAGCAGACAATAAGATTAAAAGTGTTTTAAAAGGAGATTGGATGGATGGTAGACGAAAAATATCAAATGAAAGACGGGGAGTCGATCGATGATTATATGATCCGAGTGAGTGCTCTCGGTCAGCAGAATCGTTTAACTTGGCAGGAAATCGCAGACATTATTAATGAAGAGACAGATTTGTCTTTTAGTGAATCAAAGTATCGTAAGAACTATCGAACATATTGTAAGGGCGTTGAGGCCGGAGCAAGAAGCATGGAAGGAGAATCGATTGCTGAAGAACCCGTTGTAAGCTTTACGACAGAAGATTTTGAACTTCGTCAGAGATATCAGACGGCGACCGAAAAAATGCCGTATTATCGACTGATGAGACAAGATTCTCGGTTTGAGAGATTTTATCGACTAATTGCCGACCAAATCAAGCAACTTCCTCCTCCGGATTGTATCACACCGATTGATTATGATGGGAACGATGAAGAAGATATGGAATATGTTCTCGGTCTTGCGGACCTCCATATCGGTTCTTGTTTTGAGGGAGTAAATAATTCGTATTCTATTGAGGAAGCAACGAGGCGTTTTGATGTTCTTCTTGGTTATATGATCAACTTTATTCAGAAGAAACATATTTCGAAGTTGAAGATTTTGTCATTAGGCGATGCAATTCAAGGACTTATCAGACTGTCTGATCTTCGTTTGAACGAAGGCCCGGTTGTTGACTCGTTCGTTATTGCGGTTCGATTGATTGCTGACTTCTTAAATAAGTTGAGCGCATATTGTCGAATTGAATTTCTGATGGTGTGCTATTCGAATCACGATCAGCTTCGTCCCCTTGGGACAAAAGCGAGCGAACTCGCATCGGAAGATCTCGGAAAAGTTATGTTTGCGTATTTGACCGATGTTCTTTCGTTGAATGAAAGAATTCAAATTATTGGAGACACAAACCGCGATAGTCTTGAATTTGACATTTTTAACTTTCACTGTAAGGCGATGCACGGACATCAGATTAACAATCCTGCGACTGTCAGTAAAGATCTTGCAAACAGAGATCGTAAGTTTTACGATTATGTATTTTTAGGACATACTCATTCTGCTCGTGAGATTATTACGGCAGAAGGAGAACATCATAACATTCAAACATTAACGCTTGGAAGTTTTATTGGTTCTTGTCCGTATGCAGATAAGTTGATGGTGGGTTCGAAGGCAAGCTGCTCGATTTACGGTTTCCATCGTAAATACGGACATGTCGAAAGTTATACTTGTATTCTAAATTAAAACAGAACCCGGCAAGCCTCTCATAGAAGCTCAAACCGCCGGGACTTTCATAGGACAGGACTTCTCGCTCCTCTCGTAGAAGAGTCCCAGAGAAGACATTTATAAGAACCACTCGGAATTTCCGGGTGGTTCATTTTTTGATTAAAAGGTGATTGAAAGGGGGAGATCCTCATATGATTTATAAGAAGCGCGTTGGCGACCGGAAGTATGTTGGAAACAAGCCTCCGGAACCGCCAGCATTGAAATATCAGTCGATGGAGCTTTTTGACAAACCGCGCAAACAGGCGGTTTGCGATTGTTGCACGACAACCAGAACAATTGAAGAATTTCCATACGTTTCCGGCGCAGATATTTATGTGGTCGGGGAAAATGGGCGCAGAAGAGCAACATTTTGTATGTATTGTTGCGTTAAGTTTTGTGAGCGTATGGAAGAAAAATATGGGAACCAATATAAAGCATTATATAGATTGTGCGCTTTTATTGGTCTTTATTATGATGATGCTCTCGCACATCGTGTGTGGGAGGAAGACAGAGAATACGAGAATGGAGAAAAGGTAAGCGAATTCATTTCTCCATATGAATTATATATAAGAGCTGTTCAAGACGATCCTCGACTTGAACGCAAATCGTTTATGGACGAAGGAGACGTGCCGTTTGAATACATTGTTCAAAAGCAACGTAACCTTTCCATAACGGAAGAACTGTCAGAGCAGGGACGCAGAGATAGACAGGAAATTATTGAAAAATTCCATTATGATCCGTTTGATAAAGAACCAGCAAAAGACAGGGGGCGTCTTTATGCGGATTTGATTACTCTTTATGATGATGCGATGGCAACAGACCTTGTTCGTCAACGCGCAGCAATCGAGATTGTTAAATCGTTTTATCGAATTGATGTTATTGGCCAAACAATTCAGGAGCTTCAGGCAACGCCGCAGTCGATGGTTGACAATGCAAAGGTTTTAAAAGAGTTGATTGATCAGAAGTCGAAAGAAACTAAAATGGTTACAGACTTCTCGAAAGATCACGGATTTGCTGAAAGATATCAGACCGCGAAAGCAAAAGGGGCCGGAACTCTTTCGAGTATTGTTCGTGACGGATTTGAAAATCATTTCGACAAATTGGCTGTTAATAGATTTGACATCGAAACATCCAATGCAATGCAACAGGTTGCAGACATTAGTGCCCAATCAATGTTTAATCAAATTCAGCTTACTGGCGAAGATTATCGGAAGATGATTGAAGACCAAGCTGAATTGATTAGAAATTTAACATCAAAAGTTGAAGAATTGTCAGAGGCGAATCGTTTGCTTCGTGAAAAGGAAGTGAAGCAAGAGCTTTTAGAGGAATATATTGAAGATTTAAAAGAAAAAGGAATTACAGATGAAGAAGTTGTTCAGGAGGCTGTCAAAAAAGCGCACGCACGGACATATTATCCGAAAAATGGTGCGAAGGACGGTGACTACGAATGATTTCCATCTATAATAAAAAGTCTAATATTGAAATAAATGCTCGAAGATTTGAGCAAATGGAGAAATGGGGTTCTATTATCCAATATGGAAGGCAGAATCCGGTTTGGTTCATCGAGGAAATTTTAGGATGCCCGTTGATGGATTATCAGCGTTATATGATTTTGGGTGGTTGGACTGCTCAAAAAGCCATATATGTTCAGTCTCGTGCGAGCGGTAAATCTTTTATTGCTTCGTTGATTATTATGGCGAAAACGATACTTTATCCTGCTTATGCTGCATATATTATGGCTCCAACAGCACGTCAGGCGAATGAATTATTTAATAAGATTCGAGATATTGCAATGCGAAATTTGCAAACAATTGCTGGCAATGATGTATTTCTTGGAGAAACGATAAAGACCAACGGCAATGCAACCGGATTTGTAACTGCCTCCGGCGACCCGCACGTCGATTTATATAATGGGTCGAGTATCACCGCACTGAATGGCAGCCCGAAAGGACTCGTGTCAATTCGTTCTTCCGGAAACTATTATGACGAAGCGGGCAAACTTAGTCAGGAGTTTTTTGATTTAACGGAACCTTTTACGGCGGTTGATTCCAACTTCCGTGCTGGCGTAGATCCACTGGTTTATCCGAAAAATATTCCGAACCAATGTTATTATTTTTCTTCTGCTGAAGATACAAGCACACATTTATGGAATCTCTATAAAGAGGGCGCAAAGCGTATGATGATGGGATATCGTGATTATTTTGTTTGCGATATTAATTGTGAAATGCCGCTTCATCCAACGATGAAAGGAAAGCCTTTCACTCCGCTGTTAACGCAAGGAGAAATTGATGCCGCTCTTCGTTCAAACGAATACAAAGCTCGTCGAGAATATTATAATTTGTTTGATCTCACTGGCGGTGTCGATAATATTGTTTCGAGCGATACGATTTATCGTAATGAAAAACAATATTTACCCCTAACGGCAAATCCTGATCCAAAATCCGGTAAAAAATATATTATTTCAATCGACCCGGCTCACCAGATAGACAACTCATTCTGTCTAATTATGGAAGTGTGGAAAGATAAACAAAAAGGATGGATGGGAAGAGTTGTTAATGGTTATAATATGATTAAATTATTGCCAAACGGAGATAAAAAATTATATACGATGCCAGAAGCAGTAGATTTTATTCGAGATGTTATGGTTCGATATAATGGCGGTGCTCCAAATTGGGAAAATATTATTATGTTTGTCGATCCTGGTTCTGGAGGTGGAGGTCTTATGATTGCTGACTTCTTACGACAGGATTGGACTGATAAATATGGCAATACTTATCGTGGAGTTATTGATATGGATGATGAAAATAGTTCGAAAGAAAGATTTAATTATCCTCACGCAGTAGAAGGAATTCTACATCTTTATACACCGCAAAAGTTCAAAAATTCAATGTTTTCTGCTCTGTCTGAAATGATGGCACAAGATTTAATTCAATTGCCAGAACCGTGTCCGCGTGGAAGTGTGGCGTATTTTGAGTCCGGAGAAGTAGAAATTACCTCGGAAGATAGAAGAGCGCTTGTTGAAATTGATTTGATGAAAGAAGAAATAAAACTTATCAAAAAAATGACAACAGATAAGGGGAATATTAAATATGGCCTAGCTCCGTCTGTTGAAAAGAAAGCTCATGACGACCGTGTTTATACTATTTCGGCCGCCGCATACATTCTTTCTCTCCTTCGTAAAGAGGATGAATTTGGTGGAAAACAAAATGTGATGGACTTTTCAAAACTTTATGGAGCGTCTGCTAAAACGCTGAACAAAATAAATAATCAAAAAAGAAGAAGTCCGTTTGCTGGCGGTTCTAATCCGTTCAGAAGACGGTGAGGAGATAAGAGTGGAAGATAAAGAAAAAGAATTAAAAGACGGCTTTTATCCACAATGTTACAAAATTCATTTAGACATTTCAACGGTAAATGTTAATAATTTAATCGAAGAATTGTCTAAAATATCCAATATGATTTTCGATGGGCTTATCCCCGTCGTATACTTGCGATGGGGATATTTCAAAAAAGATCTAACCGATTTGTTATCAAAAAAAATAACAAATGAATTTTTCTGCGAAGAAGTCAAACCCGAATCTTGCGTCGAGCAGTCCGACCTTATTTCGGTTTTCTTTAAAGAAAATTATGAAAATGCTTTTGCGGAATATATTAATCAGGAAAAGCAGAAAGAACTTCTAAAAATCGAGGAAAATATTCGCAAAGCAAACGAGCGCTTGAACGAGCGTATTAGAGAAGCAAAGAATTCTCAAAATAATTAAAAAAAGAAAGGAGCGAATCGAATGGCAGATAATGTCAAAAACGGGCAAGAGCCCAAAAAGCGCGGCAGACCGCCGAAGGTCAAGCCAGAGCCCGTAGTGAATGAGGCTCCTGAACGGCTGGAAATGGTTTCAAAATCCGAAACACCGGTACCGATAGAAAACATAATGAGAGATTTGACCGGACTTTACAAACGAGCTTTCGCCGGAGGTTGGTGCGGTGGCGTCGATTTAAATCAATACAATCCGTTCCTTCAAAACAGCAGACTAAAGATGCTCAACACTCGTCCAGGTACGATGAGTCGGGAAGAATTAACAGATGCCTTGAAAGCGCCGGGCGATAGTGAACTTGGATTGAGGGCAGAAGCATGGTCGCTTAGTTCTACACAATATCTTTATTATAAGATACTACGTATGGCCGCCGACATCCCAATGTTTAAGTATTATCTTGTTCCAGAGCTTCTCGAGAAGGCGGAATACAAGAAAGACGATTTTAAAAACGACGACAAGTTGGTTAATGAGTGGATTGAACAGTTTGATATCAAAAACACGCTGAAGAAGACTGCGTTGGAAGTGAAACGTGAAGGAAAAGCAACTTATCTTCTTCGCAACAGCATTTCCGGTACGGATAAAAATAAAACAGTTAATTATGCAAAATGGCAAAAGCTTCCGAGTGAATATGTTAAACTTGTTAAAATCGGAGAACACGGGTATATCGCTTCGTTCAACTTTATGTTGTTTTTGAATCCGGCATTTTCTGTTTGTCAATATCCAGAATTTATTCAGGATATTTGGAATGATCTTGTCAACTCCGGAGCTGTTTCTGTAGCTGGCTGTGGAAGCGGATATTTTCCGTGCGGCAAATATGCTGCGCCTGATGGAAAAGAGATCAATCCGGGAATAAACATTGATAAACTGCTGGATTATTCTTACGAATATCGCGGTTCAAATGGAAAAGAAACTCTGCGAGGAAATCTTGAGATTGTCAACAAGTCGCTTGCCGAACGCTCGTACTTCTTCTGGGTCCAAATGCCGCAAGATTTGTGTTATACATTCTGCAGCGATAGTTCAAATCCGTGGGTTGTTCCTGACACGGCAGGGCTGCTCCTTTCTTTGGATGAACTTGCCGATTATGATACACTTCAAGGGCTTGTTGAAAGTACGCCACTTACGGCGCTTTTGACTGCGGAAGCAGAGACGATTCCGAACCCGAACCCAGGTCAGGATCAGTCTGTTTTGAATCCGGAAACGATTGCCGCAATCGAAGAGCACTTTAATTCGTCCACTTCGACGAATCTTGAGGCATTGTTTGCGCCATTAAAGAACTTCAAGCTTTTGTCTCTTCCGAGTCAGCCGAACAGTTCAGAGATTTCTGCGAACGCAACAAAGAATGTTCTTACTCGTGCCGGACTTGGTGGGCTTATTACAACAACTGATAAGCCTTCTGTTTCGCAGGTTAAAACGGCGCAATTGCTTGCAGAATCAGAGGCAAATTTCGTCACGCTTCAGTTTGAGTCTGTTTTGAATATGATTATTAACAAAATAATTGGAACGAAATATCATTGGGGACTCCATATTTGGGGTGGAATCTTTACATTCAACGACGAAATCAAGAGAGATAAAGAATTGTTTGTTGCCGGGGCAACGTTTGTGTTGCCGAAGCTTGCGTCTGCTTATGATCTGAGCATACGAGACACCCGGGCTGTTCAGCAATATATTGATTCGTTCAGCATCTATGACGATTTCAAAACTGTCACGCAAGTGCGTCAGGAAAATATTAATGAACAAAAATCTGTTTCGGATACTGTTTCAAATGGTCAAGTAGGGCGTCCTTCGAAGGACGATTCTGATATCGATAATGATAACACGGCAGCTTCGAAAGACGGCGGATTGGATACATCGGATACGCGCGAATATGCGGTAAAAGAGCCGACAATCGGCGTATGTGTCGTTTGCGGGGCGGAGTGCGACGGTATTTTATGTGATGATTGTCGTGAGAAATACGATCAAGAAAATATGAGGTGGTAAGTGTTATGGGAAAGATGAAAAATCCGGACTGCGTTCACGATTTAGAAAAAGAAAACTCCACCATAAAAATCTTGCAAAACTTTAGAATAATGACTGTACCAGATGTGCGTTATGGCATATGTTTGTGTTGCGGTCAGAAATTTAAGTTTAAAATAGATCATCAAAATTTAGAGGAAGGAGGAGCTTTGAAAGATGCTAATGTCGGAGGGAACAAAGGACAAACTTAATGATGTCCTCACAAAAAGCTTTTTGCTTAATATGATTTGTGATAATTGTGTTTATCAGATTGATTATTCTGTTTATCCGGAAACGGCGCATATAGTTCACGAGTCTTATGCTCATTATTGGACGCAAGTTGCGGATAGATGGAGTGATCTTATGATTCAGCTAAACGCAAAGCCTATTCGTGGAGACCTTCACGCAGAATACGAAGATTACGGAGATAATCTTGAAGCGATTTTTGCAGATATTGCAATGGCTACGGAAGATTATCGAAAAGCTGTATGCGAACTTATAGAAATAGCGGATCTTAATGACGATCACGAAGTGGTTATTGTTGGAGAAGATATTTTAAAGGATATAATGCCTTATCGCAAACAGGCGGACATTTGGGCAACGGAAGCAAAAAGATATCGCGATAACTATAAGGGCTTCGATGCGAGGATTAAAACTTTTACAAAGTTAATTCCAATCATCGATTAAAAGCGACTAATAGTTATGGAAAGTATTATTTCTGCAATTAATACTTATGGAGTCTTTACTGTTTTGATTGGTTTTGTTTTATGGGGTGTCTGTGGTATAGTAAAATCTCGCATTAAAGCAAAAGAGAAGAGAGAAAAACAGCAGCTTGATATACAGGATGAAGACGCCCGCGCTCGTCGAGAAATTGAGAGGGATAATCTCGAAAATGAACGATATGAACGTCTCTTAAAAACAATTATTGAAGTTGTTCAGCGGGGTCCAGTGCATACGGTTCAAGAGCAAGAAGCAGACAGGCGGGTACATGAGATGATACAACATCATCTCGATTGTCTTGTAGCGGAGGGAGCTTCGCGTGCATATTATTTTACCTTTCATAATGGTGGAAGAAATGTCCTTGGACATGGATTGTTAAAAATGTCTGTGTCTGCAGAGAGTGTATCTCATGGCGAACATATTATAGCGCGTTATCAAAATATTCCGCGCTCAATGTTCACGTTTGGCTATAAACAGTTAGACGAGGCTGGAGATTATTATATTTTGAATGTTGAAGATGTAAGAAATACAGATCAAGCATCGTATAATTTTTTGACCGAACATGGAGCAAAAGCGGGTCTTTTCCGCGCAGCCAAAGCAGATGATGGTTTAATTATCGGTTTTGTTGGCGTGGAATTTGATTCTTTGGATTTTGATTTTGAGAAACAAAAAGCTAATATCGCTAAAAAAACTAGCCGAATTGCTGGTGCAATCTTGGCCATTCACGGTGATGAATATAGTAAAAAATAAGGAGGGCGATTAAATGGGCGAAGAGAAGAATATTTTGCAGTTTGATCTGTCCTCGAAACAGATCAAATATAGAGAGATTCTTGACAGAGATTTTGTCGAACTGGAAGTATATGCAATTTCCGATATCGATCCAAATCGCAACGGCTCACACTTTACTTATGAATCAATGAAAAAAGCTGTTGAGAATGGTTCGATGAAGAATAAGCCAATTGTTGGATTTTTTAAAAACAACGATTTTACAACACACGAAGGTGAGGCCGGATATGATTTTGAGCTAGACAAGGAATACTGGAACACAGAGCGCGGAGAAAGAATTCTCGGCTGGATTCGCGAATCAGACCCTGTCGAGCTTGTTGAAAAGGACGGTCTCCATTGGATAAGGTTCCGTTGTATTTTATGTACGACTTATTGCTACGCACAAGTAAAGCGACTTCTAAAAGACCGTCGCAAGAAAGTGTCGGTAGAAATAACCGTTCATAATTCAGAGAAGAGAGATGACGGAGTTGTTGATCTATTAGATTGGACACTTAACGGAACGACAATTCTTGGTAGTAAGAATGGAAAAGAGGTTCTGGAAGGAATTCCCGGAGCACATCTTTCTATTTTAGAAAATCTTGATAGTGAGGCGCTTATGGCGCAAAAAACAGCTCTTTCTTTCGCTTACGAAAAGGCTTTCGGGGCGGATGAAGATAAATCTGGTGACACTGCAGAAATGCGGACCCCGGAACAAAAATCTGAGGGGAAGGAGGAGATAAAAATGGAGAACGAAAATGTAGTTGTCGAAACCGAAGTCGTTAAAGATTTTGCGAAAGATGATATTGGCACGAAATCCGCTCTTGAAGTTGACAAGTCTAAAGACGCAATGTCTGAAAAGCCTTGGGGCGAAGTAGACAAAGCAGAACTTCGCAAGCGCGTGATTGCGGCAGAAAATTTCAAGTCTATTGCAGATGATGTTTTCCTTGATCTTAGAGAAGGTTGGGAAGATGGCATTGAAGGGGCCCTGAAATATCCCGTTATGTGCATCGAAGGCGAAAAGCTTGTTTATAATCGTGGTGGGCTCGCTTCCGCAAAGGCGTATGCTGAAAAGAACGGTGACGAAAAAGTAACTGAAAAGCTCGAGAAGATTTACAAGCATCTCGAACTTGAAGACGGAGATATGGAAAAAGAAGCAGCGGAGCATTGTGAATTCTGCGAGGACTATGATTGCAAGGCGGAGGAAGCTCTTCCTCTTGCTGCAAATCAAGGAGAGGAACCTTGTAAGTGTCCCGATGATCACGGAGAGCTTGAAATGGGCGGATGCGAAAATCCTGAAAAGGAAGATTGCGGCGAACCTGCAAAGCCTGAAGACGAACATCCTTGCGATGATGACGGTGAAGACGACCACAAAGATGACGACGACAATGATGAAGATGATTGCGATGAAATGTGCAAACTTTCAAAGCGTTGTGCCGAACTCGAGGCGAAATGCGAAGAGTATTGTGGTACGATCGCAAAAATGTCGGAAGACTTCGAGTCGAAAACTTCTGAATATGAGGCGGAAATTGCTAAATATTCTGATTATGCAGAGATCAAGGAGCGCATGGAAAAGGCGGAGGCGAAGCTTTATGAACAGTTCTGTTCAGAACTGAAAGCGTATGCTGAGTCGATTATGGCAAATGAGAGGATTGAAAAGTCCGATCGAGATGCTATTGTTGAAAAATGTGTTTCCGGCAAGTATTCGACAAAGGAAGAAATCTTTGCCGAAGTTGCCGTCGCTGCGTTTAAGACAAGAACTCCCGCAGGGGAGAGATTTAGTTCTGCTTTTGAAGTTCCTGCGATGGGTGCTGACAAGGCAGAAGATAAAAGACCGATGAGCCGAGAAGAGCGTATGAAAGCTCGCGTGGCAAAATGCGGCAAAAAATAATTTTATATTTGGTTTATTATTGCGTGAAAGCGCATAAATAATATTTTAATTTATAAAGGAGAAATAATTATGGCAACAAAAATTTTTGATGTCGCCGAGATGGTCTGCGAAGACGTTCAGGCTTATGTCAAGTCTGCTAAGTTCTGCACTGGCAATGATGAAGCTCCTGTGTACGCTCAGTGCGACGACGGTGCATTCGTGACCCTTGGCAAACTGTGTGCTGATAGCACTTATGCTGGTATGGTGGACTACAACTGCAAGTATGCGTATGCTCCCACCAGCGACGAGGTCGCCCTTGATGACCTCTGGGTAGTTGATATCGCAGAAGTTGGCGCAGGCGTTATTGCTGGCAATACCTATCGTATCGGCGATAAGCTCGTTGACCTCAAGGTCGAGGCTGGCTATCCCTCTCGTGTTCGTAAACTTAAGAAGGGCGATATGTTCTGGATTGGCGCTGGTTGCTTTGAGACCACTCCTACCGTTGATCAGTTCGCTACTCTTACTGCTAACAAAGTTACGCTTACCCCTAATGCTTCCAAGCAGGACAGTAAGGTCAACTTTGCTATCCGCGCTTCTAAGCCGATGACGATTGGTACCACCGTTGCTTACAACGCGCCCGCGTATGAGCAGGAATACCTCGTCGAAGTGCTCTAATTTTACAAGGAGGTAAAATAATATGGAAATGTTTTCTTACACTCGCGGTACTGCCGCATTCAATGACATCATTGATGAAACTCTGAGCTTTGCCTCCGCTTATCTTGACAACAAGGTTGTTGAGAATAAGGATGAGAGACTGAAAACCCTCAACCTGAATCTCGGCATGTATTGTGCCGAAGATACGAAGGTTGCTAAATATTTTGAAGAGAAGGGCCTTGATGCGTTTAAGGATCCTCATGTGACCAAGAACAGAGACTTCCTTGACAACTTTGACGCTGTTATTGCGCAGGTTATCAACCCCATTCTTCCTATGGTCGCGAACTTTGATATGATTCGCTTCCTTGCCGATGTACGCCAAATCGGGTACGGGGATAGTGCTAGATTCATCATCCGCTCTAACGAGCTGTACAAAGTTAACGAGATCGCCGAAGGTGTGAATCGTGGCGTTCTGCAGCCCATCCACAACAACGAAATCACCGTTAACCCCTCTCCCATCGAAATCGCCGCTGAATGCGACTGGTATCAGATGGCTGCCGGCGTGTTCGATCTCGCTGATTGGGGTCTGCGCGTTGCTCGTTCCTTCGAGCATTATATCTTCCTGAAGGTTGTTGGTGCTCTCACCTCTGGCGTTACCAAGCTTGGTGCTGCTTATAACCTTACCGGCTTTACTCAGGCCAACTGGACCGCTCTGGCTCAGAGAATTGCTGCTGTGAACGGCAATTCCGAAGTCTTTGCTATTGGTACTATGAGTGCCCTTGGTTCTGTAATTCCTGCTCAAGCTGGATTGCAGTACGGCCTTGGCAAGGAAATTGTTGAGAAGGGCTATCTTGATCGTTACTACGGCACTCGTCTCGTAGTTCTTGATCAGGCTCTCAAGTTCAACACCATCAACACTACTGCCGAGTTCGCTATCCCGGACGATATGATTTACTTCCTGCCTGTTTATGGCGACAAGCCGATTAAGCTTGTTTACGAGGGCGATAATGTTCTCGTTGAGCGCGAGCCCACTCGTACTCCCGACAAGACCTACCGTGTTCGCATCCAGGAGCGCGTTGGTGTTGCTGCTGTCATCGGTTCTAAGATCGGTGCGCTTGACCTTCAGTAATTATTTTTAAAAACTACTTGACAAAATACGAATAATGTGATATAATATAATCGACCGGGACAGGGAGTAGCTACCTTTTTGATTGCCGCAACAATCAGATTACCGGTCAATTATTCAAAATATGCGCTTTGCGGAGGTGTTATATGAAAAAGGTTAATATTGATAAAGATTTGTTGTATGACCAATACATAATTCAGAACAAAAACATCGAAGAGATTGCTGAAGAACTCGGGGTTGGCAGAAAACCTGTCATGCGTTCTTTAAAAGAGTTTGGTATTAAGAAGGATATTTCCGATATTGTTGAGAAAAGAAAATCAACAAGTATTCAGAAATATGGTTTTATATCTCCGTCTCAAAGCGAAGAAGTGCGGCAAAAGATACGGCAAACTAATTTAGAGCGCTATGGGTTTGAAAATCCTATGCAGCGCAGTGAAATACGTCAAAAATTGAAAGAAACAAATCTCGAGAAATATGGCGTTGATACTGTTCTTAGGTTGCCGCAGTTCCGAAAGAACGAAAAACTTTATGACATTTCCAAGGAAGATTTACAACATTATTATATTGAAGAGAATTTGACGATTGGTGATGTGGCTAAAATATTTGGTTGTAGTTATGGAGCAATAAGTGATCGTATAAATGAATATGGTCTTGTGAAGTCGCGAGAACTTATTGATGCTGCGATTGAACGAACAAATATGGCAAAATACGGTGTAAAAACAACTGCTGTTTTGCCGGGAGTTGTAGAAAAGAGAATTGTAACAAATCTCGAAAGATATGGTGTCGAAAATCCAATATCTACCGAAGAGGTAAGAACAAAGATTAAAAATACCTGTCTTGAGAAATATGGAGCAGAATGTTCCCTATCTAACTCTATTGTAAGGGCAAAGGCGAAAGAAACATTGAGACGCAGATATCACCGTGAAAATGGTTCACAAACCCATTTATCTGAGGAAAGTATCGAGGTTCTTTCTTCGAGAGAAGCACTGCGCGAGTTTATGATTACTAACAATATTCATACGGTGCGCGAACTTACTCTTGCCCTTGGTCGTGGAAGTATGCCAAAAATTGGCGAATACCTTCATAAATACGATTCTTGGGATTTGATTAATCCCAAAGAGAGCTATCAAGAATTTGAGATTATGTCTTTTGTGCGTAGTCTTGGTGTATCTTGTTATAAAGATAAGAGCATCCTGAAACCATACGAGATTGATTGTTATTGTCCTGAATATAAAATTGGTATTGAGTTTAATGGTATTTATTGGCATTCCAATCTGCAAAAAGAAAAGGATTATCATGTTAAAAAGTCTAAACTCGCTGAGCAAAAAGGGGTGCGGTTGATTCACATTTATGAGAATGAATGGGAGGATGCGCGAATCCGACCGATCTTGGAATCGATGTTAAAAATTGCTTTTGGCAAAGTAGAAAATCGTATCTACGCAAGAAATTGTGAGATTCGTGAAATTACTAATAGGGAAGCAAAACCTTTTAATGAAGCAAATCATTTGCAAGGGCATAGAAACGCTCAAATAACATATGGTCTTTTTTACAAAGATAAACTGGTTCAACTTATGAGTTTTTCTCGACATAAAAAATATGAATGGGAAATAATTCGAGGCTGTCCCGGTTCTAATAATGTTGTTGTGGGCGGAGTATCTAAATTATTCAAACATTTTGTCAGAGAAAATAACCCGAGCCAGGTATTTTCTTATGCGGATTTTAATAAATTTGATGGAGAAGGGTATTTGGCTTTGGGGATGAAATTTATCGGTTATTCTGGGCCCGATTTGAGATGGGTCATTGACGGGAAAGTTATTCCGCGTTGTCCGTCTCGTCATAAGGAGTATAAAGAATCTGCCGACGCCATTATATGGGGTGCGGGTTCTAAAAAATTCTTGTGGACAAAACCGGAAATTACCTAAAAAATTAGACCAGATTTTCTGGTCTTTTTTATAATATAATTTTGTTTTAAAAGGAGATAAAAAGATATGGCATATACTAAGAAAACTGTCGAGACAACGGAAGCCGTTGAAAAAATGGACGCCGCTAACATCGATAAAGAAACCGCAACCTCGACCGACCAGTCTGCAGAAATTGCAGCTCTAAAGGCGCAGATCGAAATGCTTACTAAGATGATGGCGGCTGGAATGGGAACTTCTCCCGCGACGGCAGCTCCTAAAAGTTCTCTTCTTGAAGAGGTTAAGGTGGTTCATCTTCGTGAGTGTCTTCCTGGAACGACAACTCATATTCATTTGAGCAATCGTGATCTTGACTTTTCATCTTTCGGCGCAACGCTTACGCTTGACCGCCGTCAGGCTGAAGAGCTTGCCGGAGGAACGACAAAGAAGTTTTTTGATCGTGGAGTTATTGCTTTTGGAGAAGGTAGTGAAGAACTCGCAAAGACGCTTGGCGTTAAATCCATTCGAGATTATGAATTTATGGGTTCTGATTTCGTTAAGAGATTGGGAACTATGAATGTATACGAACTCGAAGATATTTATAACAAGCTTTGCGATGGGCTTCGTGGTTTTATCATTGAATATTTTAAGCGTAAGATTCTTGAAAAGGATCCGGCGTTTAACGACATTCATAAGATTGAGGTTCTCAACAGACTTAGCGATGGTGCCATGTCTGATGTTATCCTTGATAGACAGCGCGACGCGGCTAATGAGGCCGCGAAGAAAAGCGCTGAGAATAAATAATTAAAGAAAGGGGTCGTCGTATTATGGCCTTAACTTTTAAATCCATATATGAGAAAGCGATCAACTTGTTTGACGATCCCATCATTCAGCGAGCTTATGTTGAAGATACGGTGCGTTGGGAGAGACTGATGTACCCGCATCTGGAAAATGGGATTAACCAATTTTCAAACCCAACAAAGATCGCTTATTTACTCGTTGATCAGAAATTGCCGTCTGGTCAGGTTGAGGTATTCGACGGTAATGGCACTGCTGTTTATAACGTGAGCGCGGACTTCGTCCCCGAAGAGGGGGCGGAGTTCTCGTTCCGTATTGGAACACAGTATGACCATGCCGCAAGATATGACAACGGTGTTGTCACTTTTTCTCGCGAAGTTCCTACTGGTTCAAAATGTGGAGTTGAGTGGTATTCTCCCGGTCAGTTCAACACTGACTTTAAAGAAGCTGCAAGTTCTACTACGTCGGCTGATGTTATTGCATATAAAGTGAGAGATATTCTTGCTAGGGCGCTCGTTCTAGCTTGGGCAACCAATGAGGAAGATTTTTTGCTTGATATCCGCCGAAATTTAAATGACACAGACTTCAAGCTCTATAGTGAAGCAAATAGCATTCGCTCTAAGGTTGAGTGGGTTAATCAGTTGAAGTTTCAGTTGGATAGCCTAACAACGAAGCTTGCGTGGGATGTGGTATCTCGCAAATACCACGGGGGTAATTATTATGGATGAATTTCCGAAGCTGATTATTTCTGATGACGCGAAAAGAGAATATTTGACAACACTTATTGGCAAAATGCACAAAATTTTGCATTTATTTGAGGAAGAAGCCGAAACCGGTTTTTCTCCTCGGTTTTTTATTGCCGGACAATTGTGGGATATGAACGCCGCTAACGAGCTGTTTGACGGAAAGTTGATTCCAATTATTGTCAAGGTAAAAGGCGTGTATGACGACGCTAAAAATATTGAATATCGCGAAGTGAAGAAACAAATCTTTGAGATTGACAAGATTATTAAGTCGATGTTGCGGTCGCTGAAATGAGGTGATTGGTATGGCAGTTTACGACACAAGTAAAATAAAAGACCCGTCATATCTCTTTTCACAAACGCCGCCTAATTTTGTCAAAGATAATTATTATCTGAAAATGATTCAGATGAAAATCGATTCCGAGTGGCCTTATCGCCCCAACCGCAAATGGATTGAGGAGGAAAAAGAGGCCGGAACGGAATTGTACGAGCCGATTGAAGTCGTGATTCAGTCTGTTAAAAATGATAAAGGAGAAGCCGTCAGCGATGATTGGTATCGTCTTGTTTTTAAGGATTGTCAAAGACAGAATAAAGTTGGTTATCGCTACCGTTTTTCGTATGAGTTTGACCCAACCGAACCTGATAACAAAAAGAACATTTGGATTGGTCTAAACCAAACAACAATGGAGCCGACCTCTTCGCAGGTTGTGTGTCGTTGCAACGGAAATATCGGATCGATTTATACCGACGAAAATGGGCAAACCTCGTATCACTACGAGCCGGTTATTCAGCCGTCGAAGCTGTCTAACCCGATGTTCGACTATTCAGAGGTCGCAATTGACCCGGACGGTTCAATGACTCTTATTGCTCAGTACAATAAGTTTACCAAGCAATATTATATCAACCAAAGATTTATTATTGGAACTGATCGCGTTTATAAGGTCAATAATATTATAAAATCTGATTCTCGTACTACATTCGATCCAGAAGATGTTGGGATTATGCGGATCTATCTTGCGATGGATCAAACCGGTAAACTCGACAACTTCGAAACGAGAATTGCATATAACGGCCACGAAGACGACCCGAATCCCGAAACCGGAGATGATGGAGAATATACTTTCACTATCTCAGAACCTGGTGCTATTCCCGATACGATTCCTTCGGATGGCCTTACGTTCGAGCCTCGCGTATATAAAAACGGACTACTTACGGAAGCCGAAATAACCTGTACGACAACGCTCGAAGGTTATGGCTCCGATATGATGTCCGTTGAAGACTATTGCGAGCTTATCGATAACAAAGACGGAACATTTACTCTAAAACGTAAGATGATTGACAATCAACTTAAAGTTGTTGTTAGTTGCATTGCTGCTGTTGAGGGGCAACCCGAAATGATGTTGGAGTTTAAGGTTTCGTTGAGGCCATTCTGATGAAATGGGGGATAAAAAGGTGTTTAATCAATATTCTGTGGACGGTAACGCATATAATCGTTTTGTTAATTTAGACAATATCGAATATCGTATTGCTGATTTTTTGGCTAAAAGCGATAATAAATATGCGGATTATTTATTTAAAATTCTAAAATATGACACGATGGATGCGCTTATGCGTCCGTCGTTGACTTATGAAGAGCGGATGAAACTGCTCTATTCAAACAATGGCGATGCGGCAGGTGACAGAATCTTTTTGTCGCCATTTATTGACGACTCCTTCGAGGAGCAGTCGTCGCATCTGCACATATATGTACATTCTATCGTACCTAAAAATCATCTTGTCTCTACTGTGAACATTGGTATCGAAACAATTGTTCATAACAAAATTTCTAACATTCAAGGCGACGCCGCTATGTATAACCCAGACACCAACCCATCCGAGATGGGGAATAACGGGCAGCCGGAAATCATTCTTAAAAATCGTGCGTCGGTTATGCTGAAATGCGTAATGGCGGCTCTTAATGGGTCGTTCGTCGCTGGTGTGGGGACTATCCAGTTTAACACCGAAATGAGCCCATACGATAACGCAAAGATGTCGCTGTGGAATGGAAAGAAATTCTTTGGTTATTCGATTGTTATGTCAACGTTTATTAGCGGTGTTTCCGAAACGCCGGAGTGTGGTTTCTAATGGCACAGATGCCAGAATCCGAGAAGAAAATTCTCGAAGAAGTTGAGTATTTAAGAGACAAGTATTTCACATACGACGAGCCCGTTCCTTTCTGCGGGCTTTATTTATATCCAGTAAGTGTCCGAAATTATAATGAATTTATGACCTCTAATGCCTGTTTGCTTTTGAACAAAAATGATGATCCGATGGGTATTAAGTTTACTCATTTGGATTATCTTTTGTCAAAAATTTCAGATAAAAAAGAGGGCGTTTTGTGGTCTATGCGGTTCTCTAAAATTATTGAGCTTTGTTTTCATATTTTGCCCGGAATGAAGTGTTCAAAGTGCGGAAAGTATATTCCGTATGATCAATTCTTCACCGAAGAAAGAGTTAAACTCTATCAGGAGGGAACTGATGAAGACAGAAAAAAGTTCTTTGATTGTGACTGCGGAGAGGGTAAAATGATTGCCTCTTTGGATCAAAAGAAAGACGAAAAAAGTAATAAAACGGTTCTTTTAATTGATGGTCACGAAATCGACTCGAATAACTTCAACAAGCTCCGCAAATTTATTCTTTATCAAAATCTTCCGGATTTTAAGGATGATTCGTGGGTAGATAAGGCGATTCGAGACGACCAAGCTGCAAAAAATGAGATTATGTCTCGCGACAGCGGAAGTGCAACGATTGAAAGAAAAATTCTTTGTATTTGTGCGGCAACATCGTATAGGCTAAAAGATGTTTATGAAATGTCAATTCGTCAACTTATTTCTTTGCTTGGTGTAATCAACGATCTTGTCGAGTATAAGATTACGAAAGCTGGATTGATGTCCGGAATGGTTTCTCTGAAAAAAGGACAGACAATTGACCACTGGATTTATAAGAAAGAAAAGGGTATGTACGGCTCCGCTGTTGATGCCGATGCGCTTACGCAGAAAATTAACAGCTTGTAATTTATGAAAAATTGACTCCGTTTAATGGAGTTGTTTTTTGCAGATAAAACAAATTCAATATTTAAAGGAGATTATTAACTATGGCAAGAAAGTTTTTCTTGGCTTCCGTTGGTAACGCTGAGGCGTATGCTACTCGCAATGGCGAGTTTGCACACGTTCTTTCTGCTCGTACTCTTACGGAGTCAACTCTTGGATTTACCTCTTCTATGGAGGAAGTTCGTGCTGGTCAGGGCGCTAAACTGTATGGTCGTTTCAACCACTCTGCTGGTATGACCGTTTCTCTGACCGACGCTATGTTTGATATGAACTATATTGCTCTTCAGACTGGCTCCCAGATTCAGACTGGTGCATCTGCAATTTATTCAAAAGATTCTTATACTGCCGTAACGGGTGCTACAAAGACCATCGCCTTGACCAAAGAGCCTGTTGCTATTGGAACTGCTTGCGGTCTTGATAAAAAGGTTGTTTGGTTCCGCGCTTCTGGGTGCAATCCTACTCAGGAAGATATTTCTATCGTGATCGACGGAACCGATAACACATATGATGGTGGCAATCTGACTATTGGGGCAACTGACGCAACGAAGTTCGTCGACGGTGTTACCTATTGCATTTCTTATTTCGCAATGGACAATCTCGCGGATCTGCTTAAGATTTCTGCTAACTTTATTCCTGCGGAGATGGTCCTTGTTCTTACCGCTAAGCTGTTCGAGGGCGATGCAAATGCTCCTGAGACCGGCAAGCCTGCTGGGGAAATTACAATTAAGGTTCCGAGATTCCAGCTTGATGGTCAGTTCGATCTGAGTATGGCAATGACTTCTGCTGCTACGATTGCTCTGAACGGCACTGCTCTTGCTGTTGATGCTGGTGGATGCGAAGATGATGGTATCTATGCAGAAATTGTTCAGGTTCTCAATGGCTCTACTTATGCTTCTAAGGGTATTCGTATGATTGCTATCGACCCTGAATCTGCTGTTGCTGATCAGACGCCCGTTGTTTATGGTCTGTACGGAAATGGTTCTACCGGCCTTATCCCGAATTCTGATTTGACCTTTGCTCCTGCTCTTTCAGAGGGTAAATTTGCTGCTAATACCTATAATGTGAGCCTGACGGAGATTCCCTCGATTAAGGATACCGTTACTATTTCTGGCTAATTACATTTAAAATTATTAAAACATAAATGTTTTCTTGAGATGGGACCCATAAAGTCCCATCTCTTTTTAACATTTGAAAAAAGTGAATAAAAGTAAAATTTCATTATCAAAAACGCCAAATTTTGTTGTTAATATTACATAAATATATATCAAAACAACACTAATTTTTGTGCAATATTAACAACAAAATTTTGGAGTTTCCAGCCAAAATTTTGAAAATATAGGAGGGAATATTGGATATGGATATTTTAAACAATTTTTACGCAATTAAAGATGCTTCTGTGCCTATGACAAGCGAAGAGACTTGGAATAGGCGAGGAGACACATTGACCGTTCAGCTCGAAGGTAATTTTGTAGGGGCTGAGGTCAAAATTCTTGGGTGTTCCGATTTGGAAATTGAAGAATTTCATCCGATTACAGGGTTTGATTCTTCTTTCGGCCTAACGGATACGATGAAGACCGCTGGACTTTATACTTTTCCGATTGAGGGGATGGGTAAATTTAAAGTTGAAGTGGCTGCTATTAATGGCGGGTCAATGTCCGTGTTTTGTAGAGTAACAACGGGAGGTTGATGATATGGCAGTAGATTCATTGGCAAGGAGACTTGCTGCGGCGGCTCTTCATAAAGGCGAAAATGAAGTAACAAAAGATTATGTGGACTCCGAACTCGAAAAAAAGTATGATAAAACAGGTGGAGCAATAACAGGCGATGTAGCCATTCAAGGAAATCTCACGGTTTCTGGAACAACCACCACAGAAAAAGAAAAACAACTTCTTGTTGAAGACAACGTAATTGTTACAAATGCGAACAAAATTGACTTAAAAACGCTGCTTTCCGGCCTTGCGATTAACAAAAATGAAAATTCCGCCTATGGCATTATGTATGACCCGACGGATGACACTGTTAAGTTTGGAGAAGGAACGATTGACGAAAACAATAAATTTACGTTCAAGACCGGAGAAGGGCTACCGATTGCGATTAGAGAAGATTCTACAAAGTTTACAAACGCACATCTCGTTAAATGGGATGCTATAAAGAACAGTTTTGTGGATGCTGGAATATCTGCTACTTCTGTTGTAACGAGAGATGTAAGCGGGAATGTTCAAGTTGGAACCCCGATAAACGATGCAGATGCTACTCCAAAAAGTTTTGTTGAGGATAATCTCCCGACGGTCGGAACATCTGCGGCAGACAACAAAAAACTCAAAGCGATATATTACACGGGAGAAGATGGGATTCCGGAAACTCCAGAAGAAGGAGTAGAATATGCCGTCGTTGGATTTGTTGGGTATTCCGATTTGGATTCCAACTTGCAGGAGAAAATAGATAACGTACCGACTTGGAAAACAACCGCTCCCACGACAGACGCAGACAAAAATAAGGTTCAGTTTACAAAAGTAATTATTTCAACAACGGACGATACAAATTTCCCCGGAATGAATGGGAGATATGCTGTCGTCCCTGGTTTCACAAATGATGGTTTCCATTACGGAATGGTTGTTTGTTCACAGGCGGACCCCGCATATGAATTTCCTTTTATCGGGTCAATTACTTCTGAAATGGCAAGCGGAACAATTGTTAAACCAAGTGTCTCTCCCACATATATTAATGTGGTCAATCCACAGGTAACTTTCTCTTATGAATATCTTTGGTAAGAAAGGAGGAGTGTAAATGCCAATTTCTTACAAACATAAAGTTTATACAACTCTCGGCACTCCGACGGCCTTGTCTGGAAATGTTGTTTCTGCAACGGATAGTGCCGGAGTCCCGACTAAAGACTATACGGTTAAAGGCAAGTCGATTGTTTGGAATCAGATGTTGGACAAAAGTAAATATCATGCAACCATAACAAAAAATGGTGTTACATTTACAAACAATGGTGATGGAAGTATTACCGTAAACGGAACGTGTGAATTGTCTGTTGGATATGTAGAATTTAGTCTTTATGGATATCCGAAACCAGAGGAGGGTGGCAAGGTCGGTCATAAATACGGTGTTTTTGGGTGTCCGAGTGGAGGGAGTGGGTCAACATATAGAATAAGCACTTCAATTAGAAATTCAGATGGTGGATATTCTTCTGGGTTTTCGGATACAGGAGAGGGAAACATTTCTAAAAATGCCATAACTGAAGGGCAATATGTTCTCTGCGAAATAGCTATTTATGCTGGTTACACTGCTAACAACCTCATCTTTAAACCCCAGCTCTTTGACCTCACTCAAATGTTTGGCGCAGGGAACGAACCTACCACGCCAGAAGAATTCCGAGCAATGTTTCCTAATGATTATTATACGTACAACGTAGGAGAACTGAAAACAATTGTTCCAACGAGTGTTGAGGCAAGCACGACTGAAAGATTTCAGTTATTGGATAAAAGCAAATACCTTGAAACCACAACAACAAAAGGTGTTACATTTACCAATAATGGAGATGGAACGATTACTGCAAACGGAACGGCTACACAAGATGCGTGGTTTGATATTATACTTGGAACGCCACCTTCGCTACAGATTGGTCATAAAATGCTTTTAATTGGATGTCCAAGTGGAGGGGGTTGGTCAAGCTATTTGATGCGGCTTTTCAACTCAAATGATGATATGGGAAACGGCAAGATTTTTTCTGCAAACACGGGAAGTCTTCGTTTACTTATTTTTATCAAATCTGGTTACACCGCTACTAATCTAACATTTATTCCCCAACTCTTTGATCTCACTCAGATGTTCGGAGCAGGTAATGAACCTGCAACTCCCGAAGAATTTTGGCAAAAAGTCCCCAAGAAGCTTTACGGATATAATCCAAGCGCTTATAAATCCGCGAATATCCCTTCTTCTAAATATTTTCCAGATGGAATGAGAAGTGCCGGGTTGGCATATGATGAAATTAACTTTTTATCACAAAAGGCGATTAAGAGGATTGGCGTCGTGGATATGGGGAGTTTGAATTGGACTTATCATTCTACGCCCTCTCATGAAAGATTTGAGGCAATCGTGAGCGGGATTAAATTAGTTTCGGAAGCTTCTATAAAAGGAAATCTTGTGTGCTCAAAATATACTGCAGCCTCCGCAACTAATGTTTATTTACACGCTGCCGATAAATCAATCGCAGTTCACAACACGGTAGAACAAGTATGGGTGTATGATACCTCTTACACTGATGCCGCCACCTTCAAAGCCGCAATGTCTGGTGTTATGCTCTATTATGAACTCGCAACCCCCGTCGAAACAACAATTAACCCTCCACTTCAAGCACTTTCTACTTTTAAAGGTTTTACTTCTTTCTCGGCTCCGAACTCGTTGACGCAGAACGGACCGCTGTCGGTTACATATTATGCCGAAGGCGGAACAAATCCGGAGAGTGGTTGGCTGACAAGCTATAAGAGAAAACTCTATATGGGACGGACTATTGAGTGGAATCAGTTATTTGTAAATTCTGTGACATCTTCGAATGGGGTAACTATTTCGAATAACCAAGATGGAACAATGACTCTAAATGGAACGGCCAACCAAACGTATATCAATTTCACAAATTTATCCGACGCGATGAATCAGGCCCACAAGTATTTATTGTATTTTAAAGTTTTGAACAATCTAGACAATGTATCGCTTTACTATGGTTGGCTTAATCGTGACGGGATGCTTACAGCTGCTATATCAAACGGAGAAAGTTGTGTAGTTTGTAATCAAACAGAGAGCTTGATTCAATTAGCGAGAAGCAGTGGATTGACGGGGTTTAAGGTTGGAACCGTCTTTGATAATGTAAAAATAGCCGTGATGGTTATTGATCTCACTCAAATGTTTGGCGCAGGTAACGAACCTACAACCCCCGAAGAATTTTGGTCTTATTTCGATCATAAGCTTTACCCGTATAACGCCGGAGAAACCCAGCCTCTGTTTAAGATTTCGAGAAAGAGTCAGTGGGGGGCAGCATCTCTTTATGATTACACTTTTGATGAAACAACGGGGGTTCTTACGCTCAATAAGGCTCCGTATTCGCAAAGTGGAGATGCACTTACTATTCTATAAGGAGGAAAAGGAATGTCAAATGTAAAACTTGGAAACGACACATTAAATGGTGTCAATACCGTTAGACTTCAGAAAGCAGACGTGGGGTATGAGTCTTTTGTGGCGAACCCTCTAAATGCAGAATGGCATCAATGTCCTGAAGAAGTTAGAAACTATCTTACAAATGTAAATTATAGTCCTAATGATTATACTGTATCATATGTTGAAAATTATCTGACAACTCTTCCAAATGACAAGCCAATAGGAACTACTGTTGATGGTATCACATATTATAATCAAGTACCAAATATAAACACACCTTTTGCATCTGCAAATGCTGCTGGAACATTAACTCCACTAAACACCTTAAGAATGATAAATGGCAGCACATACGGGCATAATATTCGAGATTTAGGTGGATGGGCTTGCGATGGTGGTACTGTTAAGTACGGCATGTTATACCGCGGCGCCGATGTCTTTCCGACAGACCCGTACATTCGCCCGATCCTTGTGGGCGAATGCGATGTCAGAATGGAGCTCGACCTGCGTGGAAAGCAGGAAGAGCCGGTACGCGACAGCTCTGCACTTGGAAACATCGGATATTGTTGCCCGGAAACATATGTATGGTATTCGCTGAGCAATACGGTGGCGTGGCGCGAGATACTGCGATGTATTTTCGATTGTGTCTTGACTACAACGCCGGTATATTTCCACTGCTCCGCCGGCATGGACAGAACCGGCACGGTCGCCTGCATCATAGAAGCGCTGCTTGGTGTGAACCAAAGCAATATAGACAAGGACTATGAACTGTCGTCTTTTGCCGGGACTGCGTACCTGAAAAAGCGCAACGGCGTACAGTGGGCACAGCTGATCGGCGAGATCAACGCACTGACAGTCGGATCGACATTCCGTGACAAGGTTGTCAACTGGGTCGCCTCGCTTGGATTCACGGCGGCGGAAATCAACGCCTTTCGCGCGGCGATGATCGACGGGACTCCTTCGGCTATATCTCCGTCAGTAAGTATATTTTCTGTAACAAAAACAGAAACGAACACGGCAATTACTGGTGAATCTTCTGCAACGCAATATCAAGGTTATGAAGCAGAAATATCCCCGTTGGACGATTATGTAATAAATAATATTACCGTAACAATGGGCGGTGTGGATATAACATCACAAGTGCTGAGTGCCGAAAAGACAAACAGATATTTATCTATCACGAAAACCTTGTCGAACTGTTCAATAGATAATAGCAAAAACAGAGTGATAGAAGAACAAGGATATGGAGCAACTATAACCGCCGATGATGGATATACATTAGACGGTGGTAGTGTAACGATAACTATGGGGGGTGTTGATGTGTCAACATATTATTCGAATGGAAAAATTGCCATTCCTAATGTAACTGGCGATATAGTGATTACTGCAACGGCTATTCCGTCTGCTCCTGCGTACACCAATCAAATACCGATTTCAACCGATGAAAGCGGAAATGTGTACAATGGGCTTGGATATAAGGACGGAGCGAGAATAAGCTCAAGCGGTGCGGAAAGCACGCTGGACGGAGCCTTCTTGACTGGATTTATTCCAGTAAAGGCGGGCGACACCGTTTATCTTCAAAGTGGATTGCTTGACCCGTCTTGGGGAAGTGCAGGCTCTGCAAATAGCAGACTATATGCGAGCGATAAAACAACAACTACAAATGCATTTAATCCGTCTATTATTGAATCTGCGTCAGCATTAGAAAATATTGTAAAAGACTCAAGTGGATATGTAATTCAATTTTCTATCAAATCATCGGCAGCAACAACAGCTTATATGCGACTTACGCTTAAAGGGACTGGCGCAAATGCCGTCGTCACGGTCAATGAAGAAATAAGTTAACTAAATCAGACTTTGATAAACTACAAATTGAGTAATTCGAGACCGATTTGCCGATTGAGAATCGTGAGCAAGTAGATAAAATTGTTATTTTATTTCCGTAAAAGACCACATAACGCCGGAGAAGATATCATAATTCCGCAAATAGTTAGAAATTAAAGAAAGGAATAAGTTATGGCAGGAACTTCATATATAAAAACAGTCTGGGTTAACAATGTCACAAAGTTAAATGCCGATAATATGAATCATATTGAGAATGGGATCGGGGCGGCGACTGATGAAATTGGTGCGCTAAAAAGTGATTTAAGCACGTTATCGTTGGGCGTTCATACTGACGGGTTGGTGTATATTTTTATCAATGGCAAACCCGTAGGAACAGGTGTCGAATTTGTAACAAGCGGTGATGTTGTGGGTTATGTCGATGATAAAAAGAACATTGTGATTACAGGAGACCTTGCGGACGGAACATACACGCTCAAGTATGAAAACCAGGACGGAAGCACAACAGAAATCGGGACGCTTGTGATTGGCAGCGAACCTGCTTACATCAACCTTCTGCCAGAAGCAAAGAGTCATACCGACTTGAGCACAGTATTCAATAGCGTTGGCTATATGGATGGGGCAAGACCCAGTTCCGCCACACCGTTTTATTCTTCCGCCAGCGGATATGTTACCACCGGATGCTTCCCGTGCACCTTTGATTCCGTCTTTTACATCAAGGGTGTCACCATTGACACAAGTAACAGTAATTGCCGCCTTGGCTTTGCGGGCGTGCAGAACAATGCGCTCAACCCTTATAGTGTGTCAAGCGATTTTACAAATTATGCCACTCTGGAAACGCTGGGAGAGCAGTATTACAAGGTGACTTTCAAATCGGAATATCTGCAGACAAACTGTCCGCTACTTGCGTATTTCTTCTTCGGTGGCATCGGCTCAGGGGAAAATCTGGTTGTATCGGCAACGCCCATTGAATAAGGCGGTGGAGATATGAGCAAACACGATATTAGCCTTATCCCACAGAATATATCCACGCCAATCGCCAAAAGGATTGCCGTTTTTGACGCGAACGGAAATCGAGCGGGCGCAATACCGCTTGGCCTCCTTGCAAAGCCCAATTTGGGAGAAAAAAGATATGGCTTCTGCTCCTTTTCCGATGCACACATATCCGGTGTGGTTGGTGACGATTCGGAAACCGACTTTATCCGGGCGATACAGTTTGCCGAAAACGTAGATGCGGATTTTACCTGCATCTGCGGAGATGCCGCGGACGGTATGACCGAATGGATTTTGGGAAGATACGCAAGTCTCAAAAATCAATATGCCACCAAGCCGGTTCGGGTGATTACAGGCAACCACGAGACGCACGCCGGAAACGATGAAGTTTCCGACACGATGGTCAGCCTGATCCCGCAGTATTTCGGGGACCCGTTATATTATTCCTTTGAGCATGACAATGATATTTTCATCATGCTGGGGGAATACGGATGGACGGTCAATACGCCGTTTGCGGACGGAGAATTGCAGTTTCTATATGAGACGCTGGAAGCCAACAGGAACAAACGGTGCTTTGTTTTCTTCCATGTGTTTAACTTCGATGAAAACGACAGTGGACAGCCATTTTTGAATTTTTACAGCCACGATATTTTTGCACTTTCTGCGGCAAATGCAACCCAAAAGCAGGTTTTTATAAGCCTTCTGCGGCATTATAAAAACGCAATCTGGTTTCACGGGCATAGCCATGCCATGTTCTGCTTGCAGGCAGAAAATGAAAACACGGTATATTCAGAAAAAAACGGTTATCGTTCCGTGCATATTCCGTCTTTGTCGAAACCGAAAGACCTTGTGGACGGTGTTGTGACAACGGTTGTTGAAGGGTCTCAAGGCTATTATGTGGAGGTTTACGATGACAGCGTTGTACTTCATGGTATTGATTTTGCTGCCGATGAATATTCGCCATTTGGCCAATACTGCATCGATACAAGACTTGTCACCATCGAAGCGAACACATTCACAGACGGCACAGGAACTATAACTACATAACTAAGTATTACTTTAATAAACGACAAATATAAAAGCATCGTCCATTACCGGATTGTGCTTTTATATGTCAAGATTTGCCGATTGAGAAGCGCGAAATTGTATCTGAAGTCAGCGAATAATGCATAATGCAATTTGGTTTGAAGAACAAGCTATAAAATCTGAATTAAAATATTTTGAGAGGGCCCAATGGCCCTCTCTTCCTTTTATACAATAAACAGGCTATCAAATTTCAAATAAAAATCAAAAACAATAACTTACAACAAAAGAAAGGAGGCCCTCTGAAATGGGGAAACGCTCGACGGTATACCACAATTTGGTCGCTCCAGAAAAGTGGGACAAAGTTAATGAAAAAAATAAAAACCTAATCAACGAATTTACGGATTATTTGCGTTCTGCAAATAAATCTCCTGCAACAATTAAACAGTATGAAGCACAACTGCGCACGTTTTTTGTGTTCGTGCTGGAAAGATGCGAGAACAAATTTTTTGTTGATCTGAAAAAAAGAGAATTTGTTAAATATTTTGGATACTTAACAAACGAATTGGAGGTTTCTCCGAACAGAATTTGTTCGATGAGAGCCGTCCTTTCAAGTTTGTCTAATTTTATTGAAAGAATTTTGGACGAGGATTACCCACAGTTCCGTAATCTTGTAAAGGTTCTGGAACCTGTGGATAAAGCGTTTGTTCGTGAGCGTCCTGCTCTGACGATGGATCAGATTAAAGACTGTCTCGTAAAACTTGAAGCAGACAAAAAGTATCAGGTTGCTTGTTGTCTTGCCGTTCTTGCGGCGAGTGGAATGCGCAAAAGTGAAATCATTCAAATGAAAATGGAATATTTCGAAAAGGACAGGTTGATTTATAACGGGCTTGCTTACGAAACGGATAAAATCCGCACAAAAGGTCGTGGAAAAGCCGGAAAGGTCGTAACGAGAATTGTGTTCCGAAATCTTGTTGATGTCGATCATTACATCGACCTATGGCGAAAAAAGCGTGAGGAACTTGGCATTAAAGACGAATATATGTTTGTGGTTTACCACGATGGTTCGTATGGGCAGGCAACGCAGGCGACAATTAATTCGTTTGCGAGAACAATTGCAAAATATCTTGGTGAGGATTTTTTTGTTCATAATGTTCGACACACGACCTCAACAGCATTGGAGCTTGCTGGATACCCGATTGATGTTGTTCAAACTATTTTCCGCTGGGCAGACCCGAAGATGGTTAAGTATTATTCAAATATTAGCGACACGCAATCATTAGAAAATTTCTTTGCAAACAGAGAGGGGGATGGTTCAAATGGCAGATTATAATAGCTCACATACAGGAAGACAAATAGATGATGCGGTTGATTTTTATTTAAAAGGAAACGCTCGTTCTACTTTTGTTGTACCAACATCGTGGAGCGCGTCTAAAAACAATGAAGGAAAATATTATTTTGACATTCTGGCGACAGGTCTTGCTTCCGTAGGTCCTTATCCAGATGTGTTTTTAGTAAACGATAAGGGAGAAAAATATATCCCCGAAGTAATATATACCCGAGGGGAGTTAAGCATAGACACTTTAACAACTAGAGTTAGAGTGCTTTCGTATATAAACATACCCGGTTCTATTGTAGTAAGTGGCGGTGGGATTCGAGAAGTAAAATAAAAGTTTAATTGGTACATTGGTTTGTTGGGTTTTATTAATTAATTATTTTTTATATTGTAAGGAGATATAACGGGAGATGGAAGATAATAAACAAATTATTGAAGAACAAAATACAATTGATAAAGATTCGGTCGATATACTCGATTTGCTTGAAACGGCATCATCGTGGCTTGTTTCACCAGAAGATAAAGAGGCGGAAAAGAAGTTCAATGAGATTAAAAATCAGATTATCGTAAAATCTTTTCTGCCTCTAACGATGAAAAATGCACTCGTGAAAAAGGCAATTTTCGACTTGCGAACATCAGATGACTCAATTGATGAGTTCCCGCAAGCGTTGGAAATTTCGCTTCTATTCAATGTTCTTCTCGAATATACAAATATTAAATGGGAAGACGGGCTTGAAGTTAAAGACGCCGCATTTTATGATATTTTATGGGCGTCCGGCGTGTGCGATATGATTTTGGAATATTGTCGTTCGGATTACGAAAGAGTGGTTCGAATGGTGGAAAATATGTTCTCGTTTGAGAATCTTTATAACCTTGTTGAAACAATTAACAAGATGACTCCCGATAGTGTAGACGAACTGACGAAAGAGGTTAAACGGATTAGACTTGAATCCGACCCGCAGATTCTTCACGATTATGCGACACTCGCAAGGGCGGGTGATCCGATTCTGCACAAGATGGCAGACGCTATTGAAGACACCGCGTATAAGGCGGCAAAAGGAGAAATTCCGGAAGAGAAAGACGCAAAAGAGTGATAAGCGACAAATAAAATGCCGCTTTTATTCACAGGGCGGCATTTCCTCCGGGAAGGAGAAATTTTTAGTAAAATTTAGTATGAACGGAGGATGAAATATTATGTATTCCGATAGAGAATCTTTAAAAAAAATATTTTCAGACGCTGGATTTATAGATATTGGTACAGGACAATATCTGAGCGGACGCGGTATAGGAGATGTTGGACAAGCGAAAGCCGTGGTGTCTGCTCAGCAAAATAATTTAATAAATAGCCTATATACTCTTGGTTCTCAACTTTCAAATGCGGGAATTAATTCTCAAGTAAGCATTAAAAACAATAATTTAATTTTTGAATATTGGGACTCTAAAGATCCGTCGTCAAAAGAAACAATTACACAGCCGTTGCCCGATATGAATACGGTTGGTAAGAATATTGAAAATTTTGTCGGCGTTTTTGTAAGAAACAAATTACAATTCGTTGCTAATAGTGCTGCAAATATTGCAATCGCTAACCAGAGGATGACTACCGAATGGGGGAAACAACAGCTAAAAACCAATAGGGTTGCAGCGGTTAAACAAATTTTTCAATGGGCAAAAAAAGATGTTTTAGAGTTATCAAGTAATGCTGGATCGGAAGCAATTTCTGATGTTTTTAAGGAAACGACAGCGGGGAGCACAGCGGTTAACGCTCAAAATGCGCAAAGGGTAAAATTAAAGCCTTATTTTCAAGGAGTGGCTTTTGCCAGCGGAATCGATTTTGAAAAATTTAATAACGAGCTTTACGAAATGTTTGCGCTGGTAACTATGGCGCGAGATTTTCAAACAGCAAAAAAAGTACTTGATAGTGATCCAACTTTCAAAAAATTAAGAGAAAATAAACAGGCATATGAAAAGGCTTTGAGATTGTTTAATTCTGCAAGAAACCAAAGCTTTGGGCTTGGAATAGCGGCAACATCCGAAACATCTCAAGAAGGTTTGACTTTTTCTTTTGGGGGAGCAGAGACTACCATAGACCCATTAGGGGGAGCTCGCCCTGCATATAAAAGAGGACAGCATAGACCCGCTCAGATGAAAATGGTTTCTGACGTGAAACTGTTTACAAGTCCAATTGCGTCCAAGCACGGAGAGGGTCTTGGTTTAAAGTATGGAAGAAGAGCTACGGTTGCCAGAGGCGAGGCTATTCCATTTGACGCTTTACTAAAAGGGATGGAGGTTAAAGAGTCTGATCTTAAAGGAACTGGAATGTCTATTCATGGCGGTCAGATGGAAATAACGCCAGAAGCAGCCGAAATGTTTGGAACCGCAATGCAAGAATTTAACATTATTCTAACACCAGATGATATACAAGATTTTATTGAAAAAGAGCAAAAAAAGAAAAGAAATAAAAACAAGACAAAAGAACAGCTTATGGAGACTCTTGTTAATAAGACGATTGGAGAAACCGGGTTGTCAGATGTCGATTTTCAAAAACTTGTAGACGAAGAAACGGGCGCAATAACGCTTGTTGGTAGCGGTCGGAAATCATACAAAGATTTCCAGCGCGTTACAAGCGCATCCGGCATTCGCGCCGCGACACACAAATCAACAAAAGAGGCATTTTCTCAATTAACTTCCCAGTTGCAAGGAGTGGAAGATGAGGAAATTAGCTTTATTGTTGGGCAAAGCGAGCTAAACAGCAGAAACTATCAAGAGGTGCTTGAACAAGACATAAGAACTGTTTTTGCAGAAGCATATCGGAACAAATTAGGTGCTTCTCAAAAGGGTCTTAAAGAACTGAAAGAAACCATTGAAAGAGACGCTGCAACCGAAGGGGATTTCAAAGAAATTGCTGGAATTTTTAAGGATGCGTTTGAGTTCGATGAAGATAGCGGTCTTGTTTATGTGACTAATGATTGGCGTCAAAAAATGCAAGAATCTTCTGACCAAGATATTTTTGGCAAAGCATTATTATATATAGATAGTCTCATTCACGACGAAGAAGATGAGAATAAGCATTTTTATAATGGCATTGTTGAAAATGGTCGTTTGGTTGTAAAAAGAAACGACCAAGTTAGAAGATATTTTTATGATGCGGTTAGTGCAACTGACCAATATAGATATGGAGAATGGTCGCAACGAGGAGCTGTTTCACTATCTTCTGGTGCGGATTCATTAAGGAGATTGGCTGGAACAGTAAGTTCAAATGTTCGTGTTGGCGGTAGAAAATTAACGCCTGAAGAAATAGTAGAAGCCGCAAATTCTATAGCTGGAAGACTTGAACCAACAAAAGAGCAGCAAGAGATGCTTGATAAAGTGCAAAAGGCGGAAGAAGAAGCTCGTAATCTTACTTTGTCAACAATGCGTTCTGATTTTACAAGATTTGGCGATGATGTAGTTGTAATTGGTCGCGGTGCAGATGCGGGAATAAATATTTCTGACATAAAACCAGCGGCGGAATATAAATATGGGAAGCCAACCAACGAAGAAGAAATGCTCGTTGGACGCATTGAAGAGTATAAAAAGAAATATATTCAAGAACAAGTTGCAAGAGGTGTGGCAGAGGAAGAAGCAAAAAAAATGGCAGATGCTCTAAAATTTGCGATAGATTTAGAGCAGGGGGTCTCTTCTTCTGTAAAGTATGGAGATAGAGTTTATGGCGTCGGAGGAAAGTATCTCGTATTAAGAGAGGGGTTTGATGCACAAACGGGAGGAGCAAAAGAGGCTCAATCTCTTATTAATGCTATAAACGAAGGGAAAACAGACGCTGTTTCGGGTAGGTTTGCAAGCGCGCTAAAAGCAAGTTATGAAGACGTCCATACAAAAAGAGGCCAAACATATAAAAGGATTTGGAAACAAAAACAACCAGAAAGTATGTATGGGAGTGTCGGTACATTTGGTGCAGCCGATGTTTTAACAGACGAAGAATATGAAAAAGCAGACAATGTCGCGAAGCTAAAGAGCGATATTGCGTCTGCCGGTGCTGCCATTTCTGCAAAAACAGCGAAAAAAATGTTGAAGGCGACCGACATCAAAGAGCTCAGGGAAATGTATTCAACATTTTCCGGAATTGAAGATGTTGAAGGTTTGAAAAAAGGAGATTTAATCGAAAATATAATCAAATATTTGACGATTGACTCTGATGAATTTAAACAAGCTGCTTCATCTGGCAGATTAAAAGAAGGTATTCGCAGTGTGGCTGGTCGTTTACCATTTATGAGCGGACTTGATATGAACGCAATTAATAAATTGTTCATAGCGTCCGATTTGGAGGACGACGGAGTTAGACTATCTCTCGGTGGTGCACTGAAAATGAATGCCGACTATGATGGAGATAAAGTTGCAATTGCCAGAATAAAAGATTTAAACGAACAAGAAAGAGCACTCTATGACGCTATGGCAGAAAGAACATCAAAAGTTCTTCGAACAATGGCGCTTATTGAAAAAGCTAATCAAGAAAAAGCAGATAAAGAGTCTGAAACGGTGCTTGGAAGCGAGCAATCTGATATCTTAAAAAATAAAAACATTGAATTTGCAGCATCTATTGCGTCTCGTTTTGGTAAATCTTCTACGGGTATTTTCTCGAATATTGCGAGCGAATTAAGAGCTTGGGTAAAAGAAGAGGGACTTGATGAAATTTCTCTGCTTGAAAGCGGAGGCGGTGATGCCGATCAAATAAAAACAGCGATCCAAGCTTCTATAATGAGATCGTTTTTTGAAGCTATGGAACAGGATGTTATTAGTTCAAAAAAGACTATTAACAGAATGGCTAAAATTCAGAGACAAAAAGATACCGGAGTAGACTCAGAGGACTTTAAATCTGAATCGGAAATGGAAGAATTCTATCTTAAAAGCGTTTTCTCGGTAAGAGATTTGGTTAATAGATTTTTTGATAGAGAAAACGGGCTCACTTTCAAGGAATTGGTTGATACACTTCAAGAAATGGGCGTTGTTGATGGATCTGACGAAAATGCGTTTCTAAAAGGAAGGGTTCCGCAACAATTAATGGCATCCGCAGAAGGGATAGTCGCCGGTAGATCTGATGCTGATGAAATTCTAAAAAGCGTTTTCGGGGAAAATTTTAAAAGTTTTGTAGAATTGTCTAAATCAGGTAAAGAGGTTGAATATGGCAAACTATCTAAGAATGTCGTTATGGGTGCCATTGAAAATATGGCGGGGTCGCTTGGTGTCGACGTAGAAGGCCTATTAAGTTCTGCAACTAGACATAAATACACGCCAGAAAAACAATCTATAACCGAAGAAAATATGGCGTATTGGTTGTCTGGGAAACAATTAATTAATAAGAGCGTTTTGGATCCTACATTTTATGACCAAATTGTTAAAAACGCTAATGAAGCTGAAGACGCTGTTGACGGCGAACGAGTAGCGGAAGAAAAGAAAATTAAGGTCGCTAAAGAAGAAGCAAAAGCAATTCTTGAAGCAAGTAGAGCTTACGGAACCCTTTCCGGTCAATTAGCGGATGCAAAAGATGCTTATGACAAGTTTGGAACAGGAAAGAGTTATGGAGCAACCGCCCACGACATTGCAAGTTTATTAAATCCATCTATCTATACGGTCGTTGAAGGTAAAACCATCAACAAAGACACACTGGCAGAACAGATTGTTTCGGCCACTTCTGCGAAATCTGATTCAGAACTTTACAAGATAAAAAAAGAACTTGGAGAATCAAATTATATTCAAGCGCTTAAAGAGACAACAGAAGCGTTAGACAAAGGAGCAAACGAAAGACTTGCCGCTCAATCTGGTTTAACCGGAGCAGACTTGTTAAAAGAGAGAAACAGATTAGTTAGAGAAGCAAAACAAAACGCAGAAGCCCGACTTGGATTTAGAGGTACAATTAAAGAATTTAGAGACAAGAGAGAATCCTTCATTCATACGCAAGAGGGTACTTATATTCACGCATTAGCGCAGCAAATCGATACCGCAGGAAAAGATGACGTAATTAATGCAGAGGTAGAAAAACAGCGAGCACTTCTTGGAGCTCAAATGAGGTCGCTTGGTTTTGCAGAGTCTGAAATTACTAAGAGAGTCGAAGAGGCAAGTGAAAGCGCAAAAGCATTATATGATAGAACGAAATCATTCGGTAGTGTAGATTTCACAGAACAAAAACTTACTTCCACAGAAAGCGGGTCGCAGGGGTTTGTCCACGGCGCCGCTGACGCAATTGCAATTGATGAAAACGGTAATATTACGATTATTGACTGGAAAACAGGACAGAAATCCATCACCGATGAAAATAAAGCGCAGGTTGCGGTTTACCAATCTATCCTTACGGACTATAGGGATAAGCTGGAAGCACTTTACGATAAGAGTTATGGAACAGGAACATTTGGTTTTCGTAACGCAGATCATATAATGAATGATCAGGACATAGAGGATCTTTTAGACCAATTTTATAAAGAAAACATTATCGACCAGCACTTGATTTCTAGATTTGGCGGAGAAGGATCTAAAGAAATTTTAAGAAAGATTCTTCGAACGGGCGGCGGAGCAGCGGGGGCTAACGGACCTATTTATGATCAGCAAATTAGAGGAGCAATTGTTCTGTCTAATAATCAAGGAATTAGCAGTTGGTCTGGCGGAGGTCTTCCTCCTGTCCTTATGCAAAAGCTTTTGCTTACCCCGGAAAGCTTAACTCGTGATGAAAAGGCTATTCTTTACGCTGGCGGCACGTATGTTCCTGCGGGTTCTTCTACTGGCAAAAGAGGAAAAGGAAAATCGTCTGGTGGAGGATCTTCTGCGGGTGGAAGTAGTGAAAAAGAAAATTCCTTAAAATCCGAATACATTAAGCTACTTAAAGAGCAGTATGATCTTATGATAAAGATAGACGCTCTTGAGCACAAGAGAGACGAGATGTTTGGTCGTGGAGAAGATGTAACAGCTGTAAACAAAGATATCGATGTCTTAAAATCGGCACTTGGGCAGCAGGAAGAACTTCTTTCAGATAAACGTTTTAAAAAAACGGCAAAAGATAAGGGTGTTTTAGATTACATTTCTACACAAGAGCATCGAGTTTCCTATCAAAAGTCTCTTCTTGGTGTTGGAGACGCGGAAGATGTCTTGAAAGCTTTCGAAAGATACGCTACAAAGCGTATGAAACTTGAAAGCGAAATCGAACAGGCTCAACTTAAGGCTAGTACAACCGTTGGAAACGAGAAAAAAGCTTGGGAGAATGTTGTTGCGTTAAAACAGCAGAGCTTAAAGGCGTCAGAAGACACTTACGAGATTTTAAAGAAACAAGCGGTTGGTGTCGATAAAAATAGAGCTCAAGAAATCATTGACGCTGTAGATCAGCAGAAAGCGATATTGTCTGCTCAAAAGTTTGCCGGGAATCGTGGAAATCGCACAATCTTCGATGTTGTTAAGTCAGACATCCAACGCGCTACGATGCGCATCACCGATTTCGGTCTTGCGGCAAGAGTTCTTAACACGGCCCGCAAAGAGATTCAACAAGTTTATCAAAACATTCTGAAACTCGACGAAGCGATGACAAATCTTCGCATTGTTACCGGTTCTAACACCGAACAGGCGAAGAGTATGATGAACGCCTATAACGACCTTGCGATGCAACTCGGTACGACTACACAAGCTGTTGCACAATCTGCGGCAGAGTGGTTGAGGCAGGGTTATTCTGTTTCTGAAGCCAACGAACTAATTAAGTCTTCGACTTATCTGTCTCGTCTTGGTTTTATGGATATGGGTCAGTCTGTTACGGCACTGACCTCTGTTATGAAGGGATTCCGTATCGAAGCAACCAACTCGATGGACATCGTTGATAAGCTGACGCAGCTCGATGCGAAGTATGCAACTACGGCTGGCGATATCGCTACGGCCCTTTCAAGGACTTCTGCTGTGGCTCGTGAAGCAGGACTTAATCTTGACCAAACGGCGGCAGCATTGACTACAATGATTGATGTTTCACAGCAGGATGCGAGCAGTGTTGGTAACGCTTTCAGAACGATTCTTGCGAGATACGGAAATGTTAAAGCAACTGCGTTTACTTCTTTGGTTGGCGACTCTGAAGATATTGATGATGCTAATGGTTCTATAAACGATACCGAAAAGGTGCTTGGAGCGATTGGGATTAAAATCCGCTCGTCTTCGAGTGATATGCGTGATTTTGATGACGTTATGGATGAGCTCGCTGATAAGTGGGTAACTCTTACCGACGTCGAAAAGAATTTGAAACAAAGTTCCATTATGGAGCAATCCATAATTGCAAACCCATTGAATTGCTGGAACGCCCTTAGAGCAGTATAAACTAAAACATAGCGATGAAATATGCGCAGGTGTGAATGTGGAAAATTATACTGATTGGGCAATCAGCAGCTAAGCCTCGAACAGAGGAAAGTTCAACGACTAAGTGGTGGCAAGCGCCATCCAGTGGTGGGCTCCACGAAAGTGGATGATGAGATAGTCTAATCTCATATGAAAGTATGAGGAACGAAAGTTCGTATGATTTAGCGAATCATATAAATAAAAATGGCCGTTTCAACGGCGCTCGCGGGTAAATTTATGCCCGTGTGTGGGTTAAAATACACACAAAGAACACATTTAATTGCAGGTAAAACCTTAGAGCCTTTTACCACAATAATCAAGAAATTAGATTATGATGGTTTAAAAAACAAAAGGATTGGTAGATCTGCAGCGAAGCTCCTAAATGAATATTTCACAAGGAGAACGTTCAACGACCATCCCCCGATGAGGGGCATATTAATTATGCTACAGGAGTACGGCGCAAATAAAGGCGTGGGTGAAAATCCCTTAAATGGAAATGGTGTGACTCGGTATGAAAATACAGGGTTAAGAAATGGTCTATTCTTGCGCGAAAGCGTAAGCTGAAATTTAATATAATTAGTTATTGATTTAAAAGGGGATTTAAAAGATGAAAGAGTATTATAATGTTTCTCAATTAAGGGTTTGTCGATATCTTTACTCGCTGGGATTTGAGAAAGAAAGTTGGTTCGACAAAAACGGAAAAGAACATTGGCGATTTGAAAAAACAGATGATTTGATGGTTGCTATGGATTTTTATAAAAAAATGAGAGACAAAAATAAAGTAAACAATTAAAATTTTGGAGGTTTTTCATATGAAAAAATGGACGGAAGAAGAAATTGAATGGTTAAAAGAGAATTTTCCACATAAACAATTCAATGAAATGGAGCAATATCTTAACAGATCTTGTCAAGCTATTACAAAAATGGCGCATAGATTAAAAATCAAAAGAGATGAATTGGTCTATAAAAACTTTACAAAAGAACAAGATGAGTGGTTGAGGAAGTTCTATTATGATGCGAGTTGGGAAGAACTTTTACAGAAATTTTCAAATTTATCAAAAACACAAATTGAGGCCAGGGCAAGATATCTGAAAATTAAAAGAAAACCAACATTTTATAAGTTCTCTAAAGAGGAAGATGAAATATTAAAAAAGTATTTTGGGAAAATTTCAACAAAAGAAGTATCTTTGCTCCTTGATGGTAGGGATGAAAAGGCGATATATCATCGCGCAAGGAAATTGGGGCTGGAAGCATATAAAATATGGACAAAAGAAAAAGACGAGTTTCTTATCAATAATTATGATAAGCTAAGAATAAGGGATCTTATGAAAGCGCTTGGCTTAAATTCTAATACACCAATTTATAATCGTATGAGAGAACTTGGTCTGCAAAATTGTGGAATTGGAAGAATTTGGAATGACGGAGATGACAGATTTTTAATAGATAATTATAATTTGCTAACAAATAAAGATATTGCTTCTATATTAAAAAGAACAGAAATTGCTATAAAGAGCCGAGCAAGCAATCTCGGCATTAAAAAAGAAATAAATGTTGAAACCAACTATTCAGATATAAGAAAATTTCTAAGAGCGAATAATGAAGGATGGCGAAATGAAATTATAAAAATATGTGGAGGTAAATGTATTTTTACTGAAAGCGAAAATTTTGTTGTCCATCATCTATATGCAAATCATCTTATAACATCTGAGGCAATTGAAAAATTTGGTGTTGGATTTGACATAGATGTTACAAACGAAAATAGGAAGCAAAGAAAAGAATTTAAAGATTTATACTTAAAAATTGAATGGTCATATCCGGCAATATGCATTCGAGAAGATATCCATAACAAATTTCATTCTATTTATGGATTGGGGAATAATACGCCAGAGCAATTTATAGAATTTGTTTCTAATTTTTTCCCAGAAAAATTGGAAACATTATTAAAATATATGAAAAAAACAATAAAAATAACTAATTAAAAATTAAATTATATTAAATTTCGGGTCGGAGTTATGAACCGACCGAATTCAAAAGGTAAGACAGCGTAACATTTTCGGAATCTATATGGAAAACTACGACACATACAAGCAGGCAATTTCTGAAGCTGAAAAAGCTGAAGGAACCGCTGCTCGTAAAATGCAGGCGTATAACGAGAGCGTTGCTTATAGCATTAATCAACTTTCTGCGGCTTGGGAAGGATTTACACAAAAACTTGAAGCAAGTCCGGCCGTCAAGGGTGTTTATTGGATTTTGACGCAAGGAATAAATAATCTTGACCACATTTTACAACAACTGGTTCCCCTTATCGCAACGTTTAACGCAGATAAAATTGTAAGTCTTGCTAAATTCTTATCTCCGTTAGTAACAACCCCTCTTAAAGCAATTAGACATCCGATGGACACCGTCGGAAAATCTAAAGGCGCTTTTTATGAAAATATGACTCAAAAGATGACCGCAGAAAACACCAGCGCTATTGAAGAATTGACAAACGCGACAAAGGATAACACTGCGGCATTGAGAGGAGAGAAGTCAAAGAGTGGCAACGGCGGGACAAATAAGACAAACATAAATAACAACGATGAAGCAAAAAAGGTAAGACCTGGTTCGATTCAAGATTTGCAAAATCAAATTGATACAGATGAACAATCTATTAAAGATTTGATAGCTTCCGGAAAGAATGAAAACGATCCAATTATTCAAAGATTACGAGAAAGACAAGCTGAAAAACAGAAGCAAATCTTAAATAAACAAATGCGTTCCGCTCGTTTAAAGACCGGCGTTGCCTCTGGCATTGGCGCCGGAGCCGTTCGCTTTGCAAACAAAGGATCGAGTTTCCTCGATGAAGCTATGGGTGTTTCTGGTGTCGAAGTTGACACCGGCGAAGCTCTTGCAATGGGAGTTGCTCAGGGTGCTCTAACTGGAGTTGCGACTGCGTTTATGGGACCCGCTGGAGCCGTTCTTGCATCAGCTGTTGGAGACATTTTGTCTTCTCTCTGGAAAAAGTTTGCTCACGCAGACGAAATCGACCGCAAAGAGCGCGTCGAAGACGCTAAAAAACAACTCGAAGCGATTAAAGGGATTGGAAATTCTGTTACTGGTTTGATTGATCTCAACAAAAAAGATCAATCGCTGTGGGATTCTGGCGACTGGAAGCAGTTCAACGAACAGGTTGAAACAATCAACGAGGCTCTTGAAAAATCAGAGCTCGGAGATAAAATAATCAACCTTGGTGACAGCACACAAACCCTTTCGGAATATTTCGAAGAGGCGGCAAGAACCGGGAACAAGGAAATGCTTGCTCGGGTGGAGGCAGAAAGAATACGTTTTGAAGCCGAAGAGACTTACGCAGCAGGAGAACAGGACCGTTATGATCTTCAAAAAGAAATAGCAAAAAATGAAAAGAAGCTTTCTAAGTTAGACGAAGATGATGTTTCCGAAAGAAAACAATTAAATGCTGCTATAAAAGCCGCCCGAGCTGAAATTGAAGATTATACCAAAGCTTTAAATAAGTCTTATATGAAGGCGGCGTTTTATTCATCCGGTGTGGAAACTATGGATTCGACAGAGATAGCCAATGCTTCTCTTGATCGTGTAATTCGCCAAATCGGAATGGAATGGGAAGAGAAGGGTATAGAAAATGTATTTACCTCTTCTGGAATGACGTCTTCTGCTCGTTCAGATATTATTGCTTATTTAAGAGAACAATCTCAGTTTTCATCTCTGTTTAATAATAAAACTCTTGATGTATATGACATCAATGCGGCTCGCAAGGCTCTTGGAAATAGAACTGATGCGGAAATTAAAGAACTGAAGAAAATTGCAAATAGTAGAGATTGGACAGAAATTAAAAAAGCATTTGGGTTTGGTGAAGATGTTAGCGATTCTGCACTATATGGCATCGTAGACAAGATTAATAAAGTTGATTCAGATGCTATTACCAATATTGCTCATGGTCTTAACATGACGGTGGAACAATTTGAACGAGCAAATGCAGACGGAAGTTTTGACTGGCTCACCGAAGGCGATATTATTAATGGCGCAGATAAATTAATAGAGAAATTCTCAGAGCTAAGTAATATTTTCTTAGATTTAGCAGATGACTCTATGCTAACTTCTGAAAACATGGACAAACTTATTAAAAATTATAAGTTTTTACTCAGAGGAGACAATGGAGAAATAGGTATTCAGTATGTTCTTAAAAATATAGGCGAAGTGCTTAAAGAGGGGGCAAATTCTCCCGTTGCTCAAGCTTATATAGGAATGAAGGCTACTGAAATTCGTAAAGACGAAGACATATTCTCTCTTGTTAAAAATGATCCAAGATATTTACAAGGATTTAATGATGAGCAAAAGAAAATAATTGCTGCTTCGTCTACGTTTGAAGAAGCAATGAGTAATTTGGGCATTAGTTCAGACGATCCAAGCGTTAAGGCATTTTGGAATATAGCCAAAGATCTTGTTGGAGAGTTTGATATATATTCTGCCCTACAAGAGCAATTGATTGAATATCAAAAAAATGAATACGATATTGAAATTAATAATCTTGAATCTATTAAAGAGTCTTTGAACGATGTAAACAAACAAAGAGAAAAGGAAATAGAGCTAATTAAAGCCAAAGAAGCTCTTGAAAATGCATCCAAAGAAAAGAAGCGAGTATATCGAGAAGGGGTGGGTTTTGTTTATACATCAGATCAAGAAGCTCTTAAAAGTGCCCAGGAGAAAGTAGATGAATTAGAAGCTCAAAAAACGCAAGAAGATATTCAATATCAAATTGACATTCTTGAACAACAAAAAGATTTCTTAGAACAAATTTCTAAAGAAAAAGAAGTCGAAGCTCTTAAAACCGCTGTAGATACATATTTCGGCGAGACAAAAGCTATTGATATAATTACAGCAATTTTAAAGTTAAACAATCCAGATTTAACTTCTGATATTATTAAGGAGATTGAGACAACCGGCGAGAAAAATACTGACAATGTAGAGAAAGAAAAAATTGAAAATGCTAAAAAGTTTTATGATGATGTTGTTAAAGATTATCAAAAGTTTTTAAACGAAGAAAATTATAAAGGAAGCGGAATGTCTGCCGGTGAAATATTATTAACGCAAGGATCGTCTCCTTATTATTCTTCAGCCAAAGAAGAAGAGAATGTTTGGATAAACAAGATAAATGGAAAAAGAACTGATTATGTAAACCTGAGTGGAGACAGAAGTATTCCAGAGTTTGAGGCAAAGGGGAAGGCGGATGCGAAAAGTAAATTTGATGTGAATTTGGATGATACGTTTTTTAAAGGCCTTGGAATAGCTACAAATACAGATCTTGCCACCTCATATGAAGATCTGTTTATGAATATTAGAATTGCGGAACAAACTTCCGATTGGAAGGGAGCAGTGGAAGGAACAAGTGGCAAACATATTGCCGTGTCTAAACAACTATCTGATGGTACATTTTCGAAATGGAGTAGGCCATTTGATAAAAGCGTGTCTGGCGCAGAGGCAGTAAGTAAAATTGAAAATGGATCGCTGTTTGTAGAAGATAAAGGTAAAGAAAATAGGATTTTTTATAAAGACGTAGACGGAAATATACATACGGTAGAAGTTATGTGGTCAGATGGTACATGGAAGACAAAAGTGGGCTCCACTCTTTTTTCGAGTTCTTTTAATGAACACGCTATTGGAACATATTCCGCTCCTGGCGGCGCGTCGTTGATTAACGAAAATGGTCTTGAGTCCATTATTACCCCAGAAGGAACTATTACCTCTCTCCCTGCTAAGTCTGGAATTGTTCCCGCAGATTTAACTCGAAATCTTTGGGCTCTTGGAGAAGTTGCACCTAACCTTATTGCTCGCCTTGGTGGAAATAATCTTCAGACTAATAATTCTAATTCTGCTACTGATAATTCGATTAATATTCAAAATTTGGATGCTACATTTAATACGCAAAGTGATTTTGATGGACGTAAGTTCTTAACAGATCTTAGAAATCAAGTTATTCTTACTGCAAACAATCATTGATACAAAAGTGGGAATTGTAATTATTACAATTCCCACAGATGTGGAGGTATGATGAAAAAAAATATTTTACTTAAAATTTTAATTTGGACTATCTCGTTTACGTGGGGATTTTTTACTAGCATTTGTGGATTATTCTATTTTTTATTTCTAATAATTTCGGGGGAAAAACCAAAAAAACTTGGGCCGATTATAAAATTTGAAATAACCGAAGATTATGGCGTAAGCTTTGGTCCTTTCGTTATTTTGCCAAAATATTCCGATAGAAGCATTAGAGATCATGAATTAGGGCATTGTCTCCAAAATTGTCTGCTTGGACCGGTTGCAATTTTTACTATTTTTATTCCTAGCATTATTAGATTTTGGATCAGAGAACAGACTAAATATGAAAAAAAACAAAACATAGGTAAAATTATATACCTTGGATTGTTTGGTGTTGGCATTGTTTTAATTTTTGCGAGCTTATTCTCGAAAATAATTTGTTTATTAATTATTGGTTTGTTTTTGGTTGCATATTCTTTATTAATAGGTTATTGGCTTATTTTTAAAGAGCTACCTCAATATGCAAAAAGACCATATCCTGCATATGATGATATTTGGTTTGAACATGATGCGTCAATAAGAGGAACGAGTTTCATGGATAAATATTATCCGGAAGATAGAGAAAATATATGGTAAAATATAATCAAAAATTGTCAAATTATGATTATATTTTAAGCTTCGATCTCGCAAAACAAAAAACGGGATGGGCATTAGTTAATATTAAATCAAATAAAATTGAAAATTTTGGAATGATAATTTTGAATGAAAAAGTAGATTCTGTTTGGTTGGATATATATGATAAGATTATAATTGTTTTAAATAATATTAAAAAATATTGTCAGAGTTTAGGAAAACAATTTTTTGTATTAAAGGAAAAACTGCCGAATCAAGCTGGCAAATTTACAACAATTGCATCTCTTCAAGGTCTTGCTCAAGTTCACGCAATTTGGGAATTGGCATGTGAAAAGTCAGAAGTAGAACTATATGACCTTGATGGAATTCATTCCGTGAGTGTTAAGGCGTTTTTTAAAAGAAAATATGGAATTGAAAAACCGCAAAAAGAAGATATTGCACGGTTAGTTTGTGAAAAATACTGTTTCGATATTGGAGACAATCCATTGGACATTACTGATGCTATTGCTTGTGTTCAAACTTTAGTAGAACATAAATGGAATGAAGATATTAAAGATGTAATCAAAGAATTCAAGAAGGAATTAAAAAAATCAAAAAGTAAAAATAAAATAAATAATTTATCTGAAAAAATAAATTATTTAGAAAAATTATTAATTAATATAGGAGATTAATCATGGGAGAAATTTTTTCTTATTTAGCACTCGGCGTTATTGCAGTGGGCTTCATTGGATATGCCGTGTATAATATTATTAAAATTTTTAGAATGAGCGATCAGGATAAAGAGCGAGCCATTGTTTTTTATCTGAGCGGTCTGGTTAATATGGCGGAAAAGCAAATTGGATCTGGAAAAGGAGAAGAAAAGCTTAAAATGGTAGAAGATTTCTTCCTCAAAAACGCTCCCGCCCAATATAAACTTATGCTTAAATTTTTAGGAAAGAGCTGTCTAAAAGATCTTATTGAAAGTGCTCTGTCTCAAATTAAAGAAAACTTTTGTAAGTGAGGTAAAATATGGCTTGTAGAAGTTGTGACTTGAAGAGAATTTATAAACTCTTCGAAGAAAAAAAACGCCGTGAGGCGGAAGCGGCAAAGTTGGCCGCAGAAGCAGAACTTGCAAAAAAGCAAGAAGAAGTTTTTAAACGCACTCGTAAAAAGAAGGCTTACGAATCGGCAGAGGTTGTTGTAGAGACAACAGAAGAGCCGGTCGTTGAAGAAATTTACGAATAAATTCTACTGGCTTTGGTGTGCGGGCGGGTTCGAGAAGACCTCCGCCCGCCCGTATACTTTATAAAATATCAAAAAGGGGGGTTTAGACAAATGGCAATTTTTAAGCCTACGGATTGCAGTCCTTTTAATGGGACTTTCGATTTAACAAACGAAAATGATTTGCCGATTATTTTAGAGTGTAAGATAGATACATCTAATACCAAAGTGACGGCGTATACTATAGAATTATATGATTCTAATAATAATAAAATTTTTCCACAAAACGATAATATAATTTTGGAAAATAGAATGTCTTATGTTCTAGATTTAAAAGAATATATGGCAAAAAAATTTCCAAGATATAATAAATATAATATTAATTCTGGAGTAAACGGAACTTATATTGATGTTCCATTTGTGGTACTACAAAAAGATATAGACGTAGATAACAAATCTACTGTTAAAAGGAACCAAGTATCTAATCAAAATAATATTTTAAAAAATGGGGAATCCTATTTTTGGAAAATTATTCTATACCAAGAAGTAAAAAAAGAAATAAAGAATGGAATGGGTACAACTACGGTTCCTAACGAATTAAAATATTATGATATGACCGTAGCTGCAGGAACTGTTTTAGGTTCGAACGAGGAAAGAATACAAACTGCGGCAATAGATTCAAGCGAGAATACGGTTGAGAATTTAGTATTATTAGACAAGTTTATTCAACCCGTTTTTATAAATAATCTCGATTTTGATATAGAAAATCCTGTTGAATGGAGCGGAAATACAGACTCCATTATACTGTCTGGTCCAAGGAATATTGTAACTACTTACGATTCCGCTTATGGCCATATTTATCCATCGAAAGCTACTGGTAACACATTTCAGGTGGGTCAAATTACTCCAGAAGTTTCTAACGGATTTAGAATATATGAAGCGGGAAACAATCCTGACAATATTAAAGCTTCTGACAAAATTGATTTCATATATTCCGGAGATATTCACGATGGAGAAGTTAATGAAAGAACATGGGAATGGGTTCCTCAAACAGCAAATCCCTCTAATTCTTATTGGGCGGAAACTTACGAGGGCACAACTAAACCAAGTTCTCCGTATTATCCATTTGGAGATAGCACTTATTCAATTATAGGAGATGGAACGGAAAGAATTGCTTTTAATAATGTACAAAAAGAAGCTTTTATGGCTGATGGCTCTTCTTATCAAGGAAGTCCATACAATGGAGTTTTTTATCCTATCGTTGAGGTTTCTGAAATAAAAAAGAAAAACGATAAGGGTGAAGAAACAAAAGAAATTGAGAAATATAAAACTACCATATATTGGAGAAGACCAAAAGATTGTAACACATGGGGGCTAATTTCTAATAAAATTTTATATCTCAAAACAGGAGAAAATTCGGGATCAAACTTTGAAGTTGCAACAACCGCAAAATATGGGGTAATTAATAAAACACCGATTTTATTTGTGGAAGAAAAACCAATTAAGATATTTAATTCTTCTAATGAGTCAATTACCGAAACAAATGAAACAATTGGTGTGAATGTTGTAATACTTGGATCTGGAGCATCGGCGATCGTCACATTAACTCAAACGATTTCTGCCATTAAAAGTTTTAAATATAATAACAATTATATTTCAGATGGCAATTATTCTTATGAAGTTGGAGGAAAATATATATATTATACTCCTGATGGGACCATACCCTCTTCCGAACCTCCCGATATAGAAGTGATATACTACCCTTATAAAGAGCAAGATTATACTGGAGTTATTTTTTATAATAATTATAATGATAACCAGAATTTATATATTCGTCCTTCTTCTAATATTAAAAAAGATATGATGTATAAAGAATTAGATGGAGATCGATATTTTAAAATTAAATCATATAATTCTTTATATAATTATGTAATATATGATACTATTCTACCCACAGGGTCGTCTGAAAATTTTGAAACAAATAAAAGTCGTTATCAAATCAAATCGTTTTTTACTGAAGGAGACCTTAATCCTTTTTATTTGTATTTAGACCCTGCGCTCGATTTAGAAATATATATTTCTATAGACATGAGCGGAACACCAATTTCTCCTATTTCACAAATTTATACTATTAACGGCAGAAACTTTACGGCTTATATAAACTACGAGCAGAATAGTTATATTTCATGGAAGAGTTTTCAATGGTTTCTGTTGGATTCTTTTGGGTTAAAGGTGCTAGAACAAAGCGATGAAATTTATGACGGAGAAATAAAACATACATTTTATGGTTTGGAAAACAATACAGATTATGTTTTGTCTTTGGTTCTACAAACAAATACCAACAAAATAATAAGAAAAAACTATGAAATAAGAACGAGTTTTATAGAGGGAGTTCCCGAAGGAGAAGTGGTCGCAGAATTTGATTGTGACACTTTGTCAATGAAGGCAGAACTTACCACCAAAGAAACCGTTATCGTTCCTTATGCGGAAGGATACATCGATAGGGCACCGGTGGTTGGAGATAGTTGGGATAGTGTTTATATATACAATTCAGAATCTGGTTTTTATTATAAAAAAAATGAAGACGGAAGCTATGGTTCGATAGCAGAAATAACAACAGATAATAATGATGGAACTCTTTCTATTAAAAATGGAGAAAGTTTAGAATTCAAAAATGTATTTGAATCAGGAATCAATATTAATGAAAATACTGCGATTGCAAATATTCAAAATGATTCCGATATTATAACCATTGAAGGAAGTTTTAAATTTTCAAACAATTTATTAGGAAATATTTTTAAAATTGGCACTTTAGAAGAAGATGATTTTAATAATTCTATTATAATACCTGAATTTTTAGAATTTACAAATTTAGACGAAGTATTGGTTTCTAATAATGCAAGTAAATTTGTAGATCAAAATGGAATCGGTGTAAAATTTATATATTCTGATGGGACTGTAGCAGAGAAGTGGCAAAGTATAAAGTATTTTCAAATATCTTCTTTTCAAAGAGAAACCGATACGAATGTGGGTGGAAATACGGGTAATGTTGCGCCATTTACGTATGCAGATGTGTTATCAGATAACGGGGAAACTCTCAAAGAAAATAAGAAATATAGAAACGTGAACGGAATGGCTAATAGTTATAACGGACCTTTGATAAGTTTTCAAACATCATCGAAGGAGAGTTTTGGGTTTACAACAAACGACGGAGAAACATTTATTTGTAAAAAAAAAGATATAGATGAGGCCGCTAATTTATTATTTAAATTGAATGCTACCTCTCGAATATTATGGACAGATTATGTTCCTGAAAAAGAGATGGAAAATGTTGTCATTCGGTCTACGAATAGCGATCCAGAAGGTGTTTTTAAGTCAGTATTGTCGGATACTTCAATAATGTGGAGCGATGAGTTCATTTGGAAAGATGGCGAATATTTAATGGATGGAAGTTTTGTTTCTGCGACTTTGGGTGAAGTATATGTAAATGATTCGCTCGTTGAAACAATTAAAGTTGAGGGTTTGCCCGATGAAGGAGATAAGTATTCTCAAACAAACTTGACCCCTCTTATTGAATTAGACAATGAATTTCCTGAAAGAGAAAATATAGAAAACAAAACTTTTGTTTTTAAAATTTTGTTTAATACTCGAAATTTTTCGATAATTCAAAGTCAAAGTTTTTGTTATGTGAGGTAAAAATATGGATATAAAATTTTCTTTTGGTCCAAATACTTCTATTCCAAATGCTTTTGAAAATATCAATTTTTTCTATATCTCTACTCAGAAGGATGGAATTTCAGATAAGGACAATACAGGATGTCCTCAAAAAATTTCTTCAAGTAATATAGAAAAAATATTAGAAAACTTTCCGGGTTCTATTATTGGATTGTTTAATTTTGAAGCGTTTAAAAATAACGATATTAATATAACCAAAAATGCACAGGGAATTTCTAATGCTGGATCGGACTTATATTCAATGTCCATATATAAAAAAGAAATTTGGTATGATAGAGAAAATAATCAAGAAAAAGAACAGGAAATTTGGACACCTGTAACTTTTGGGAGTTCTTCCAATATACTGAGAGATTTTAACATTGCTAACAATAGACAATATAAATATGTGTTTAGGTTGGTAAAAAATAAAATTTCTGGAATGCAAGAAAATACAGGAGGAATAATTGTTCCTATTAAAACAAATTGGATGGGTTGGAGTATTACCGAATTACATCCTACAGAAGATTCTAAGATTTTTTATGCATCTCCCAAAGATGTGTGGAAATTTAAATATAATATATCCACGGGGGCACAAACTCAGAACATTTCTAAAACCCAACAAGATACCTTATCCGCTTTCCCAGTTTTCAGTCATGGTGTAAAAAACTCTGTAAGCGGAAGTGTTGAGTGTTTATTGGGAAGAGAAATTATTAATGCAAATTATACTAATGAAGAATATGTATATGAATTTGATAATTTATTACAACAATGGACATGGAGGGCTCGAAACGGAAATATTAAAAATTTAGGTGGATATAAAGAATCTTTAGGAAGACATGAAAATTCTTGCAATGGTCAATATTTGTCTCCCACTTCTCTTGGATTCAGGGATTTGAGTTCAAATGAAGCGGTGGATATGTTGAATCTGTGGAGAGAGGTGTGCTATTCTGGAAATCCTAAGCTTTTAAAAGATCAAAAGGGGCAAAAGTTTATTATTCAGATTACAGATCCGTCTAATACGGTAAACGACACATGGGAAAAAATGCCAGATAGCATATCTTTTTCGTGGAATGAAATTATAGATTCGGATGATATAAAAATTGTTCAAGAATCCAACAAATAATAAGGAGGGGGCGGAAATGCCGCAGATTAGAAATATTTTAAAGTCTGGTTCTGGAGAAAACATAGATTATTTAATAGTCGGCGGCAATTCTCCCGTGGACTATTTAAATAAGTATTTAAAAATTTCTGAAATAAAGAAAATATTGGATAGAAATACTATTTATCCTAGATTTAAAATTTTTATATTAAATACGGATGAAACGGTAAATTATGAAATTCCGGAAAATGATATAATTTTAGGTGGGATGTATAATGAAAACTATCAAAATGGGACGAGAAGAACAATATCGTTTTCTTTGAATAATGAAGATGGAAAATATTCTCCTTCTATTAATAACCTGTGGGTAAATACTCGATTGGCATTGGAGTGTGGAATCGAAATACCAGATGAGGGAATTATAATATGGTTTAAAAAAGGTATATATATAATCAATTCCATATCCCCCTCTAAAACTATAGAAAAAAAAACTGTTTCTATAAGTTGTTCAGATAAATTTGGATTGCTCACTGGAAGTTTGGGTACAGTGACTTTTACCACTGAAATTCCATCAAAAACAAAAATAAAAAATGTTATACAGGACATTTTAATGACAAGTACGGGAAATGGAGAAATCTTAGATTCCAAACCATTTTTTTATCATCCATCTTTTGAAAACGAAGTGCTACCGGTATCCATAACTCTTTCTGCGGGAGATAATTATGGAAGCGCGATTACTCAAATAGCAGACATATTATCCGCAGAGGTTTTTTATGATGGATTTGGAATGTTAAATTTTGTTCCGATAGCGGACACTACTTATGATAGTAACAAACCTAATTTATATGATTTTTCTTTAAAAAATTTACAAAATGAAGACTTTTCATTTAATGTAGATTCCTTTATTAATTGTATATATGTGGTTGGAGCAAATGTTAATGGCCATACTTGTTATTCTATTCAAAAAAACGAGAATCCACTTTCTCCTATTTGCGTGAGCAGGATCGGATTAAGAACCGGAAGCGTTATAAACGACTCTAATATCACTACCGATTATCTTGCCGAAGAAAGAGCAAAGTATGAATTAAGAAAAAAAACTATTGCAGAAAGTACATTGGGGAGTTCTGTAATTTTCAATCCTTTATTAAGTGTTAACAATATAGTAACTTTTACAGATAAAGAAGATTTTGAATTGCAAAGAGATAGGTTCTTAATTCAGAGTATTTCATTTTCTTTAGATTATTCGGGAACTATGAGTCTAACTGTTTCAAATACAGAAAATCTTCCATTTAATTTCTGAGAAAGGAGTAATAAAATTATTATGATTAAGACATCTATTTTAGAGAACGAAAAAGGATGTGTGGCAGCCGGATTAAACGGAAAAGAAATGCGTCTTTCAATGGAAAATAAAAATCTCCTTTCTTCTATGGGGTCTATGTATTTTGGAACGGGGAAAACAAAATCCGACGGAGATGTTACATTTCCATTAATTAAAGCCGTGCGCACTCAAGCATTAGAAGAAGTCGCTGATGGCGATAATATAGTGGTGGGGATTTCTTTTTCTATAACTGATGATGTGATAGAAGCAGATTTTAAAAAAATTCAAGAAAAGATTGCATCGTTACGTTGTGGAAACAACGTAATATGTAGCAATAATTTAGTTGTTAAACAAGATTTGGAGGGATAAATATGGCTGATTTAACAAACAATGACGGCGCTATTGAAGCCAACATTCCTGCAAAACTAATGAGAATGTCTATAGAAAATAAGAATTTACTTTCAAAAGCCGGTTCTATGTATTATGGCACAGGGGCGGTTAATACGGTATATATTAAATATATAGATTCAGAAGGCAAAGCCCAACAAAAATCTTATAATATTCCAATAACCAAAGCCGTAGAGCCGCCAGCTGGAGGAATCAAAAATGGAGAAACTTATGGAATAAAATTCTTTATTTCGTCAGACGGAACAATTAGTAGAGCAATATTGGTGCCTGTAACAGCTTCAAATTCTCAATAATTCGGAGGTCGAAAATATGATTGACGCAAAAGAATTTTTGGGAATAACCAGAGATGTTATTGATCAACAATTGAAAGATCGCTCTAATGATGCAGTATGTGAAATTGAAAGCGTCAACGATGATGGAACTCTTAATATTTATATTTTACCAGATAGAGTTAATGTTGTTAGAAATATTATAAACGAATCCAGATATAATTTTCGCAGTGGAGATGCCGCCCTCCTATATTTAATTAAAAATAGAATATCGGATTCTTTTGTTGTTGCTAAATTTAAACCAAGTGACGAAGACATTAGAAGTTCAGGGAATTCCCAATCTGTGGTGGTTTCGGGGGTACCGGGTCCGCAAGGTCCTCCTGGACCGCAAGGAGTTCAAGGAGAAATCGGTCCTACTGGTCCAACGGGCGCAGCCGGAGAAGCTGGTTCTATAGGACCGACAGGAGAAAAAGGAGAAGTTGGTCCTACTGGAGCGGTGGGTCCCACTGGTGCTCCCGGATTGACAACTAAAGTTACGGTTAACGGAACGACATACATGCAGTCTGGCGGAAACATTACACTTCCAGATTATGCTAAAATAGGAACGGCAACAACTAATCAAGTTTTGTCAAAAATCGAATATCTTGCAGAATCAGCAATCCCAACAACTCCTGATGAGACATATGAATATGCTATAACCGATTTGATTTCTTATGGAGATCTTGACGCTAATCTTCAGGAACAAATCGATCATATGGGAAATACTGGTCCTACAGGTGCTACGGGTCCTACTGGTGCTAAAGGAGAGACTGGTAATGTTGGTCCTACCGGAGCTACTGGCCCTACCGGAGCTAAAGGCGACACAGGTTCTGTAGGTCCCACAGGTCCTAAAGGAGATACAGGGGCTGTTGGTCCCACTGGTCCTAAAGGAGAACAGGGAATTCAAGGTGTAAAAGGAAACACTGGCTCTGTTGGCCCTACTGGCGTTACTGGTGCCATTGGACCTACCGGTTCTGTTGGTCCTACTGGTTTAACAGGCGCGGTCGGTCCGACAGGCCAGACTGGTTCTGTTGGTCCTACTGGTGCTACTGGTGCAATTGGTCCTACTGGCGAAACCGGTCCTGTCGGTCCCACAGGTGCGGTCGGTCCCACAGGTGCTCCCGGATTGGCAACAGAAGTTACGGTTAATGGAACAACCTATACTCAGTCGGATGGAAATATAACGCTTCCTGATTATGCTAAAATTGGAACGGCAACAACTAATCAAGTTTTATCGAAAATTGAATATACGACAGAAACAGAAATTCCAGCAACTCCTGATGAGACATATGAGTATGCTATAACAGACCTAATTGGTTATAGCGATCTTGACGCAAACTTGCAAGAACAGATTGATCATATGGGAAATACAGGTCCGCAGGGTCCTACTGGTCCTAAAGGCGATGCTGGTCCTACTGGACCTCAGGGACCAAAAGGAGACCCGGGAAATGCGTCGTTCTCGACTTATTCTATTTCCGAAAGTTCTTGGAGCGCAACAGATAATGTAAATTATGGTTCTTATAAATATTCTGTTTCTGGAATACCAGATTCTTCAAACTCCATTGTTAATGTTTATAACTCTGACAATTGTTTAGTTTATGCTAATGTAAAACATGATTCCGGCACTGTTACAGTTTATTCGAATGTAAAGATTTCAGGAAAAGTTTGTATTGTTCGATAAAAAATTTATAGATGTTTCAAAAGTTTTGTAAAACCACTTGACAAACAGACTGTTTTGTGGTACAATATATATTGCTGGGGAAGCGAAAAATTTCCCCGGCAGAAAGTAGAGGAGAATATGAGAAGATTTGAAGAAGTAAGCAAGGAATTTAGAAAGTTCCCTGATGTGGAAACAAAACTCCCGGAGAGAAGCGATTCGCGAAGTGCTGGATATGATCTCCATTCGAAAGAAGATTATGTGCTTCAACCGGGAGAATCGCACACATTTTGGACAGATGTGTGCGCGACAATGTTTTTTGATAATGTTTTGATGATTTATGCAAGGTCTGGTCTCGGGTGTAAGAAGGGTGTCGTCCCAAGAAACTGCACGGGGATTGTGGACTCGTCGTATTTCGGTAATTCATCAAACGGTGGAAACATCGGCGTTTGTTTGGTTAATAACGGAACTGAACCGCTTGAAGTAAGAATCGGTGATCGAATCAGCCAGTGCATATTTTTGAGATATCTGATTGTGGACGACGATCGCTTCTTGTCTCAAAAGACCGACAAGGTTAAGCGCACCGGCGGATTTGGAAGCACCGGGAGGTAATGTGAATGAAAGTCGTATTTTATACAATTGGATGCCCACAGTGCTTGCTTGTGGAAAGAAAATTGAAAGAGAAATGTATTCCATATGAAGAGAAAAACGATATAGAAGAAATGATTTCGCTTGGATTTAAACACGCGCCGATTCTTGTCGTTGATGATAAAGTAATGGGCGTAAAAGATGCGCTAAATTGGATTAAAACTATTTGAATTGGCGGTGCTTGATATGGATAAAAATTCTTTAAATAAAAAACTTAATTATTTGAAATCTTATATGGATGTCACAAAAAATGCGGCAACTTTATCGGCGGTTGATAGTAACGCAAATGTAACATCTCGTAACGTTGCAACAATGTTTGCAGAACTGCCGAAAGAAGATACGATTGCGGTAAATAGAGCGATTGTTGAAGAATATCTGCTAAAACTTTTTGGAGAAGATTTAGTAAATAGTTTTAGAGAAGATATGAAACATCATATTTTATATTCTCACGATGAATCTTCTCTTATGCCGTATTGTGTTGCGATTTCTTTATATCCATATCTTTTGGATGGACTTAAGCCGCTCGGCGGAACTTCGGGTCCTCCTAAACACTCTGATTCTTTCATTGGAGGATTAACTAATTTAATTTTTCTAATTGCTGGTCAGTTTGCTGGCGCAGTCGCTGTTCCCGAAACAATTCCATATCTTGACCACTTTCTTCGTGTAGATTATGGTGATGACTATACAGAACACCTCGATGACATCGTTGAATCGTTCGGCAATAGAAGATACACTCTTCGTAAAAAGATTGAGGATTTGTTTCAGCAGTTTGTATATTGTGTGAATCAGCCTGCGGCAGCACGCGGATATCAAAGTCCATTCGTGAATATAGCATATTTTGATAGAGGATATTTTAATTCCATCTTTAAAGATTTCGTTTTCCCAGATGGAGACGAGGCTAATTACGAATCAACAGTTGTTCTTCAAAAGATGTTCATGAAGTGGTTTAACAAGGAAAGAACCAAAGAGGTAATCACGTTCCCCGTAGAGACAATGAATTTGCTATACGATAAAGATACAAAGAAGTTTGTCGATGAAGATATGGCAGATTTTACAGCCGAAATGTGGGCAGAAGGGCATTCATTCTTCTTATACAACTCCGATTCTGCCGACGCGCTCAGTTCTTGTTGTTTCAGTGGCGATCAGATGTGTCTTTCGAGGTCTTCAGATGGTGTAAATTATATGACATTTAAAGAATTATATAATTCGCCATATAATATAACAAAAAGAAACTTTACCGTTTTTCATAATGGGAATTGGTGTCAAGGAAAACTAGTTCGTCTTCCGGCACGAGAAATGTATCATATAACAACCGTCAATAATAAGGAGATTTTTGTTACAGATAATCATATTAATCCGACATATCTCGGAGATAAAAAAACAAGTGATTTAACAGAAGATGATTATCTTATGTTCAATACTGGTGTTCTAAATGCCGTTCACGAAACAGATAAAGATCTTAGCTATGAACAGGGATATCTTATTGGGATGTATCTTGGCGACGGAAGTATGGAATCGGAAGATTCAAACAATACAACGACGGTACATCTTAGTTTAAATGAAGAAAAGTATAAGAATTCGCTTGAAATTATTCAGAGGGCCGTTCCGCATGCAAGGGTTTCACTTGGACGTGTTTATCACAATGTTTATCCCGTTTCAATTCGAAATAATGAGGTCGCCGCATTCGTTCGACAGTTTGTATACGGAAGGTATTCATTCGAAAAAGAATTAAACCCCGATTGCTTGCTGCAGTCCGTTGAGTTTCGGAGAGGAATTCTTGATGGGTATTATGAAACCGACGGCGGAAATTCAAATAGAATTTATACGACCTCTTATAAACTGGTTGGGCAAATCGAACTTCTGTGTACGAGTCTTGGAATTAATACTATTGTTAATGTTTCTGATAGAACAGGTGATGGACTTGTTGTAATTAGAGGGAAAGAATTCAATAGAAATTATCCCCTTTATTGTATTCGCTGGTACGAAACACACAAGAGAAATCAGGCTAACATATACAAAAGAAAGAACAATTCGATTTATTTTAAAATTAAATCTATTGAAAAATGCGACTATGAGGACGAGTATGTATATTGTTTCGAAATGAAAAACGAAGAAGAACCATATTTTACGCTTCCTAATGGTATTATCACTCACAATTGTCGCTTAAAGAGCGGAATTGAGAAAAATGTGTTTAGCTATACTCTTGGCGCCGGAGGACTTCGCACTGGCTCTAAAAAGGTAATTACACTAAACTTAAATAGAATTACGCAGGATTGGGATAGAGCAGGAAGAAAAGAACCAATTGAAGAATATATCGGAGTAATTGTAAAACGAGTTCATAAATATTTGATCGCTTGGAATGAATGGTTGAAAGATCTTTATAAGGCTGGACTTCTTACTGTCTACTCTGCTGGATATATTGCGCTCGAAGATCAATATTTAACCGTTGGCGTTAATGGAGGTCTTGAGGCGGCAGAGTATCTCGGAATTGAAACGAGAGCAGATAATCCTGAATACCAGAAGTTAATGAATGCTATTTTAACAAAAATTAAGAACATCAATCTTGAGGATAGAACGCCAGAAACAAAGTTTAATACGGAATTTGTACCGGCTGAAAACGCTTCTGTAAAGTTGTATAATTGGGACAAGAGAGACGGATATTGGGTTCCAACTTGTCGTAATTTGTATAATTCTTATTTCTTCCCGGTCGAAGATCCGACATACAATGTTTTGGAAAAAATCCGCGCTCATGGTTCAGCGTTTATTTCCAATCTTGACGGCGGCTCGGCTGCTCACATTGGTCTTGATGCGCACCTCTCGAAACAGCAATATCGCTTGATAATGAATTATTGTGCAGAGTGCGGGTGTTCTTACCTTACGTGGAACATTCCGAACACCATCTGCAATGACTGTGCCGACATTGATAAAAGATACTTGAAAGAGTGTCCGAAATGCGGTTCTAAAAATATTGATTACGCAACGAGAATTATTGGATATTTAAAGCGGATTTCTAATTTTAGCGAAGCTCGCCAAAAAGAAGCCGCAAAAAGATTTTATGCGCATGGGGTTGGAGAATAATTTGGTATGTTAAAATATTTTGATTACAGTGTAACATTTGCCGAATTTCCGGATGAGATTTCTCTTTGTGTGAACATTTCTAATTGCCCAAATAAATGTGAAAAGTGTTCGGAGTCTTGGTTGGCCCAAGACATCGGAATGGTGTTGGATGAAAATTCAGTTTCGGAATTGATAGAAAAAAATCCGGGGATCACGTTATTTGGATTTATGGGCGGAGACAATGATCCGGAAGAGCGAGTTAGGTTGTCCAAATTTATAAAAAACAATTTTGGGATTAAAACCGGTGTTTATAGCGGAGCAGACAGCATTTATTTAAACGGAATAGAGGCATTTGATTATTATAAATATGGAAAATGGATTTATCCGTTTGACACAAATGGAAATTTAATTTGCGACAAACAATGCGGTCCGATTTGTTATGTTGGCACAAACCAAAAAATGTTTGAGATTATAGATGGGAAAATGATAGATATAACATATCGGTTTCAGAAAGATAAAATATCTAATCTCAAAAATTTTATTAAAGAGGATTAAATTATGGTAGCAGCGAAGGTTAGTGATGACGAAGAACTCGTAACGGAAATTAGAGCAGCAATCAAGGAGAATGAAGGTTACTGTGCGTGCGCAATCAAGCGGTGCCCGGAAGTAAAATGTCCGTGTGCTAATTTCCGTCAGATGCTAAAAGAAGGGCGAGTCGGAGAGACCTGTCATTGTGGACTATACGAAATTGTAGAAGTTCCGCAAGAATCAACGATTCTATATAGGAGATAAATATTATGATTACACTTCAAAACTTTGTTAAAAATGCAAACGCATATACGCTTTTGCTGACAATGGGAGAACACGATACGGTTGATATGCTTCCTACGGCGCAGAAACCGTTTTCTCCCGAATTTTATCCGGTGTCTGTGGACTATGGTGTTCCCGCACCCGGTTCTGTCGCTATTAATTATTTTACGCAGGAGAACTTTATGTTCGTTAACGGGGCGTGGGGCAAAGACAGCGCTCCTTCCGTTCTTGAACAACTTACAGCGGTTGAAAACAAGGTATATACTCCGAATGAGGGTGTCGATGGATACGATAAGGTTACGGTAAACGTTCCTCAGCTCGACACTTCTGACGCAACCGCTGTTGCTGACGATATCCTGTCTCCTAAAACGGCGTATGTAAAGGGGACGAAAATTACAGGCGCTCTCGGAACGCAAAGCAAAACTGCAACCCCGAGCTCCGCATCGCAGACAATCACTCCGGACACCGGCAAACTGTTGAGCAGTGTTGTTGTTGAGGCCGCTCCTATGGATGATGCTAAAACAGTTGAGGCCGGTACCGTTGCTAAAACGGTTTCTCCGAGCGCAGGGAAACTTGGTATTAAGTCGGTCACTATCAACCCAACCCCGAGTTCTGCAAAGACTGCTACTCCTACGAAGAGTGTCCAGAATATCACCCCTGAAGAGGGAGAACTTCTTTCCGGTGTCACAGTAAACGCAATTCCCGATCAATATATTGTACCCACTGGTTCTCAAACGGTTACTGTCAACGGCAATGTTGATGTTACCGCTCTTGCGAGCGTAACGGTGAGCGTTCCGAACGCAGTTTCTGAACTGACAATCACTGAAAACGGTACTTATGTAGCAAAGGCTGGAGAGGTTGGTTATAGCAAGATTATTGTAAATGTTCCGGTCTCTACTGGAGAGTAAGGATATCAAAACACTGCGGGAGTAGAACATATCCCCTTAGCCATATGATATCTTTTCTTTACACAAAACAAAAACACAAGGAGGAAATTATGGCGTATAGTCGCACAAACTGGGAGAACGACGTAACTCCCCTTAATGCCACAAACATGAATAACATCGAAGATGGAATAGAAGAAAATAAAGTAGCCATAGTTGGTAAAGTAAGCCAAGCACAGATGGAAGAATATGCTGTTCCGATTAAAACAGCAGCCGGCGCACCCGACCTGCACAACGTTACGGGAACGCCCTTTGTATACGGGCACATTAACTCCGCAGGAACTGAAACAGAAACCACAATTGGGCTTGCATACGATGATAGTTCGATTGCCGCTTTGATAGGTTCTTTTAAAATTCCTGTAATGGACCAAGACGGTATGTTAAGGTCTGCCGGTGTTGTGGGAACCCTTCCTGAAGCAGGAGGTACAGTTCTTCCCAACTGCGACGACGTGAACAGTATCGTCTCAAGCGCACAGGAAAAGTTAGTGCTGACCTATCTGAAACTGCCCAGTAATAAAACTGGGACCAATGGTCAAATTCTCGTAGCCTCTGGATACGAAGATTATTACGATAACACCACAGGTGAGACAACGCAGTATTCGGTACTCAATTGGGCAGACCCTCCCAAAGCTGTAAGACACTGGGTAGCTACCTTAGTCAAGGCTTCTGACCCTGATGTAAACGGAGGGCAGATTGAGTTCTGGTCTACCGGAACGCCTAACTCCGAAACAAATCCAACAAACCTTAATGACTTGTTTGCTAAGAGGGTTGGTAAAGCGCTTGTGCGAGGCATAGACTCCAGTAACAATGAGTATTTCGTATATATGCTTGGTGTAGGTGGGACAACCGGCGTGCAGTACTACACAGCATATCCTTTCGCCGAAATGAATACGACTGGAGTAACTTACGATAGCGTTACTCTTGCTGAAGTAACTTGAATATAAACCTCTCAGGTTTATAAATAAAATTTTTGAAAGGAGCGCCAAATCATGGGACTCAAAACTACAAATTATGAAATTAAAGAAATTGGCATCACCCTTCCTGAAGCATATGCCATCATTCATGAAATAAGAGTTGTGGGAGAGAGCGGCACCGCCGTTTTTCACGTTCAGGCATCTCCTCGCGCCAACGCTCTTGGGTTATTTCCTCTTAAAAGGATCTCGGTAAATTTCGATTGGACGAGAGAGACGAATCCTCTCACTGCGGCTTATAAAGAAGCCAAGGCAATGCACTATAAGAAAGTCTGGGATAGAGAAACTAAGAAGTATATTGATATAGAAAATCCCAATCCTTTTTATGGATGGGAAGACGATATCATAGAAGGGGAGTAATTATGCCTAACTTTTTAGTTTCTCCTACTTGGGTGGATGCGAATTCAAAAACAGTTAATGCTTATCCTGATGAAACATTTAATACCAAGGACAATATTTTATCTGAATCTTTGTCTCCCGACACAGAGCCATCTGGTTTCGTGTCCCTTAGAGCCAGCGGAACCATGAATATGGGAACAGTAACTGATGCTAACGAATATTCAAATGGAATATACCAAGGAGATAGAGGTAAGTCTTTAACTTTTTACAATACCAATGGATTTGGATTAACTGCTCGATCTTCCAGTGTTGGAGGAAAAGAAATAGATTATAAATCTGGATATTTTAAATTGTGGAATGTGCCGGACGGAACTAAAGATACCGGCGGAAACATAAGTTATAGTTGTGCGTTAGTGCCATCCAAAAAGTCTTTACAACAGTTGGGTTTGGTTGATCATAAATTTCAAACTGTATGGACTGAGGTTGTTGGAGGGGGCAAAAATTTAACAATTACAGATAGAAAATTTATTAGTATTTCCAAGCCAGGACTCTATGCCTTTTGTATTCGCGATGATTTGGGCACTATTGATATACATACGGCATCAATAAATATATATGATTTAAATAGTTCCGATCTTTTTTCTACTGTATATACTACAAATAGTTTAAAGATAAATATTCAATATTCGCATAATTCCAAGCAAATTTTTCCTCAAGGGGATTATTATATAATTCCTGGAAGCGCAAAGCTTCTTTTTGATTATTCAGAGAGTGATTCTGGAGCATTGGGTTGAGCGAGGTGATTGATTTTGAAATTTTTAATTCCACCAGAATGGTATAATAAGAACGGCACGCTTGTGTCTTTATTTGATACAGATTCGGATGAAGATGGTGTGGTAATAGGAGATGGTGCGTCTGGAAGTGGAAGTTATAACATCTCAATTGGAGCAAATTCTAAAGTAACTGGCGACTATAGTATAAACATAGGTGGCGCTGGAGATAATGTGGTTGATGAATCTTTTTTTATTCAAATGGGGATGCAAGATGAACCATATGTTCTTAAAATTGGAGATGGTCATTTAAAACTTCCGTCTCTTGGAACTTTTGCTTCGGATGATACAAACGAAACGGGAAAGGCTCTTCAATTTGAAAACACCAACGGTATTGGAACCAAAACTTTTGGTGCAGGATATATAAAAGTATGGAATATCGATAATCCAGATGGTAAGGCGTATTGTTCGTTGGTTCCGTCTTTGAATGGCAAGCAAAATTTGGGACATAAATCATGGCGATTTAATGAAATCTATGGGGGCGTTGTTGATGCTAATAAGGGTAACTTTAAACAAATAACTTCTAATGTGAACGTATTTCAAACTATTACCACAAAAGTTTCATCATATGGATTATATTCAATACAAATATCTTATCAAAACAATCAGTATCAACTTATTTTAGTATACAATGCATATGTTAGTACGGTTAAGATTCCTTTTGACTTTGAGTATGATGGAACATTTATGACGGTTAGCAGTTTGGTTTGTGATTCGAATGGGAACTTAAGTTTTGAAAATGCAGCTGGCGCTTCAATTACAAAAATCTTTCCTATTATTTCAAATTATGAGCCATTATAAAATTTAGAGGGGTTATAAAACCCCTCTTTTTTTGTGCATTTTGACAAAATAAATAAAATCGGATTTTTATTTTCAAAAACCACTTGACAAAGCGATTTTTGTGTGTTATACTAATGTCGAAAAGTGGGAAACCACGTGAAAAAGGAGGAAGAAAGTTGAAAGTAATTATTCCAGAAAAAAACGGAAACGGACAGTATCGCCCCAACCATGCGCAACGCCGTAAAATGCTCCAGGCGTTGAACCGCAAAGCAAAGCGTCCGCTGACTAAAGATGAGTTCGAGCAGTTTTTGATGGTTCAAAGACTTCGTCACGGAGATGTACGAGACGAAGATATTCGTAAGATGGCGGCCGGCGGTGTTGCGCATTACGACAATCCTGACAAATTCCCGAACGGAATCGAGGTCAAGCTGAATTATGCAGAGATTTCGCAGAGGAAACGGGAGGACTTCCGAGAGGAATACTGGCGGTGGGTTGAAGAGCACAAAGCTGATGTGTTCCACCTTGACCGTGAGGAGAACACAAGCTCGCTTGTTTGTCTCGTGGAAGACGAGAGATATCGCGAGATGGATGGAGAAAAGGTTCGAATCCCGAGATGGGAGTTCGACCTGTTCGCAGATCTGCTTGTGAAGAACGAAGAGGGGGAATTTGTGTCTCCGTGGGACATTCCCGACAGCACAGAAGATTTTGTATCGGCGGAAGAGCTGACAAAGCAACTTGAAGATAACAAAGAGGATACTGAAAATGTCGATGGTTGAGTATAATAAGATCGAAACGGTCTATCGCCGAGATGAAAAGACAAAGAAGCTCGTTGTCGGAGAGTTTACCAATCCAACGATCGAGTTTTGTAAAGATCTCCCGTGGACTTTTACGGAGAAGGTCGACGGAACGAATGTTAGGATTTTTTGGGACGGACACACCGTAACATTTGGAGGTCGCACAGATAAAGCACAGATGCCAACGGTTCTCATCAGTCGGCTGAATGAGCTTTTTGGCGGTGAAGTAAACGCACAGTTGTTCGAACAGAAGTTCGGTGAAACCGAAGTAATCCTTTTTGGAGAAGGATACGGTCCAAAGATTCAGAGCGGTGGTGGTTATCGTGACGATGTCGATTTTATTATTTTCGACGTGATGATTGCAGGCAATTATCAGCCTCGTTCGTCGGTCGAAGACATTGCGCAGTATTTCGGAATTGATATTGTTCCAATCGTTCTGGAAGGGACGATTGCAGAAGGAGTAGATTATGTGCTCCACAACCGCAAGAGTTTGATTGCGAGAAATGGTGCGCTGATTGAAGGTTTGGTTGGAAGACCGAAGATTGAGCTTCGAGACAGAGTGCACAAAAGACTAATTTGCAAAATCAAGCTCAAAGATTTTGAGTAAAATTTTTTTTGCAAACCTATTGACAACCGAGTCAAAGTATGTTATAATATTATTGCGGTGGAAGAACCACGCAAAATACACGAAAATATTTTTATTAAACGAAATGGAGAAAAACAAAATGGCAGCAACATTTGATTTCGTAGGAAAACTGAAGAAAATCGAAAAGGAAACCGAGAAGTTTAAGGCGTTTGACGAAAAGCGTTATGATTCCGGTTGGACCAATCAGACCTTCAAGTTCAACGCAGTTAACGGCGGCAACTCGCATATTATGCAGATTCGTGCCGGGTTCTGGAGTAAGGCGGATGGTTCTGTTGATGTTGGTAAGATGAAGATTTATACGCAGTCGAAGGCAGAAGGCGGCGCAAAGAGCCAGCGGATGGAAGTGGCATTTGCAGACAGAGCAAATCCTGAGGTCCTTTCTCGCGTAGCATATTTCCGTAAATTCGGAATTAACCTGAATAAGCCCGGAGAAGAGAATGCCGCTTCGAATGATCACGAATATCTTTTCGAGGGCGATTTTATGACCGCTCTTCGCAAGCTGATGGATAACCCGAATTTCACCAGCCGTAGAGTTCATATTAAGGGAACTATGGACATTCAGTACGGTGAATCGACCGGAGTTTTCTATCAGACCTTCGTTCCTTCTCGCATTTGGTTCGCCAACGACGACGAAGCTGATATGATGAAGCTTTCTATTGACCTGATTTATGGTCCTGAAGCCGTAGATGAGGATGATGACATTTTGCGAGTAAACTGCTATCACAGATATTATGACGCAAATTATCGTAAGGATTCTTGCAAGGGTCAGGCGACCTGCCCGATTCAGTTTGTCGTAAGAGATCCACAGTTCTTTGATTCTATTCGTCGCAGATTCTCTAACTTCCCTGACGAATGCACTTTTGCAAAGCTCGATGCGACACTGGACGTTATCAATGGCACTGAAACGATTCCGGTGAGATATGAAGATCTTTCCGAGGACGCAAAAGAGAATATTGAATTCGGATTTACAACCCTTGAAGAAGAAGTTCGCGCGGCTGGTGGAACGGTGTATGGAAACCGCGTAACGGAGCTTCGTTTCAGAGGAACGAGAAATGTTCAGGGAACGGCATATGAAGCAGAGGACCTGCTTCCTCCGAGACATGATGGTGCAGACGAGGCTGACGACACAAATAGCGGTCTTTCGGCAGAGAAGAAGGCTGATGGTGAAGACTTCGATCTGTTCGGAGAACTGTAAGCAATAAGGATGTGTGGGCAGATAGATTAAAGATAGATGGACGAGGGTCTGTCTGTCCACAAAAAATAAAATATGGAAGAAAAAGAAAAAATAATAGAAAATCCATATGGTTTTGTGTATATAACTACGAATTTAGTCAATGGTAAAAGATATCTTGGACAAAAAACAATGAACAGTTATAGAAATTGGAAAGATTATCTTGGAAGCGGAACACAAATTCGTAAAGCTATCAAAAAATATGGAAGAAAAAACTTCTATAAGACAATTGTTTGTTTTTGTTATTCTCAAGAAGAATTAAATAAAGCTGAATCTGATTTAAGTGTTTTTCTAAATGTCGTAGAGGATAGCGGTTGGTATAATTTGGTTTATGGCGGAGGTTCTACGAATGGTTGGCATCATTCTGAAAAGGTAAGAGAAGATCAAAGAGAAAGGTCTAAAAAGCTTTGGAAGAATGAAGAGTTTAGACAAAAGTTTCCTGAATTTGCCAAAGCAAGAACCGGAGAAAAGAATTCAAATTATGGAAACCATAAATTAGCCGGGGAAAACAACCCAAATTATGGAAAACACGCGTCTCCTGAAACTCGTGCCAAGATCTCAGAAGCAAATAAAAATATATCAGAAGAAAAAAGAAAAAAATTAAGCGAAGCGGCAAAAGAGAGATTTAAAAACAAAGAATACAGACAACATTTGCGAGATATGAACATCGGAAGAAAAATGTCTGAAGAATCTAAAGAGAAATTAAGAGAGTCTTTAAGGAAGTATTGGACAGAGGAGAAAAGAAAAGAATATAGCCAAAGATTTTCTGGCAAAAACGCTCCCTTTTATGGTAGACATCATTCGGAAGAAACAAAACGAATTTTGAGCGAAAAATTAAGCGGAGAAAATAATAAATTCTTCGGCACCCATTTAACAGAAGAACATAAAAGAAAAATTCTCGAATCAAGTCCTCTGAAAAAGTCCGTTGTTCAATTAGATTTTGACGGAAATTTTGTTGCTGAATATATAAGTATAGGAGAGACGGCTCGGGTTAATAGGACTACAGCGTCGCATATTGTCGGAGCAATTTCGACCAAAGGCAGTTCCGGTGGATATTTGTGGGTATATAAAGAGGAATACGATCCTGAACATAGTCCAAAATATAAAAACAATAGGTTTGTTCCGGTTGTGCAGGTTGATAAAGGCGGAAAATATATCGCAACATATTTTAATTCTCGTGAAGCAGAAAGACAGACCAGGGTTCTTCATCAAAATATTGGCAGATGTTGCAATAATAAACATACAACTGCTGGCGGGTATTTTTGGAGAAAATTAGAAGATTACGACCCAAACGAAGTATTTTCTAACAAAAAAAATAAATAATAATTAAAAGGAGATAAATAATTATGGCATTTGTAAAACCAACAGTAACAAAAATTACGGCAGATATTTCAAATCTTACGATTTATTTGCGCTCCACGAAGAAATTCGGGAAGACAACCCTTTTCAGAGATGTCATTCTTGAAAAGTATGGAGATCCTTCATATGGTCTTCTTGTTGGAGTTGGGGCAGAATATGGCTATAAGATGCTTGACGGACTCAACGCGACGCAGGTCGAAACGTGGGATGATGTGATCGAGCTCAAGAACTGGCTAATTTCTGAAAACGGGAAAGAACATCACATTAAGATTGTGGCGTTCGATACGGGCGACGAGCTGACCCTCCTTGCTGATGCAAAAACGATTCGGCTTTCTAATCGCGAAAACCCGCAGAAGCCCGTGAGATCGATTAAGGCCGCAATGGGCGGTTATACGGCGGGTGAGAAGTATTCGGCTAATAACCTGATTAAGCCGATGATTTCTGAACTGAGTAAGGCGGGATTCGGTGTTTGGGTGATTGCTCACACAAAGCTGAAGACAATCAAGGACAAGGGCGCTCTCGACGAGGACGGATATATGCAACTGACCTCTAATCTTGCCGCAGATTATGAGGCGGCATTTGGAGATTGCCTGGATGTTTGTCTCACCGGCATCGTCGACAGAGGCACCGAAGAACGTGGAACTGGCGACAAGAAAAAGAAGTATGTAACCGAAATGGTCCGTAAGCTTTATTTCCGTGGTACGGATACAATTGACGCCGGTGGTCGTTTCGCAGATGGTTCGGTTCCCGAATATATGGTGTTCGACAAGCCAAATATGGCAAAGGATTTTATCAAGGTTATCGAAGACGGAATTGAAGGCAGTAAGACAAGCTTCTCTTCCGCACACCCGACAACAACAAAGAAGTCTCCTCCCGTATATCGCACAGAAACTCCGAAGCCGGTCGCAGATGACGAAGACAGCGCTAACGCTCCAGACGCCGATGACCTCGACCCGGATACTTCCGGTGTCGATCTTGATGTGGATGGTGAAGACATCGCTCCGACCATCGAAGACCTTCGCGCAGAGATTCAGGGAAAGCTTCGCACAGCAAGCGCAGAAGTGAAGAAGAAGGCAAAAGAGATTTTGATTACCGAAGCGACAGACTCGGAGAAGGTTAAGCTGGCGGATGCAACGGTTGAAACGCTGAACAAGATTCTTGCAATTTTGGATTGAGGGGAATAATTGTGAAATTCATTATTACGCGCACGAGCGAGCGGGGAAACTCCTCGCCGTGCGCAGAGGCAAAGAAAGAGCAAGTAGTTAAAATAGAAACCAGAACCCTTCATAGTCCAGAAGAGTTTGATAAAAAGTTTGCAGACAGAGAGGGAAATTGGCTTTCTGTCGGAACTAATCATCGCATCGGGAAAAATGGTTATATTTGTCGCGACCGTGAGATGATGGATGTATGGACAATTGAAGTCAATTCTATAGAAGAATTGGTCGCATTGTCGAGGAAATACGGCGAAATAATTGTCGCGGATCACTATTGGAGCTCTAGCGACGAGTATCCGACCCTCGAAATCTATGACGACTATCGTGAATAAAACAGGCATTTCAAAGCCGCCCTTCTTCGAAAAGGCTCAACAATCGTAGCATTTAGCAAAAAATCAAAAATTATATTTTAAAAGGAGAAAGAATTGAAGATGAAAGAATCCAATTATGATATAAGAGTAGTTGAAGGAAAGAACAAAGCTTGGTCACCGTGTGACCTGCAGGGAGCAAGTGTTGAAGATATTCTCGCGGCGCTGAAGGATATCTTCGAGGGCGCATACGAAGAGGGTCGAAGGGCCGGGTTTGAATCTGGGCTCGATCAAGCTCGAGGTTGTTGCAAAGAATGTGAGGACTTCGAAGAGATAGAAGATGATTATAATATTGACGAGGTAATGGGCCGATGAGAAGTAAAGAGAAAAGATTAAGAAAGAAATTTTTTGACAAGAAGCAAAAGGCTTCTGAGGGCGATTACCAGTTGAACGTTTGGAAGTTTCCGAACTATGGAAATATTTTCCGGAGAATCGGTGGGTTTTTCAACAAGGTAAAATACGCAAGAGATCGTGCCCGTAAGGGGTTTTGCGATTACGACCTTTTTGACCTTGATGTTTTCTTCGTTGATCTGATTATTCGAGCCCTTGAGGAATATAAAGAACATGTGAACGGATACCCTGACAGCAAATACCCAACATTTGAGGATTGGATAAACGCAATCGACGAAGGAATCGGACATTTCAAGAATTATAAATATTTGCTGGATGACGATAATAACATGTATTATCTTGGATATATTCAGGCAATCGAACGTGGAGACGTTGACATAAACAATATTCGAGACAAGTTTAATTCCGAAAATCAAAAAATGTACGAAGAAGCAAAGAATGAGCTTCGTCTTGGGTTTGAGTTCTTGTTCGAAAATCTGATTTATCTGTGGTGGTGATAAGATGGTGGATAAGAAAAGATTAAAGATTTCAGTCTATGCGATTATGAAAGATGAAGAACAATTCTTTGATCGCTGGATTGAATCAATGTGGGACAATGGTGATGGAGCGGACGAAATCTGTGTTCTTGACACCGGGTCAAAAGATGGTTGGAAAGAACTGCTATACGATTCTGCTCGCAAGTTTGGAATGCCGACAGACAAGTTGGTTCTTGGTCAGAAGAAATATTCTCCATGGAGATTTGACACTCCTCGCAATGACAGTATGAAGCTAATTTCAGACGATGCTGATATTTGTATTTGTACGGACTTGGACGAGATTCTGAAACCCGGTTGGGGAACGGAACTTCGGCGGGTTGCCGAAGAGAGCCCGACAGCGGGCCAGATTTATTACTATTATGCTTGGAGTAGCGATGAAACGACGGGAGACGCGAAGCGGTATTTTTGGTATAACAAATGTCACCGTCACCCGAAGTTCGGAGTTGAGTGGAAATACCCCGTTCACGAAACATTAACATACACAGATGAGTACAATGCGATGTTCCCGGATAACGCGAGAATGACCGACAAAACAATTTGGTTGTGGCACTACCCGGATCAGACGAAGAGTCGTGGAAGCTATCTCGGGCTTCTTGAACTTCGTGCACAGGAGTCTCCGGAAGATATGTACGGGCTGTATTATCTCGCCCGCGAATATACTTTCCGTGGAATGTGGGATAAGGCAATCCAATGGGCTTCGTATCTGTTTGTTCGAATCAAGCTAACGGGGAATGATGATATGTTGATGGAGCCGGCGTTGTATGTTCTACTTGGAGAAAGTTATGACAAAATTGGCGCGAACGATGCTTGCGAATTCTGTTATCGAGAATCAATCAAGTTACACCCGACATACCGCGACGCATATATTCGACTAGCACAGAAGCTCGCATACTCCAACCGTCCTGCTGAATGTTTCGAGGTTCTGAAGGAGATGGACGAAAAGTCCGTAAAGGTTCAGGACTGGAGAAATTTGGATTATATGTGGAGAAACTGGAAGGTCGGTCAAATCAAGGCAGACGCATTGATGTGGATGGGAAGATATAAAGAGGCTGCTGTCGAGATGAAGTCGGCACTGTATGATATTCAATCAAATGATGATAAGCGAGAAGCACAGCAGGAAGGATTTTATGGAGATCTGAAATTCCTGCAGGAAAGGCTGAGAGAACATTTTTCAGATCTTGTAAAATTCCAGATCTTGTAAAAGCAGTCAATGGTGAGTAAAATCAGGACAAAACATAACTAAAAAGAGGGGATTATACCCCTCTTTTTTTGTGCGTTTTGACAAAATAAATAAAATTCGCATTTTAAAAATCTAAAAAACTTTTCAAAACCCTCTTGACAACAGAAGGGTTTTGTGTTATACTTATGACAGGAATTGAAAGGAGAACGATATGGATGTTAATTGAATGTTTTTGCGGTTGCCGAAATAAAATTGAGCAGTCTTGTGCGTATAAGATCATTCTAGGTGGAACTCGTAAAGTTTACTTTTTGAACGAACAGCATTATCTCCGTTGGCAGGACAAAAATTCGGCGAAATCCAATAAGATTGACGAAAAGGAGTTCGTCCCGATTTATGATGCCGTGCTAGACATTTGCGGAGGAAAATTCACAGGAAGAACTATCGTTTGGAAGGAATACTTAACTTGGAAAGAGGTCGTCGATGGAAATGGTAATAAAGTCAAGTGGTATTTGACGGAGAATAAACGTTCGTTGTCGGATGCGTTGAAGAAAAAACATTTTGAGAGCGACTTCGGTATGATTAAATATTTGAGCGCTATTGTTAAAAACAATGTAGCGCAGTATCGTTCGAATGAGTATATGAGCTTGCCGCTGAAGGAGTCTGAATCACAGGTGAAAGAAAACACGGCAGTAATTCCGAATAGTAAACGTAGAAAGTCGTTGGCAGAACTGGAGGATGAAGCATAATTATGTGTCAGAAAGAGCAATTCGTAACAGGGGTAACGGAGCAATACCCAGAAGAGCTTCTTGAAAACAGATTAACAATCGAAGGAAACTTAATTGCGTGTCTTTACGCAGATGTCACGCTTTACGACGATATCTGTTCAAATATAAATGTTGAATCTTTTCTCTCTCGCCATGGGAAACTTCTTTTTGGCGTTGTCAAATATCTGCGAGAGAAGAAGTTTAATGTAATAGATGAAGTAACTGTTCTCTCCAATTGCCCAGAGGAAGTTCTTGACCGGTTGCAGAGTATCGGCGGCTGGAAGACAATTCAGAAACTTGCTTCCACTGTTGATTTAAAGAACTGGGATGCGATTCTTGACGAGTTCAATAAAAGCAATATTATTCTGAAACTCCACAAGAATGGGTTTAATCTTCTTGAAGAAGTGACGCTTGACAATGGGAAGAAGATTAAGCCGCTGAAACTGTTTGAGAAGTTTAGTGCCAACAACGTTACCGAGTGGTATGAAGAGAGAATCGCTAATATTTCGATTAATAACAGTGCTTCGTCGATGAAGATTATTAGCGAAGGGATGGCTTTGTTTGGCGATGAGTTTCTTGACAGTCTAAAAGAAGACGGAGACGACGGGGTGTCTATTAGTGAGGCCGGATTGAATTTTGAAGGAAAAGAAATATCGATGTTCCCGTTTTTGTCAAGACAGATATCCGGGATTCATCGAGGAACGACAAGCGCTCTTGCTTCTCATTCCGGATGCGGTAAAACAAACCTTATGATGAACATTGTCTTTACTCTTCTTCAAAAGGGGCTTCGCGGAGTTTTTATCAGTAACGAAATGTCGGAAAGAGAACTAAAAATAATTATGATGATGATTATTTTGGTTCAATATAGGAATTACTGGAAGATTACGAAAAAGAAACTCCGGAACAACGATCTGACAGACGAAGATAGAGAAGAGGTTCGTGCCGCTTTAAAATGGTGGGACAATGGCCCCGGGAAAAATCTGAAAATTGTTACAATGAGCGACGCCGATTCTTCTTTGACACACGACATTATTAAAAAAGAGGCTCTTCGCAATGGAATCGATTTTTATGTCGTAGACACTTTCAAGATGACACTCGAAGATGGTGGAAATTCTGCGTTCTGGATTGATTTGATTAGAGATTCTCGAGATATGGATTCTCTTGCTAAAAAATATAACCTCATCGGACTTTACACAATTCAGCTTGTTGCAAACAGTATTGGCAATCTGTTTCTCAACGCATCGGCGCTTTCCGGCTCAAAAGCCATAAAAGAGGTCGTCAGTTTGCTATTTTTCCTTAGAAAATGTGAGGCAGAAGAACTTGAGGCGGGCGGTCCATATGACTTTAAGCCGTTCAGATCAAAACAGCAGCCCGACGGCTCGTGGAAAGACGAACCGTATGATCTTAGCGAAAAGGAGCGAGGAGAAGTTTATCGTGTTTTGTCGGTCGATAAGAACCGATATGGAGCGGACGCCGGGGATAACGGAGTTGCGTTCTTGTACAAATATCGTGGAGATTTTTGTAAATGGGGAGAAACTTGTAAAGTACGCCCTGTTCATAAACGAATTGGGCAAGACACAAGCTCAAGATGAGGGAAGAATAATAGGAGAACGATATGATAGTGTTAAGTCTTTTTGACGGAATTGCGTGTGGAATGGTTGCGCTCAAAAGGTGCGGAATTTGCGTTGACAAATATTTCGCTTCCGAAATAGACTCATCTGCCATAAAGGTTGCTACACAAAATCACCCTGAAATTATAGAAATCGGGGATGTGAGGAATATTTCATATAAAGATGGAATCCTTAAAACAGATTGTGGTGAATATGTTGTCGGCAAAATTGATTTAATGTTCGGCGGAAGTCCATGCACCAACTTTTCTTCGATTGGATACGCAAATGGTATGATGTCCGGAGAGACCGAAATTCTAAGTCTTGACCAATACTTATCTCTCAAAGACAGCGGCGCGGACTTTATTGGGGAATCATACTTGTTTTGGGAATATTGCAGGTTGCTAAAAGAGGTATGTCCGAAGTATTTCTTACTCGAAAATGTGGTTATGTCCAAAAAGTGGGCAGAAATTATTACAAAAGCGATCGGGTTCACCCCAATTAAAATTAATAGTTCTGTTGTTTCTGCACAGAACCGCCCTCGTTTATATTGGACAAATATTCCAAATGTTTCGTTTCCAAAAGAAAAACAAGTTGTTCTTAAGGACATTCTTGATTCAAACGCGGATACAAAAGATGTTTCCGGATGTGACACGGTTCAAAAAGCACTGCCAAGACTGCAGAAAAAATATGGATATATTCCGGAAGCGTTTAACGCATATAATACGACAGAAATAACAAATAAGTCTCCGACGCTTTCGCGTGGCAGTATGGTAACATCGTCTTGCGCAACAACAATATTTGTGAAGTGCGACGGCGGCAAACATATTGTGAAGGATGGAATTTTAGACGGAGTTTACAACACCAAGCTTTGCGATGGGCGATATAATCTTCGCAAATTGAGTGGCGTGGAAATCGAACGATTACAAACGCTACCGGACGAATATACAAATGGAGTGTCTTATTCAAAAAGATCCTCTTTGTGTGGAAATGCGTGGACTGTTGATGTTATAGCACACATACTTTTGGGATTAAAAACATAATTTTATAAATTAAATTTTCCAAAACCTCTTGACAACCAAGAGGTTTTGTGTTATACTATCCATAGAAATAGAATCCCGATTTTATTTACAAAGGAGAATTAGAAAATGAAAGAAATTAAGCTGACGATTGATGGTAAGGAAGCACGGCTGACAGACGAGCAGTTGAAAATGCTGGGGATTGCAACGAGGAATAATCCGTTTGACAGAACAAGCAATCCTTGCGGAGAATATTTCTATACAGACGCTTTTGGCAGTGTTGGCGTTGGGAGCGAGGAATATTCTGATGTATGGAAACAGTTAGGGAACACCGCAAATTATTTTAACGACAAGAATTTTGCTAATCAAGTTGCGCTTCATCAATTGCTCTATCGTAAACTGTTAAAGTATGCGTATGACAATGAGTTTGAAGATACGGCAGAATGGGATGGAACAAACTTGCATTGGGCAATTAGATATAACAGCTATCGCAATGAATTTCGTTTGTATTATCAGGATGGTTATAAGGCCCATGAAGTATATTTTTCTTCCGAAGAAGGCGCAAAACGCGCTATCAAGGAAGTGGTTGAACCGTTTATGAAAGAACATCCCGAATTCGTGTGGTGATAAAACCGTTTCTATTTATAAAGGAGAACGAAGAAATGAAAGAAGTAAAGCTTACAATTGACGGCGAGGAAGTTCAATTGACAGACGAACAATGGAGAATGTTGGGAATTATAGAGAAAGAAAAACGTCCTTTCAAAAGGACTTATTATGGGTGCAGTTATTTTTGCATCTCGAGCTTTGGCGATGTTGATAGTTATTGTGACTATAATGACTGTACGGCCGATGCATATTTTAAGGCGGCCAACTATTTTTCCACACAGCCATTCGCAAATCAGGTAGCTCTCCATCAATTGCTGTACCGCAAGCTTTTGAAGTTCTCCTACGAGAACAAGTGCGCAGATGTTGAGTGGAATGGCAGTAACGATCATTGGTGTATTTATTACGATCCTGACGATCTTAAGTATTGTGTTGCCGGTTTTGGTTCACACAAGTTCGACGGTGTGTGGTTTTCTTCCGAAGAAGGTGCAGAACGCGCCATCGAAGAAGTAGTTGAACCATTCGTGAAAGAACATCCCGAATTTGTGTGGTGATAAAATACTTTTATGAACATCGAAAAAGAAGAAAAAAGAGAAGAAAAGATGATTGGATGGGGAGAATCGGTAGTGCTCAACATCCCGGTGGAGCTAATTCGTCCGCCAGTTTATGGTCAGGAGATAAAATTTCTCGTTAATTCAAGCGAACTATATAAATGCCAGGAGAATATAACGAAATGGTTTGTGAAGTGAATTGACAAGGAGGCGTTATGAAAGATATGGTAAACAAACAGGTCATATTTGATAAAAATTATATTGAAGACAAAAGAAAGTCTGTTCAGAGCACTTTCATGAGTTGGCTAAGGCAGAACCTCAAATATGCCGACGAAAGCGGGTTCTCGATCGACAACATTACTGTTAATTTTTCCGTTAGCGAAAACTATGACGAAATGTGTAAGAAAAGAACCTTCCGACATACGAGCGCTCCGGCGGATTTGAAAAATGTTAAAATTGACTTCGAACAGCTAAAGATGTTGTTTGACTGAATTCAAAACCAAGAAAGGGGACCACGATGCTCACCGACATCAAACAAATGTTAATAGAAAACCCAGAGCACATCGTGGAATTGCTCGAAAGGTTTGAGTTCTGTCATATCCATCTCAAACGAACCGAAATCCGGTTTGCCAGAAATGAAGAAGGCGGTCAGAACATCTCGATTCGACTCGAAGACAATCCTTCAATTTATGTTAAAGATTTCGTAACAAATGAGAACGGCGACATTATCGCGTATATAATGAAAAGTCGTTCGGTGAAGTTTATCGAAGTCTTGTCGGAGATCAAGAGCATTCTCGGACTTGGAGATGATTGGGAGCCTCCAAAGCGAGATGTGTTGTTTGGTGGATTTTATGACCGAATTGGAGAAAATAGACAAGTTGAGATTGCGACATATCCCGAATCAATTATGGACCAATATGTAGATAAGGGAAATCGGCGCTGGCTCGACGACAATATCTCGCTTGCGGTCCAGCACGAGTTTGGGGTTAGATTTGACCCGATAGAAGACCTAATTGTGTTTCCTTGGAGGTCGCCTGTCGGAGGAGAGATTATCGCAGTAAAAGCTCGCGTCAATCACCCGTTGGAGGACGGGCAACAGAAATATTGGTATGTTTACAAGGGTGCGGTCAGCAATTCTCTTTATGGTATCACGGAGAATTATAGCGGACTGTTTGGAAACGAGATTTGTGTTGTTGAGAGCGAAAAAGCTGTCCAGCAGTTGGCGACGATGGGATATCGAAACGCGGTTGCTCTTGGGTCAAGTAATTTATCAGAGGAGCAGGCTCGGCTAATTATGACGCTTTCTCCGACGTCGGTTGTGTTTTTGTTGGATGAAGGGCTGGAAAAGGAACATACAATGAAAAATGTAGAGACATTACGTCAGTATTGCGTATTAAGAGATTTGCCAATCCGTTGGTGGAATTGGACGAAGAGCTCGGTTGTTGACGGTAGCGGGAAAAATAGTCCGACTGATTTGGGAAAAGAGAGATTTGATAAGGTTATGGAAAGTGAGTTGGAGAGAATATGAGTAAAGTTAAAGATATAACCGGACAGCAATTCGGAGACTTCATCATCGACTCTTTCGACCCGACAAAAGGTAAATATAAATATTATTGGAATTGTCATTGCGTAAAATGTGGTTATAAAAAATCAGTAGAAGGAAGCAGCATTAAAGCCGGAAACAGCACAAGATGTATCTGCAATAAGTCTTTTGGACGAAGAGAAGTTCTCGGATATGAAAAGGATATATCTGGAAAAGTTTATGGTAGCTTAACTGTTTTGGGCTATTGCGACACGAAAAGCACACGTTCAAGATGGTTGTGTAAATGCAACTGTGGTAACGAGGAAGTTTTTAGTATTTCACAATTAAAAAGAAGAAAAAATCTGATGTGTTCCCAATGTGTGGAAAAATATAAAGATATGAGAAATGTGATTTCGGAAGAAAATTTAGACTCTAATGGGATTCCAATAAACATTATTCAATCTACCCAAAGAAAACAAAACAAATATGAAATTCAAAACGATGTGACTATTATCAATGATAAAATTATCATAGATAGCAAATTTATAGATTATTTGAAATCATTCGATAGATACATCAGCATAGACAGACGTGGGTACGCATATTTTTCATATTGTGGTCAAGATGTATATTTACACAGACTTTTGACAAATACTGCATTATTTTTCGACACGAGCGACAAAGACATAGAAATAATCGATCATATAAACAGAAATAGATACGATAACAGAATTGAAAATTTAAGAATGATTAAAAAATCTGAAAATCCTGTTAATTGTTCTGTATATTCCAACAATAAAAGTGGACACAAAGGAATTTCGTGGCTTGAACGGTTGCAAAAATGGCAGGTAAATATTCAATATAAAAATAAAAATTATTATATTGGAGTTTTTGATAATATCGACGATGCAATTCTTGCAAGGAAACAGGCGGAGCAAGATATATTTGGAAAGGTGAATTAAAAATGCAAAATCTTCATCGACATACTTCGTATTCAAACGTGTGCATTGCAGATTCTGCGGCAACAAATGAACAATACGCCAAAAGAGCGGTAGAATTGGGCCACAAAGTAATTAGTAGCGTCGAGCACGGGTGGCAGGGCTATTATTATCAATGTTATGAACTTGCTCAAAAATATAATCTCAAATTTGTTTTTGGAGCAGAAGCATATTGGGTAAAAGATAGACAAAAAGAATATGAAGAAATCGATCCATCAACAGGAGAACCGTTAAAAAACAAAGACGGAACAATAAAAACCCATAAAGATAAATCCAATTGTCACATATTGCTTCTTGCAAAAACAGAAATTGGACGACGCGCTATTAACAAAATTCTTTCAGAAGCAAACGAAACAGGGTATTATTTTAGACCCCGTGTTGATCTCGAACTTCTTCTTTCTCTTCCCCCGGAAGATGTAGTCGTAACAACTGCTTGCGTGGCATATTGGAAATACGAAGATATTGAAGATATTACTCTTCAATTGTGGAAACATTTTGGAAAAAATTTTTATCTAGAGATCCAAGCACACGATACAGACCGGCAGAGGGAGGTCTCCCGCAGAATTCTTTCCTTGTCGAAAAAATATGGAATTGAAATGATTGTTGGACTTGATAGTCATTACATTTATCCAGAACAGGCGCAAGAGAGAGAGTACATTCTTGAAGCAAAAGACGTCAAATACGAAGACGAAGAGGGATGGTATATGGACTATCCCGACGACGAAGAAGTTATGAGACGTTTTATGAAACAGGGAGTTTTTACAAAAGAACAGGTTCAAAGAGCGATGGATAACACAGACATCTCTCTGACGTTTGATGACTATGCAAAAGACAATCCTGTTTTCAGCAAAGATATTAAACTTCCTACTCTTTATCCCAATCTTTCGCAAGAAGAAAGAAATAAAAAGTATAGCGTTCTGATTAGCAAGCTTTTTAAAGAATACGCAGAAAAACATCATATTACAGGAGAAGAGTATAAGAGGTATCTTGAAGGAATTAAAATGGAAGTTCAGACGGTTAAAGATACCGGAATGGCCGATTACTTCCTTCTTGACTATGAAATCGTTAAAAAAGCGATTGAAAAAGGAGGCGTTTTGACCGATAGCGGAAGAGGATCGTCGGTTGGATATTTTACCAACACGCTTCTTGGTTTTTCAAAAGTTGACAGGTTTCAAAGTCCGATAACGCTTTATCCTGAACGATTTATTAGTAAAACAAGAATTCTGGAGACTCATTCTCTTCCAGATATTGATATGAACTGGGGAACCCCAGAAATTGCAGAAGAAGCCCAAAAAGAAATCCTCGGAGATAATCACGCGATTCCGATGATTGCATTCGGAACTTGTAAAAAGAAATCCGCATTTAAATTGTTTGCTCGTTCTCAAAATATGGATTTCGAACTTGCGAACACCATCTCTTCGCAGATTGCAGATTATGAAGAAGCAGTTAAAAATGCAGAAGATGACGATAAAGATCAGATTGATATTTATGATTTTGTAGATAAAAAATATTCCAACTATATTGAACAAAGCAAAAAATATTGGGGTATTATTATGGATAAGAAGAAAGCTCCTTGCGCCTTTCTTCTTTATCAAGGCAATATCCGAGAAGAAATTGGTCTGATTAAATGTAAGTCGGAATCAACAGGAAAAGAATTTTTAACAGCCGTTGTAGACGGAGCGATTGCAGAAAATTATAAATTCCTAAAAAACGATATTCTTTGTGTAAGCATTGTTCTTTTAGTGGATAAGATTTATCGTAGAATTGGAATTCCGCACAAAACAGTTGAAGAACTGAAAGATTTTGTTAAAAACGATCCAAAAACTTGGGACATTTATAAAAACGGATATACTCTTGGTGTTAATCAGTGTGAGCAAGTAAGTTCTGCAAAGAAAATGATGCGTTTTCAAGCAAAAAATATTTCAGAACTTTCGGCGTGGATTGCCGCAATCCGTCCCTCTTTCAAGTCGATGTATTCCAAGTTTGAATCGAGAGAGTCCTTTAGTTATGGAATTCCTGCTTTTGACAAGCTCCTGCAGACAGAAGAACTTCCGCAGTCTTGGATTCTGTATCAGGAACAGTCGATGTCCGTTCTTTCATACGCCGGATTTCCGATGGATGAATGTTATGGAATCATAAAAGCAATTGCTAAAAAACACCCTGAAAAAGTTCGTCCATTGAAGGATAGATTTATTGAAGGATTCAAAAAGAGAATCGTTACAGAGGAAGGAATTGAAGAAATTCAAGCGCAGGAAATGAGCGAAAGGGTTTGGCAAATCATCAATGACTCTTGCGGGTACGGCTTTAATTCTGCGCATGCATATTGTATGGCAATCGACAGCCTTTCTTGCGCGATGCTGAAAGCAAATTATCCATACGAGTTTTATGAGGTGCTTTTACAGTTTCATTCTGACAGAGGAGAAAAAGACAAGGTTGGCGCTCTAAAAGCGGAAATGAAAAAGGCTTTTGGAATTCAAGAAGGTCCGTATCGATTTGGAGAAGATAACCGAAAGTTTAATGCAATTCCGGAAAGAGGAATCATTCAACCGTCTCTCTTGTCAATTAAGGGATTAAGTCAGGATTTGGCAAACGACCTTTATGAACTTTCTCAAACAAAACGGTTCGATAATTTTATAGATCTGTTAAGAGAATTCGACCATATGAAATCGATGAATGTTGCGAAGTTGGATACGTTGATTAAGATTGGCTATTTCTCACAATTTGCACCCATCGGAAAACTTTTGAACATCGTTGAAATCTATAACAAATTTGGGACCCGCAAGACACTTAAAGAATCCGATGTTTTGTCTCTTCCGACGCCCGTTCAAGAAGTTATCGCAAAATATACTGTTAAGCCAAAGACGCAGTATAAAATCACAGACAATGATGGAATGCTCCGGGAACTCGCAGAACTGGTTGGAGAACGCCCAATTACGATGATGATGCGGCTGTCTTGGGAAAAGGAGCTCCTCGGATATTGTGCCTCTACGGACCAATCGCAACAGGGCAGCTGGCTCGTTCTGGATATCGATACAAAGTATTCTCCGAAGTTGAGTATTTATGCCATCTGGAGCGGAGAGCAGCGTATTGTTAAAGTTTCGAAGCGTGACTTCCAATCAAATCCTCTCACTAAAGGTGATACAATTCGACTGACTATCGAGCAGCGTCCGAAGACAAAACTCGTGGATGGGCAATGGGTGAAGGACGAAAGTGTTAAAGAAGATTGGCTAAAATATTATTCAATTGTTAAATAAAAAAATAAGTTGGAGGATTAAAAATGGATAATTGGAAATTTGTAAAACTTGCGAAAAAGGCTGTTGTAGATTATTTTAACAACCACAAAGAAATCACCGACGAAGGTCGGCTGACGCCAGAAGATGTTTATGTCGTATGGCTTTGTAAAACGCTTCAAAACAATAAGGCTCTTTTGAGCACAACTGTTTGGGATGGTATGTATTACGAAGCAACATATAACGGTGATAAAAACGAAATGTATTTGGATGCTTACAAAAAATGGGATAACAAGTGTATTAAGGTGGATAAAAATGAGTAAATACCTTAAGGCATGGGAGCGGAATGGCACACGCAGACCGTTTCCTGCAATGTATGAAGCACAAAAAATGTTTGGAGAAAAAGTTTGGTTCCGGTGCCCTGATTATGTTGAATCTAAACATTGTAAATGGTGTGGGAAACCGCTAAGCGGTCGTAGAACAAGTTTTTGTTGTGACGAACATAGCAAATCGTTTAATGATATGACTGTATGGAATAGAGGGAGGGATCCGTATTCTCTACGCATCCTATATCGAGACAATTTTACTTGTCAAAAATGCGGAGAGTTTCATGCATTTCAAAACGAATATGGCGTGGTAATTCCGATTGATGATGGGAAATTAAATGTGCATCATATCATACCCGTTTGTAATGGTGGTGGCGATGAACCAGAAAATCTTGTGACGTTGTGTATAAATTGTCACAAGGAGATTCATAAAAATAAATGATTGAAACTATAATTTTATTAGCAAGAAAGAAGAACAACAATTATGGAATATAACAAAACCAAACTCCCATTTGTGTCTGGAAGAAAATATAACAATCTTCTCAAAGATTATGAAGATGTGGTTTATAAGCTTGAAGTTCTCTTAGTTCAAGTGACAGGGAAACTTTCAAAATCTACCTATCCAATTGATGTGATGCTATCTGAATCGATTCGACATACAGAAGAGTTGGTCAACGAGGCAGTTGAAAGGGCCCTGAGAGAAAGTTTGGAGGTCGATGATGGCGACGCAAACTAAAAAACCATATCAACAACCAAAGTTCTCATACTCTCGCACAGAAGTATATGAGAACTGCCCATACCGATATTATCTTCAATATGTGAAAGGCCACTATATTTCAGCGACAAGTCTTGCGCTTTCCTATGGAACACTTCTGCATAAAATAAATCAACTCCAAACAGAAATGATTCTCGCCGGGAAACCAATTGACTATCCGATGCTGAAAGATTATTTCCAAAATGTGAACATTCAAAAGAAAAGTTCGAAAGACAAGGATGGAGATATTTTTGGGGTAAACATCCTTCGACGGATGTTCCCTGACGATTGGGAAGCTCTCGACAAAACAGGAAGGACCTTCGAAGAGAAGGCACAAGCGTTTCTGGAAAGAGGAATTTATCGGCAAGAAGAGTATCTTGCGGAACACCCGGAACTCAAACTTTTTGCCGCAGAAATGCCGTTTGAATATTACTTCGATAAGGTTCTTTTTACCGGTTCAATTGACCGCGTTCTTCAATATCGAGACGACCCGAAGCACTTCGTAATTCACGATTTAAAAACGAGCGCGGAAGCATATGATGACAAGAAGTTGACAAGCCCAAGACAGATGTGGGTTTATGTCGGAGCACTAAAGGAGCGGTTCGGGGCAGACATTCAAGTCGATTGCGAATATGAATTCCCGGTCGCGGAAGAAATGAGAAAGGCGGGGACAAAGGGTTGGGAAAAGCGTTGCGAAACGAAGATGCGGAAAATACTGGACGATATTTTCAACGAAAACTGGACAGCGAATCCGTCTCCGCTATGCTTCTACTGCGCATTTTGTAATAACAATCCAAATCAACCAACAGAAGCAAAAAATCTCTGTCCATATTACAGCCTCTGGACCCCGCAAGACAGATCATTTGCTGTTCGGCTACCGTGGCAAGGAATTGAGATGGATGAAATCCAGCACAAAAAGCTTGAACAACTTGAGGCGTTGGATGATGAGTTCGCTGAAGAAATCGAGGAAGAAGCGGCGGAACTGGACGATAATTGGGATCTCTAAAAATATTTTAAAGAAATTATTGAAAACCCCTTGACAATCGAGGGGTTTTCTGTTATAATGACAGTGAAAGTAGAAAATATATTTAAAAGGAGAAAACAATTGTGGAAACCACTATTACTCTTAAGGACTTGCTGAAGCGCTGGAAAAAAGAGGCGCACACCGAAAAAGATGTTACTCTTGTTTCGAAGAAGGGCAACTCTCTGATCATCTGTACCCGTCGTCCCGGTTGGTATATCGGAAAAGGCGGAGAGTTGCATGACAAATATTTTCAGATGATTAAGAGCGGCGAGACCGATAAGGGAGAAAGAATTACTCGAAGCCCGTTCGGTGTTGGAGAACTCGAGAAAATAGAATTTGTTGAAACTTTTGATAAAATTTAAGAGGAGGGACTTAAAATGACTAAAGCAGTAGAAAAAGTAAAAGAAGTAATTAAGAACAACATCGAAGATGCTCTATATGGGATTTTCGATTGTCGCAACATCGTTGGGGATCCGATGGAAACAATTTACGACGAGGATGGGATTAGAATTGATCTCTGTCGCAATTGGGGATATTTTGAGGTATTTGGATTAACGAATGAAGAATTTGCGGAAGTCGAGTCATTTTATGGAGATCTCATTTCGAAGGTACGGTGAAAAGGAGAACGAGATGACATCAAATACGGATTGTTATTTGTGCAATAAGTATGTTGAATATTGCGAATACGCCAATATGTATGGAAACTGCCTGTCGACCGCGTGCAAAAAAGTAACGACGGTTATGTCAGAATTTAGCCCGGTTCTGCCGGACTATCGGATTGTTCATCGAAAGGACGGAGTATACGATTTGCTTGACAGCACAAGCTGGATTATGTCTCGTGGGTGTGTTGACGATATTTTGAACTTTCTTTCGACGGCGAGTAAATATTCGGCAATTCGAATTGTGTTCGAAGATAAAAGTTTGGAGGATTGCGATGAGAAAACTTCGTAAATCTGAAATCAACCGAATCATTAAAGAGAACGCCGCGCTTTCCAACGAAGACCTCATTAACAAATATTTCGACCTTATATACTGCGACGTTCTCGGTTCGCAAGCCGACCGTATGGAAGATGCGGGCTGGGACGAGTCAGACGTTAAAGAACGGCGTGAATATGAGCATTATATGGATTGCTATACTGATATTCTTGCAGGAATGTTGCAAGAGCGCGGTGTGGACCCGTGGAAAGATTATGCGAATAATATTACGGAGGATATATAACGATGCCAAAGTATGTTGATTTAGATAAGCTGGTTGACGAGCTTGATGAACATTATGAAACCCTCGGAAAGAAATACGGGTTTGATGATATGTATGTTCGCGGGTATGGAGAGGCAATCAGCGATATGGAAGACGAGCCAGAAGCCGATATAGGAGAAAAGCGTGGGCGTTGGATTGGGAAGCCGATTTCCGGTTATGCTGATTGTAGATGCTCGGTTTGCGGTGTGGTTTGTAATATTCACGTAAGCGCAGGTATACCCACTCAGAGATATTGCTATAGGTGTGGCGCAAAGATGGATTTGGAGGATTAAATTATGGGATATAGACATTATTTATACGCAGTTCCGAAAAAGCAAGTAGAGGAAATTCAGGCGTGTAAAACAAACGAAGATTGGTGTAATTTTGCAGAGAGTTACGGGTATAAGGCAGATCGTGATTGTTGTGATGATGGAAGCGGTTGGTTTTCTCCGTATAAGATTGGAACGGAACTGTATGAATTGGGGAAGTATTCGGAAATCGGATTTAAGCTGGAGTCTGAAAGACCGTCTCTGTTCACATCAAAAGAGTTGAAAGAAAGATATTCCGATTACGGATTTGCTCTTCTTACGAAGGAAGATTTTAAAGCGGTTATTGAAGCATATCGGCAGAAAATTATTGCTTGGCTTGAAAGTCTTCTCAATCCTAACGAAAGTCGGATAGACTCCAATAAGCTTTCTAAAGAAGAGAGAAAACGTCTTGAGTGGGAATATGAAATTAGAGACAAACTCGATGCTTGGAGTGGTAAATGTTTCGGAATTTCTCCAATTGATTTGGATGAGAGTCGGGAGCGCATCACGGGCGACTGGTCGTATGAGTACGCGATTTTCGAGTTAGTTCGGTTATATAAGATTTTCGACTGGGAGAATGACGACTTGGTTTTAGCGGGGTGGTAAATTATGAATAAAAGAGAGGTTTTATTACCAAAATTTTCAGTATAATATATAAAACATTTTATCTTATTAAAATGTATTTTGTATATATTTCACAAACAAAAGGAGGGTTTTATTGTGAACAAAAAAGAATTCTTATGTCATAATACATTAGAAGCTCTTCAAACAATCCATGATTTATGTATCGATTATGATGGCTTCAACACGGTCGACGGGCTGAAATCGTTAATCGACGACATTCGAGCAATTACGGAGGAAACACTGAAATGACTAATGGTTCTTATTTTGTCGATAGTAGAGCAATAGAAGGACAAAAATTCATCGCTTCGAAAGTAATTGCTAAAATTACTTTTTGTGGAGCATTCGTAATGGATGTTTATGATTATATGAATTGGAATCCTCCTACGCCGGAACAGATCAAAAATCTGAAAGAAATGTTGAATATTGATGTGGAATTGATTGGAGAAGAAAATGATGAAGAAAAGTAAAACAAAAACGATTATTGGGCTCGTGTTGATGATCATATCTACAATCGGTATGGTCGCTTGCGCGGTGTGTGCGACGGTTTTCTATTTTCAAAATCCTGATATGACGGAGCTGAGACGGTTTATTGAATTCCCGTGGCCAACAATTGGCGCCGTAGTATGTCTCGCGGTTTTTGGAATTGGAAAGTATGCAATTAAAGATTGATAAAGCACAAAAGATACGGGAATAAAAGGAGTTTTATTATGAGCAGAATTAAAGACTTTATAGATCCGCATCTGCCAATTCCGTTCTGTATTTCCGGTTGGGACAATGGCGACAGAATATTATATCAATGTCCGAAGTGCCGTGCGTCTTTTCAATTTTTCGGAGACTTAGAAAAATATTGCCACAATTGTGGAAGAAAAATTGAGTGGAAATTTTCTCCCACGTTTTTGGATGCTGAGGAAAAATCAGAATATGATTCTTACCCGCAAGAAGAAGTTTTGACATTTTTATGTATTTTGTATCGGAAGGCCAAAAAGAGAAAAGAAGAAGCAGAAACGGAGAAGAAGAGATGATTTGGTCAAAAGAAATATCTTTCGATGGATTAGACGAAAAGGTATCTGAATGGTGCAAAATGCACGATTTTCTTGGAGATCCTCCAATTGATGCGCAGTTTGCTCTTGATTTGATTTTCAAAACACTGATTGATGACAAAGAACATCTTGATTATTTGACAACAATGCCTGGTTCTATTGAACAATCTAACAGTTTAATGCTCGATATGATTTTATGGAAATATAGTCGTTCATATCGAAAATGGAAAAAGAAGAAGATGAAAGAATGTAGAAAGGAGAAATGGTTATGATCAAGTGTGATTGTTATCGCGTCGAGCCCGAAATTCATTGTTTTGTCGACGAAAACGGTATTCCGATTTATGAGAGCATTAATGTTCCACGTTGTTTGGGGACAAAGGAGAAGGATGTTTGCGATTGTGGTGGAGATAAATTAAAATGCAATTTTTATGAAAGAGTTCGAGCAGAAGCGGCAGAGGAAAAGAAGAGTCTTTCAACAAACAAAAATGTTCTCGAAGAAATAGAAGATCTGATTGGGGAGCATTGGGGAACGGATCCGATTTATTATACTGACTCCAAAAACAAGGAAGAAGCTGGCGCGGCGAAGTTATGCTGTAAAATTCTGGAAGTAATTCGAACTGCGCAGGGAGGAGAAAATGATGAAGAAGATTCTTGAAAACACGACCGAAACTCGCGAATATCTTGAATCGCTTCCAAAGATTTATATGATCGCCCGTTGGGCGGGATATGGTATTCGAGAATTTCCATTCGCTGGAAAGTATACGACAGATGGCATTCCGCTTGTGTGGATGTATGACGACTGCAACGGGACCTGCGATCGCTATTTCCTTCGCAAATTAACAGACACAACAACTGGATGGATTTATGCTTGGACAACAAGCGAGAGTCGTGCTAAAGAAATTGCGGCGGCGCTAAATGAGAAGGCTGGGGAGAGCTGGAGAAATTCATAGGACAATTAAATTATTTTTCAAAAAGCCCTTGACAAGCGGGGCTTTTTGTGGTATAATAGTGATAGAGGGAAAGGAGGGATTATTATGGACGAAATTTTTTATGGCGAGAATGTTTTTTTCGACAACGGCAATATGGGAGATCCAAACGAGAGCAAAAAGTTTCTCGAAGGTCTTGCTAAAACCGAAAGACTTCTCAAAAATCAGGAACAGATCATTGAAGATGCGCAGGAGTTAAAAAGACTTCTGACCTTGAACTATCGGACCAAAATCATTTCATATAAAACCATTTATGACATTTCCAGACCGATGATTAAAAAGGCACAGGAAGAATTCGACGAAAAAGACGGTCGTAAGAAAAAAGACAATCTCCGTTGGCTTGAAAAACAAATTCGAGACGATTTCGTTCCGACGTGGAGCGGAATTAAAATTACCGAATTTGCAACATATGGAGTTAGATCGGTTTCGGACATTGTCTATTTTACGAATCTCGATAACGGAGGAGAATATTTCCTCTATATTCCAAACAAAGCAAATATGTCCGCCAGCGATCTATACTGGGATGATTTTTATGGAAAATTCTGTTTTGGAAGAAGAGAAAACAGTGTTCATATGAATGTGTTTGAATTCGGGTATACAATTAATGAAGTAAAAGACGGCGTGTTCAATTATCAGCAAGACCACGCGTTGGAGGAGTATGGAAGCAACAAGTAGAATTGTCGTTGAAGGATTTGTAAATAAGCAGATTTTTCCACGGACAAAAGTAAAAAGCGGAGATTTCGCAATTTTCACATTCTCGCCAGAAAGCGTAATCGGAGAAATCGACAATAGAACAAAAAATCCAAAATATAAAACAGACGACATAACATTTAAAGGGCGCGTTCCAGAACTCGATGGTGGAACAAGATATAAAATTACTGCTGATCTTAAGCAGGACGCGAAATATGGCTGGCAGTATGATATCGTCAGCATTAACTCCGTTGTTAAACTCGACACAGAAGCAGATGTCAGAAAATTCCTCGGTTATGTTTTTACGGAAAATCAAATCAACGCACTGTATGAGGAATATCCGAACCCCGTTGAGGTTTTGGAGCGCGGAGACATCGAGGCGCTATGTAAAATCAAAGGAATTAAAGAGGCAAAGGCAACGAAGTTATTAAACAAATATAACGCCTCTAAAGATAGTAGCAAAGCATATACGACACTGTCAGAGTTTGGGTTGTCAAAGGCAACAATAGACCGATTAGTCGAACATTACGGTTCCGCAGATATTCTTGCCGAAAAAGTGAAGAACAACCCATACGCACTGATTGGAGAAGGCGTTCGAATCGGATGGTCGAAAGCGGACAGTATGGCATTGCGAAAAGGAATCCCGACAAACTCGCAGTTTAGAATCAACGCATATGCGTTGTATTATTTGAGAAACCTTGCGGAGGTCGATGGTCATACATGGGTTCCGCTGGAAGCCCTTGGTTCTGGCATCAAAGGGCTGTCTAAAGATATCTCCACTGAAATGGTAAAAAGAGAACTTCGACGAATGGTCGAAAACAAAACACTGTTTTACGACAAAGAGACAAAGCGAATCGGATTGATGAAATATCGAAAGCTTGAAGAAATGATTTGTCGTGAGCTTTTGAGACTTCAAGACGCAGAGTGTCGTAAAATGGAATTTGTTGAAGAGACAATCGCAGAGTGTGAGGAGACCGTTGGTTTTCAATATACGGAAGAGCAGAAAGATGCGATACGAAATTTAGTGAATAAAAACGTCATTTTAATGACGGCTCTAGCCGGTAGTGGTAAGACAACGTTGATGTATCCCGTGTCTCGCATCTTCAGAAAGAACGGATTAGAGTTCGAAATTTGCGCCCTTTCTGGTAAAGCCTCGTTAAATCTTCACGAAATAACAAAGGAAGATGGGAAAACAATTCATCGACTTCTCGGATGGAATCCAAAGTTTGGCGGACCGACATTCACAAAGAAAGATCCTCTAAAAACCGATGTTGTTATTTTAGACGAAGTTTCGATGGTCGGAGGAGAATTATTTTATTCGTTGATTTCTGCGATCCACGATGGCGGTCGTCTGATTATGCTTGGAGACCCTGGGCAGTTGGAGTCAATTGGTTTGTGTAACCTGATTTCAGATATTCAAAATTCCGGGAAAATAACAAATGTAAAACTGACAAAAATATTTCGTCAAGCACAGCGTTCCGGGATAATCACAGACTCTCACAAAGTTTATAATCAAATTCCTATTATTCCGCCGAAGTTCCATGGAGAAGAAATTCACGGAGAGCTAAAAGACCTAAAAATCGTCGCAAAGTCTTCTTCGGAAGAATGTCTCGAAGCAATCAAGAGAGAATTCAAACGACTTCACTTCGACGAGAACATTCCGGTCGAAGACATTTTGATTCTTTCCGCAAAGCGTTCAATTGGAGATTTGTCTGGACGGTCAATCAACAGCGAGATTCAGAGTATGATTAAATTCGAGGACGAAAACCCGCTAAAAATCACATATTCTGACGGAATCAAATATGATGTATTGTATCACGTTGGCGATAGAGTAATTGTGACAAAAAACAATTACGAAGTGAAAACTCCAGATGGTGGATTGACAGAAATTTTTAACGGAAATATCGGAACAGTAGTTGCCAAAGATAATCTCCGAAGACAACTTATTGTTCGTCTCCCACAGGGAGATGTCATCATCGAGGGAGATATGCTCCTCGAGCTCCAGCTCGGATATGCTATTTCCTGTCATAAGGCCCAAGGGTCGGGTTTCCCATATGTTATCGTGGCGTGCGACCCCGGAGCATACCAACTTCTCACAAAGCAGTGGTTGTATACGGCGTTGTCGAGAGCAAAGAAGTATTGCGTTCTTGTTGGAACAGATAAATCAATTAATCAGTGTGTCAAAACGGATAGGGTGACAAGAAAGTCAACTTGGCTTGCGGAGTTATTGATGTTCCCCGAAAGAATTTGTTGTATTAGAACGACAGATACAACCCAAGATGAAAGAATTCAAATAGATGTGGAGGAATAAACAATGACAGAACAAAAACACATTCCCGGCAAGCCGATGTACTCGGTTGGCGAACACGTTTCGTTTCAGATGACAATCGACGAAAACGTCGAAACCTTCGACGGAACCATCGAAATCGTCGATAGATTTGGCGCGTGGGAGATTGATAATCCTCGAGAACCTTCGTATGACATTATGGTTGAAAACTGGAGGGACAGCGGAGAGATGATGTTCGTCAAGCACGTCAGAGAGTCTGTTATTAAAAAAATATAAAAGGAGAAATAAAAATGGAAGAAAAAAATGAAATGATTAATGAAGAAGTTGCTCAGATGAACGACAACATCACTGAGGAATCTAAATCCGTTGAAAATGAGAGAAATCGGTCTGTAAATGTAATTAAAACCAATCTTTTATCGGCGTTAGAGAATGCTTCTATTTGGCTTCCGACATTTATAAAGAATGGAGAGGGAGAAAATATCAATGCAATTCTCGGAATTATGCAAACGATTGAAAAAATTGGAGAAGATCTTAAAAATATAACTCTATAATTTTCTCAAAACCTATTGACAAACTCCATGATTTATGATATAATATAAGCACAGAGAAAGAAAGGTGGTAAATATTATGTCTAAAAAAATCATGGAGTTTGTTTGTGTCTTTATGCTCAGCGTTTTGTGCGGAATTGTCGATAGTTACATTTTTGATATCAATTTATATTTTTCAATAACAACAGATGTCATCTTGGGTTGTGGAATCTGGTATGTTTTTTATCTCAAGAATCATAGGGGAGATGGAATAGATGGCTAAGCTCATACAAGAAAGCCAATCAGAATCAATTTGTCCGGTATGCGGGAAATTATTTATTCCCAATGAAGATACTTGTTTTATTGTTAAGGGTGGCTTTACCTGTTCTTGGAAGTGTTTTTTAGATCGAGTAAAGCAAAGAGAAAAAGAGATTAAAGAAAATCAAAAGGAGAAGAAAAAATGATTACTTATGAAAATGAATGCTGCGAATGCTCAACTCCCGCATATCCGTGTATAGGAGAGTATTGTTCTAAAAGAAGAGTCCCTCATTATTATTGTGATTTATGCGGAGAAGAGATATTTATTGGAGGAATGGAGGATCAATCTTATGAATATAATGAGTGTCATTATCATAAAGATTGTTTGCTTTCTAAATTAGTGAGCGATGAGGTTATTAAAATGTTATGATAAAAAATCATAATACTGGTAAAATAATAATCACTGAACATGCTATGGATCGGCTTATCCAAAGAGTGCAAAATTATGACAAATATAGATCTTGGAAAGAGTTGGTAAAAAGGGCAAGATATGAAGGAGATACTATCTTTACCATGCCAGAATGTGCATATAAATATTGTGTTGAACATAATATTTTAAGAAGATTGGACAATTCTTCGCAAGTAAGATACTACGATGGATTTTTCTTTATATTTCGTGGGCAAAAAGGTCATGCTCGTACACTTGTAACCGTTATTAATCCAAGAGATGCAGAGAAAGGAATTGAAGACAATGATTTCTAATTTGCCAGAAGATAATTCGTTGTATGAAAATATAATTTCAGGAATATTTACAAACGAATCCTCCCCTATCACATTAGCAGATGTAAGTAAAGAATATTATATTATCAATTGTTTACCAAACGGCAAACACAATGTTGCTATTGTGGATAAGGGCATACTTCATTCTATAATTAATAAAATAGACCCATTATCAAAAACATCTTTCATGAATTCTCAATCTATGGTTTTTGTTTTTTGGATAGAAGATAAACAGAAATATAATTATGTATATAATTCTGATCTGATTTTTTCTTCTATTAGCAAGCTTAGATCTTACTGTAGCATTCATGAGATGGATATATATTATAGCAAATTTTTTATAAAGGAGAATCCACATGGAAAAAATTGATATCTTACTTCCCAAAAAGCTGGAAAACCTTCAGCTTCCAGATCCCGATCTTGTACAAACCTATAAAGATATTGAGGATAGAATTATTTATCTCGAAGGGTTGATTGGTGGAGAAGAGGATCCATATGAAGACAATTCAATTGGAATCGTTAAAAAAATTATGCAATACAATCGAGAGGATAAATTGTTAGACCCAGCGGAAAGAAAACCAATAAAAATTTTTATCGATTCTTGTGGTGGAGAAGTTTATGGAACTATTGCTCTTATTAACACAATATCTATGTCTAAAACTCCGGTATATACTATCAATTTAAGAGACGCCCTCTCTGCTGCTGGATATGTTTTTATGAGTGGACATAAGCGATTTTCTTTTCCTCAATCTACGGTTTTGATTCATTCTGGTTCTATTGGGTATAGTGGAGATAAAAATAAAGTAGACACAATGAGAAAGCACTATGAAAAAATAGAAAAATCTCTTGATGGCTTTATCTTATCCAAAACTACCATAGATGCAAAAACCCTTAAAACAAAAGCTCCCAAAGAATGGTATCTAACTACCGAAGACGCTATTAAATATGGGGTGTCAGATAAAATTATAGAAAGTCTTGATGATATTCTGTAA